CCCACCAACACCAACAACTAAAACTTTATAAACTATTATAAATGGTAAGAAATATTTTGGACTTAATAACGAACCAATAAGTGCTCTTGGTAAACTAAGTATAAAAGTATTTAAAATGGATAAATGAAAATTATCAGGAGGTATCGAACCTTCGGATTGGTTATGTGCATCGGATGCCGCATTAAATAAGGCATCATTTACTGAATCATTTAAATTACCATCATCATAAACAAAATCTTCAAAATGTGTTGGATTTATGGGTATTTTAAAATTATTACAATCTCTAAACTTTAATACCTTATCTAACCTATCTTTTTCATCGTCCAAGTCAACTCCCTCAACGTCGTCAAAATCAAAATAAGATTGGACATCTTCGTCATTCTCATTAAATTCTGTGGTTGCGTTAGGAATTTTACCATTTTTAGGATTTCCACACATCGCACATAGTTTGGCCAATAATCTATTTAAATCGTTAAAACCTTTATCAAATAAAGGAGGTTCACTACCATCTCCATGTAATGTCATATATATTGCAGTTTTAGTGACACCACTAAAATCTACTTGTTCAATACTTGAATAATAATCAGTAAAAAATGTTTTTATATTTTTACCTTGTAAACCACTTACATTATATCTTTGATTTGATTCGTCCCATGACAATGAGAATAAAGAATTTCCATTTGTTGCCCTATATAACTCAGGGGTGTTAGGCGCACCGAATAGACTATGTAATTTTCTATTCATTTTAATTAACCCATTATCTGGTGATTCCTTCTCGTAAACAATTTTACCAACATTTGATGTTGGGTCAACAGTTAATACATTCATGAAATCAAATTCTTGTGGTTTTAATGTTGCACTATCAGTTGAACCAAATGTTTGATTTGCACCACATATACCGTCACCAGCAAATAATATTTTTTGAACGGATTCTAAAATGATTTGTTGTGATGACCTTAAAGTTTCAATGGCCGATTCATTTGTAAGTTGTCTTAATCTTTGTTTTGAAAATAACTTATCCGAAGATTCGACCTTTATGTTTTTGGCACTTACAAATTTTTCTACCGTTTCCAATAAATCAGAAAAAACATCACTAGCACGATTTATCCCACCTTCTAACTTTTTTAGTTTTTTGGCAGAAAAATCTGATAGAGTTTTTGATAAATCATCAGCACCTTTTAGTGCTTTGTTCTCATAACCATCAATAAATTTGTTGGACTTTTCTTTGGCATTATCTTTTGCTCTTTTAATAGCATCGATTTTTTGCCTAATCTTTTTTCTCGTTTCTTTTATTTTATTGGACATTATAATGTGTAGTTTGATTTGCTTTTATTATCAGAACCACTCTCCATTAATTTATCCAATATTTCTCTATCTTCATCGGATAAGGTTAACTTACCCATAGGTCCACCAGCCTTACCCGCAGATTGTGTTTGTTTTAATAAAACACCTTGTAGTTTAACTAAGGAGATTTTTTTCTCGGTGCAATCGTTTAGGATTTTTTGTTGTTCTTTAATAACAGGACCGATTACACTCATATCCTCAGCATCTTTCATAAATGTTAACATTTTCTTTGTTATCATTGATGCCGTATTCTTTTGTTCCACAATATCATTGTAGATTTCCTGCATTAAAGCTAATGCAGAATCAACCTCTAAGGAGATTAAATTTCTTTGTGTTCTCATACCAATAAATAGGTTTATTCTAAAAACCCACCTAAAATTCCATCATACAACTTTTTAAATCTTTTGAGGGATATTCTAATTTCTTTGGTTGACAATGAAGTCATCTCTCTTAAAGAGAGTAAGATAAGGTTTTTATTAAATTTGTTACCATCCCCAACTTGGAATATCTTATCAAAATTGTTAAAAATCTCAAGTAAAGCGTACCCTAATTTTTGTTCATTTTCGGTTAAATCCTCATTTTCAACAAAAAGTTCTAACTCTATACTCATTTTTATAATGATATCCCTGTAGTCCACAACGTATTCATCTATTACATATGATAGGTCCGATCTACCCTCAATGTCTGATGATATATCATCATAGGATACTTGTCTATTTTGTTCCTTTGTATCCTTCTGTATTGCTCCCATAAGGTAGTTCTTACAGATGGTCCCAAAATATGAATAGGCTTTGTGGTTTTTTGTATGGTCAAATTTATTAATCTTAGTAATTAAAAAGGACATAGTATCAGTATGAATTTCTTCAAATTCTAAGTCTTTTCTGTATAGTTTATAACGTCGAATAATTGATTCGACCATTATAATTAGGGGTTCACGTAAATATTCATTGAATATCTTATTTCTTTCTGCTTCGTCTGTACTTTCTAAGTAACTAACTACCGCCTTCTCTTGATCCTCCCCAAAATAAATTTTTTGGGTTCTTGGTCTTGGCATTAAGCTTCGGTATAATTTACATCTCGTTTATTTTTAAAGAAAAATTCTTTTTTTGCGGAATCTAACCAAAACTTTACTTCCTTCTCGGTTAATAAACTATTCTCATCATTTTTGTATAACCAGAATAATGAATCTTCTCTAAGATTAACGTGTTGGTATCCAACTCTCGGTACTGTCATTACTCTAACTCCATTATGGGTTAATCTTAATAAAAATTCATAACCAAATGTCAGTTTAATGTTTTCTTTTAATGAACCATTATCTTTAATTTTTTGTGTACGATAAAGTCCACCACTAATTTGGTAGTTTTGATATTCTAATAGCACCTCATTGTCAATGAATCCCTGCATGTCGGTAAATCCGTAAGCCCAAGCAGATTCGTTGGTAAAGCTAACAAAGGTTCCCTCTGAGTTGATGTCTTTTACAATTGGTAAGAATACATCAACATCACTATAAATTTTTCTATAGTCGTTAATCGATTTTAACCAAATTGATTTAAATTGGTCATCAACCTCTAAAATAGTGAACCATTCCGTATCACATTTTTCGATACCTAAATTCACTTGAGAGCAAAAGTCTGTTTCACCTTTATTAACTACAAAATTAATTTCTAATTTATCGGATAAGTTAGTTAACTCCTTTTTTACTTCTGAAGGACATACCAAAGATACTTTAACATCGTTGTGAAAATCTTCAACAGATTCTAAAGCTTTATTTAACATTTCCTTATAATCTTCATTAATTTTGTGAATAGGTATTAATACTGTTATATTTTTCATATTGATTATTCTTGTTCTTGTTTTAATTTTTCTAATGCATTCTCGATAGATTCGATTCTTTTATTAATTAATGACCCAAAAATTGAATTGATACTATTTTGAGTAATTGATGTTTCATATGGTAATAAAGTCTCTTTCATTTTAGTGGTCACTTCCTCTTCTAATTCAACCCCTTCTATCCAAGCTAAAATATATGAACCTAAAATTTCAACAACTTTATTTGTATCGTAGGTCCACATCCCATTTTCACCCAACCAATCAGGTTCTGTTTCGGGAATCTTACCGATAACTGGAACCCCACACTTCATAGACTCTAAAGGGAACGTACCAAATGTCGATTCGTTATCAACCCAAACAGAAACCATACATTCTTTTAAATTAGTTGCAAATTCATCATAGCTCATCTGAACCATGTCTTTAAAAGTAATCCAACGTAACTGAGGAAACTTTAGATAGAATTGTGAAATTAATCTTCTATGTACAACTCTATCTCTACAACTAATTGCCACATATGGTTTTAACGGTAGTTCAATAGGTTTAAAATTATCACCAATAATTGGTGGAATAACGAAAACTAAACTTTCTGGAAAAATGTCTGAAATGTATTTTTTTGTATTTTCGGTTGTGGTGATAACTCTATCAAATCCATAATCCGACCATCTACTACCAATTGATAGTGTTTCAAACATAAAATCTTTTTGTTGTACTAACATCACTTTAATACACTTGATATTAGATAATTGCTCAAGAGCATTTGAAAAATATTCAGGGACAACTAAAACATCATCAATTTTTAATTCAATCTTATCTTCTTTGATTGACACGACAGGTAATTCTTTGTACGTATCTCCCAACCAAGATTCAACTCCTGTGTATGTTTTATCCTCCACTAAAATATTTGATTTGTGGCCATTTTGTTTTAAAGTCAATGCCAAATCATAAATGTGTTTTATGGATGCTCTTGCGTTACTTCTTGTGTCATAAGTTAGAAAATAAATGTTATTTTCTTTTGAATGTAACCTACCTAATGCTTCTTCTAATTTTTCTATGTTTTCTTGTTTACTCATCGTCTTCGTTTAATTCTTCAATTAAGATTTTATATTTTATTAGTGTATTAAATGCAATTTTAAAAGATGTTGTAGTGGTATTTTTTGCGAACATTCCCATTTCTTCGTCCACATCGTCAATTTCACCTAACACTCTTTCTAAACACATTTTTATTATTTCGTATTTGAAAATGTTGATTTCGGTTGCCCCCTCATCTTCATCATCTTCTTCTACTGTTTTGTTTGTTCTACATTTGTCTGTGATTCCATCGATATCAATGTAGTAGTTTTTTCCGAATAGTTCAACCATGGTTCTTGTATTTCAGTTAATTTAGATATTTCTTTTTTATAAGTAAAGTGTGCATTATATTTGGTATTAAATTTGATGGCAACCTTATCTTCTGGACATTCATCTAACACAAGTTTTTTATCGGTAATCCAAACATCACATTTCTTCCACAACTCTTTAATGTTATCACTTTTATCAAATTTAATATTATTACCTAAAAATCCATTTTTTGATAAAAAGAATAATGTTGCTGGTTTTGATTTACCTAATTCATCTAATCCAATCAAAGTAAAATTATGTTCTTGATTATCATAAATCATTTTATGTAAATCTGTAAATGTTGTTGAATAACTTAATCCCGCATGACCAAATATTTCAATTGGATATTCCATAAACGTAAAAAACTCATACTCTTCCTTTGACTGGAATCTGTATGAGTTCATTAAATTATCGTTTTCTATTGGCTCGGTCACACCATAGTCAAATGTATTATCTTCAATTACAACATCATCCACTAAAAATGCTTCGTTGTAATGATATTCGAATTTTTGTATTGTGTTTCTTAAAACACCATCGATACTAATGTATACTTCCATTGAGTAAATATACCATCAAATATGTTATAAGTAAATAATAAACCCACACCATTATGATAAACGATGTGGGTTTATTGTGCAAAATTAACTTTATTGTTAATCGTATCTATTAAGAATTTCTGATATGATTGGGTTTCTTACAATATCTTCCATACCAAATTCAAAAACACCAATTCCTTTGACATCACCTAATCTTTTCTTTGCATCGTATAAACCGGATTTAGTTTTGTCTTTGAATTTATCTGATTGTTCTAAATCCCCCGATAGAAAAAATTTAGAATTATAACCAATACGGGTTAGTAATAATTTTATCTGTGCAGGAGTTGCATTTTGTGCTTCTTCAAAAACTAATATTGTGTTATCCACGTTCCATCCTCTCATATATGCAAGTGCAGCAACTTCAATATATCCTTCATCTTTTAATTGTTCTCTAGCTTCTTTACCTATAATTTTATTTAATAGATAATAAGATGGATAAATGTATGGGTCTAACTTTTCTTCCAAACCGCCAGGCAATGAGCCTAACTTTTCTTCAGCTTCAACTGCTGGTCTAACAATAATAATTTTTTCATATTTGTTAGAATCATCATGTAATAAATCCACTGCTCTTTTCATTGCAATGTATGATTTACCAACACCTGCAGGACCAAAACAAAGGGTAATTTGATTATCCCCCAATATATTCCAATATGTTTCTTGATTTTTAGTTAAGAACTTTTCTTTTGGTTTTTTTATGATTTGTCTAATTCTATCCTTATGTGTGATTTTTCTATCTTCCACTAATACAGGTGGTTGGGTTCTACTAGTTCTAGGTTTTACTGCCAAAATATGTGTTTTTAATTGTTCTTTATTTTTAATAAATATCTCTATTTACCTGTACTCCCGAACCCACCATCACCTCTTTCGGTGTTGGATAATTCGTCACTTTCAACTATTGTTACTTTAGGAAAAGGAATAATTATGATTTGAGCCCCTCTTTCACCTACCTTATATTTCATAGAGTCTAAACCATTTGTTTTGACAAAAGTGGCTTGTATTTCTCCCCTATAACCACTATCGATAACACCAACAGAGTTTGATAATAGTAACTCTTGATTGCGAATGGATGAACGAGGAAACACCAAACCAACGTATCCTTTTGGTATTTCAAATGCAAGTCCAAAACCATATGATACGCTTGAGGTAGTATTCTCAATTTCTCTTGTTATTGTTAAATCCATTCCCGCATCACCATCTTTTGAGTAGGATGGTATCACTGCGTTCTCATGTAGTTTTTTTACTTTTACGGGAATTTCAAATGAAGATGGATTTGGTACGATTTTATCTTTTGATACGTCGTCCATTAAATTACCTAAAACTTTATTTATTTGGGTAAAAAATTCATCATCAACTTCGTCATCTGAACTTAAATCAGATTCAAATTCTTTTAATTTTTTTAAATATTCTTCAAGACTATCTTTATCCATTTTTTTCTTTTTTGTCTGTGATCCATTTATCTAACTTCTTAACTCTTTCCTTTAAGTCGTTATCTTGAGGTCGTAAACAACACTCAACAAACACATCCGTTACCCTTTGTAGTTCTTCAAATGTAACTTGAACACCAACTGAATTGAGGTATTCTAAAGCCATTTTACTTTGCGATTGACGCATAATTTGTATATCTCTTCCGTAGAAATCCATTTCAGTTGGTGTTTAATTGTTATTATCTATAATACTCAGGTGTGTTCTTTTCGTCAATGACACAATCGATTTTTAATTTCTTTACATCGATAATTTGACTTGGACGAATGTCTCCAGCTAAAAATTTAGAAGCGGTAATATTTGCCTCTGCGTTTGATTCAGCTTGAACAATGATGTTTGATTTTGTTAAACGTGGGTTACCCTCTCTGTCTAATTGTTCGGATTCATATCCTACTGTTACTGTGTAATGCATAATTGTTTTTTTTTATTTGTTTATAATTGATTTGAAAAACTCTACTCTATCTTTACATACTTTTTTTAATGAGTATGTATCTTTTACTGTTTCATATAAACGATTACCTAAATCCTCAATTAAATTAGGGTTTTCAACTAATCTTTTCATATGTTTAGCCCAATCCTTATGGTTTCTTTTAGGGTTCACCAATAAAGCATTTCCTTTATTGTTTACAACACCATTATCAACCGCGGAAATTAAATCTAACGTATACGGATTAGTTTCACTTGCTATTAATGCCTTTTTATGGAATCCCGCCTCAATAACTTTTAATTGTGATTTATTCGCGTTAAATACCGACTCAACCAATGGTGCCAAAGATACATCAAAAGTATTATAATTCAATGCATACTTTGAAACATCCTGTGTCCACCTTCTTCTATATGGTTCATTAATGTCATTATAATCACCTTGAACAAAAGTACCTAAGAATGATTTATACTCCGGACTTAACACTTTAAAATTATCTGTGAATATTTTTTCGTACTTATACCAAACTGTTTCCATAGGTTGGATAGGTCTTTCTCTTTTTGCACCTGTTTTCATATCGACTTCAGTAACATTACCTCTTAAGTCAAAACCACACAATACAAATTGTACCTTATCTTTAAATGAATTGAATGTTGTTGATATACCATTAGTTAGTAATTCTAAATCATATAAATGAGAGGATCCACCTAACCAACCAAACCTAACTTTATCTGATTTATCAGAATTTGATTGAAATTGTATTTCTTCATCATTAACTGCATTTGGAAATATTTCAATGTTTTTTACTTTTAATCTTTCTTTAATTGTATTTGCAAAAATAGGTGTGGTTGTTGAAACGTAATCAACTAATTTTAACATTTCAATTTTCATTTCACCCATACCACTTTGTTTAATTTGGTAATACATTGGGTGTCGTTGGTCAACAAACCACATATCGTCAATGTCCATAATGACCTTAACTCCTTTTGATTTTAACCAATTAATACGATCTATGTTTTCTTTATGTGTTGTTTGATGTATGAATGAATGGAAAATAACGATATCGTACCCTTCAAATAATTCGTCTCTATTTTCTAAACTGAAAACTAAATCGACGTGAACATCTTCTGAATGGTTATCCCCAATATATTTAAACGGGTCTAACATTCTAAATTTACCGACCCCATATCTATCGGGAGGTATTGCTAAAATTTTGATTTTTGACATTATATTACTTTATATGTCTAAAATATACGAAAAAAAAATGAAAAAACAAATTACTTAGCCTTATTTACGCCAGTAATTTTTCCTTTGAATATTGAATCTCCAACCTTTAGGACTAAATTTTCATTGATGGATGAGGTTTGTGATGCTGTTAAAATTTGATTTAATTTTTCATCCATAACTTTACGAACGGTATTTTCAATAAGAACCGCAATGGCGTTCATATCAATATTACTCCCGATGTTAGTGTTCGTTTGTTTTGATTGTGAAGGTTTTGTACTAACACCCTCTTGTTCCATCAAACGTTTTGCACCTTTGACAAAGTCCATATCCAATGTATCATTTAAAGATATTTGAGGAATTGGGTTTTCAATCATAGCTCTTTTAATTGCTTCAGGTAATTTAGAATTTTGAATTTGATTAACATTCGGAGTACTCACCGGTCTTTGTGATGATGGGTTTGATTGCATTTGTGTATTGTTCATCACATCTTCAGGTGCTGATCTTAAGATACTTTCATCTACTTGACCTCTCTGATAGTTACCACCATCTACTTTGTTCATAACTTTTTTAGCTTGAACTAATTTGTGCATTAAATCATTTGACGATATTACTCCTTGTTGTGACATACTAATAAATATTTTTATATTTTAAATAATAACCTTTTTTAATAAAACATTAAACGTTTAATTCTTTTTAAACTTTCCTGTAGATTTTTTCCTTCAATATCTTCTTCAGGATTAACGTCTGGTTTTTTTTCTGTTTCTGGTTGTGGTAATTCCTTCTCTACTTCTTTTTTAAATCTTTCTCTTGTACCCTGACCCGGTTTTATATTACCACCAATCTCTTTTTGTTTATTAATCCAATCGGTCTGTTTAGTTTTATATAATTCCTTTTGTTTAACCTCATAATCTTGATTATCATCATTTTGTGGTAATGCACTTGGTTTTTCCTGAGGTTTTGGTTGAGGTAATTCTTCAGGTTTAGTGGGTTCAGTTGGTGCAACTTTGGTTGGTTCGGCTGTAACTTTACTAACCGGAGGTTTTGTTGGTTCGGGTTTAGTAACCGTTGGTGTTGGTTTTTCTACTTTTTTAATATCTGATGTTGTACCCCAATTTGTTGTGACGTATGTTGTTGTCATTGAATTATCGGAACCTTCCTTATATTGTGGTCTTTTCCCGTTAAAAATTTCATCGGTAACTTCAACATTACTCATTCTACCAACAATAAAAGTTCTCCACCCGTGTTTTGCAAATCCCTTTTTAGAAACTGATGGAGGTTGAACCCAAGCTCTAACAATTAAATTACCCTTTTTAGAAAGACCTAAAGCAACCGCCTCCGCCCTTACTCTATAACCATTTTTTACACTATCTTTTTTAGGTTTTTGGGGACCCGAATAATAAAATGTAATCATATTCCTATTTTTGATGGCATCAACTATAGGTTTGGTTTTTGTTGTCTTTAATATGTTTTGTTCTTCAATTACGTTGAAGAATATTTTATTTATATTCATAAATTAAAAATCAGGATACCTTTTTGATGAGTTGTATTTGTTTCTTGCAACAACATCAGTTCTTGATTTAATATCGGTTAATGACCCAACTTTACCATCTAATTCACCCTTACCCTTTTCGTCACCATCAGATAGAGCATCTTTATTTATCGAAGAGTAATTATTTTCTTTGTTAAATCTGTTTCTTCCAACATTATCAATTCTATTTTGGACATCAACAGACGAACCTATTGAATTATCTAGTTCACCCTTACCTCTAACGTCACCATCAGATAAAGCGTTTTTATTTGTGGAAGAATAGAATTTTTCTTCGTTATAGATGTTTGGTCCTAAAATTTCGGTTCTAAACTTCTGTGCTAAGATTTCTAATTGTGTTGCCATATTAATAACGTATTAATTTTTTAAATTTTTCAATTTGTTCAAATAACCCCAAAGATACTATTGGGCTTATTGTATTTTTATGTGAATTATTTTTCATCATATTCAACGATGGGAATGTACTTGATTTTTTTGAGTGTGTTTTAAGGTGACTATTTGAACGCTCACCACTAATTGCACCAATCTCGTCGGCTCTTTTTCTTGAATCTTGATTATTACTCACCATGTCTCTTTCACCTTGTAAATATGTTTTTGACCATTCTTTCATCAAATCTCCGCCAGCCAATTCATATTTTAATTTATCTTTAACTTTATCCATATATGTTAATTCATGGATAATTTTCTTTAATTGACCATATTTTACTGTTCCATCTTTAAGTAACTTTTCAGCCCTATCTTTCCCGTCAACATATTCCCCATTTAAATGCATAACTCTTTGACTGATTTTATGCAGTATGTTTTGTGGAATGTTAAAAACCCTATCTTTTAAATGATTATTCATTGTCTTTCAAGTGTTTCATAATATCACTAACAGATAAATTATGACTTTTTAAAGTATTTTTAAGAGATTTTAATTGTTTTGCAACAATTGGATTTATTTCTTTTTCTTCCATTTGGTCACCTTCGTTAGAAACAATCTCACTATCTTTAGATTTTTTAGCTAAAATACTTTCAATATATTCTTCCATGAATTTTTTAGGGTTCTCCACTAATCTAACTTTATCGGTATTTTTTAGTTTCTCATCGTATCCCATTTTGGCTAATCTTTCTTCAGCTTCATCGTCTGTTAAACCTAAATCATCTTCAAAATGATCCTTTGCATCATCATAATTAGCGTCTTGACCTAAAGTGTCATCATATCCCAATGATTTACTCATATCGGATTCTGCCCAATATCTTCTATACCCAAAACCTAAACTTGGCGACAACGATGTTTGACCGCTAGCACTTTTAACAACTTCATCGGTTGTTTTATTTTGCGTAATTCCTTTTGTATTAAAATTTGTCGGTTTCTTACCCCTTGCAATGTTACCACTTTTATCTACAATCTCATCCACTTCTTTCTCTTCAACCTTATCAGGTATCTCATCGTAATTTGTTTTATCTGAAAATTCACCCGCCCATTTCTTCCATTTCTTCTTTTCCTTCTTAGGTGCACCCTTTTCATTAGCCTTTGCATAAAAGAACCTTTGCTGTGCTTTTGATGCAAATTTCTCCTCAATTACCTGTTTTATAAAATTATTCATCTAAATCGGTTTTATTATAAATATCAAATCTTATGAAAGATATTTATATAAACATGAATAGACAGAATATTTTAAATTTTTATGGGTCAAGATTGGAATTAAAATTAGATTCTTCCGAATTATATGATTACGAAATATCCAAAACTCAGGGTGACTATGATGATAAGGCGATAGATTTGAACACTCCTATAGTTTATTCTACATTGGTAATTGATACTAATTTAACTGATTTTGATTGTGATCGGACAACAATTACATTAACGGAGTATGATAATAGAGTAAATGACGCAAATTATCCGTACTCGGCGTTAACAACCACCATATCTTATACTGGTCTTACTAACTTTATATCTCATTATTATAAAAAGATAATATTGAATAATGACGTTTTTATATTTGAGGGGATTACGGGGGAGGTTCATTATATGAGAATAACGGGATATAATAATCCATTATCTTTTAACCCTAATATGGGTAACTCGAGTGAGGAAATTGTGAATAAGTTCAGTAACGAATATTATAAATGTACATCTAAATTAAGTGTCTTGGGGTCGAGAGATTGTTGTCCAATAACCCAAAAGTTATCAAGTAAACCTTGGGCTTACCAATTTATTCAGCCTGGAACTAATTGTACTTCACCGATAATAAAACAAAGAACAGAAAAAGGGTGGACTTTGGATTTTGTCTTTAATAGGGAGAGTATACCTTGGTCAGATGGTAATATATTCTATTATTATGGGGTAAGGGGTAGTACAAGTATTACAGAAACCGCCGACAATAGTTTATTATTTAAATTTACAAACGACGGTAGGATAGAATACAATGCGGTTCATTATAGTGGAAATTGTAATCCATCAAGTGGATATTCTGAAAATTATTACACCGAAGTCGGAGTAACCCCAAGATTATGTACAACAGGTTTAACCGATGATTTTAACGTTACAATTGTTTTTGATAGATACAAACACTATCAAGATTGTGAACTTGAGAATGAGGGTGGGGTAAATGACTTAATTCCAGAATTTAGAGTGTATGAATATGTAGATTTAGATTCTAAATCAACATCAACACAAATTGCAATACATAATGAAGATCCAATTTTAAATAAAAAATGGGAAGAAGAGTCACAAAAAAGATTAGGTGTTTTAAAAATATACTTAAATGGTAATTTAATTTATAAAAAAGAAAACTTTGAGGAGATAATTGCTTCAAATAGGGGTATACAACCATTTATACAATCTTGGGGTGGAGTAAGTAATGAACCTGATGGGTCTTGTTGTTTTAATATAAAATCAATAAAGTATTTTGAGGAGCCATTAAATTTCCCAAGAGTAAGACACCATTACTTAACTGAGATAAAACCAAATTTTGAAATTGTTGAGTGTGGGGTTAAATGTGAGGATGAATTAACTGAATTTATCACGGATGGTCTTTTGGATGAAAATGGTGATTATATAATAAACGAATATGACTCTAAAATCATTGCATTTTAAACTATTTATCTAAATGGCAGGGAAAAAAATAACGGAATTAAATAGTGGTTCATTATCCAATTTACCATTAAGTGGAGTAACGGCAGTCGTTTACTCCGGATTAACACTTCAACACTCGTTAAGTGATTTAAGACTAAAGTTAGTAGATAGTGGTTCACATTATTTTACGGGTAGTCAACACATTAATGGTAATTTAACAATTACAGGCTCAATCAAATCGTTGATTGTTGGTACGGGGTCTATCCATGTTGATAACCCTGAGATACTACATGTACAAAATAGTGGTAGTTACAACATTGCACATTTTGAGTCGAACAATCAGTATTATGCACAGGTAAACATAAAAAATACAAATTCGGGTGGTAATGCGAGTACCGATTTAGTTTTAACTGCAGATAACGGAACCGAAGGGGTTCATTTTGTTAATTTGGGTATTAATTCGTCAACGTATACAGGAGGTCTTGTAGGTGGTGAAAATGATGCATATCTTTTAAATGTCGGTAAAGACTTATATATCGGAACCGTTGGGGGTACTAATCATCCGGCAAAATTACATTTATTTGCCGAAAATAGTTGGGAAACTCCACAAGTAACGGTACACACAGGTAGTCAAGTAACTTTTAATACCCCGTCATTTACTGAGGGTTACATGTACGAATTTAGTGGAAGTATAAAATCACAAGACGATTTGTCAATTGACGGTTCACTTAACATTGGTAGTGTAAATGAAAAAATAGTACTTCAGGTTAGTGGTGGAACATCATCTTATGAGTTTAATTATAATAGTGGGTCTGTGTTTTATTTGTCAGGTTCATTAGGTGATAATGTTTATAATGTGTCAAATGTCCCAACCGAAAATTTAAATGCGGTTTCCTTAACTTTTATTATAAAACAAGGATTAACACCTTATGTTGCCACATCATATAAATTAAATAATGAAAACATAACCGTTAGTTGGGCTAATAATGAGTCACCGATAGGTAATTCAAATAAAACTGATGTAATAGGATTAACCGCACTCAGAGTTGGTTCATCTTGGAATATCTTAGGTACTTTTACAACATTTGGTTAATATAATATGATAAGTAAAATATCATCACGAGTTGGTGCAACTAGAATTTTTGTGGTTAGACCCAACGACGGTCAAATCAGACCGACTCCTACGCCAACTTTTACCCCAACTCCAACACCTACAGCAACCAATATTCCACCAACACCAACAGGAACTAGTACTCCCACACCTACACCGACACCAACCGAAACTCAAATAACATATTATTATTACTTTTTAAGGGATTGTGATCAAACACACAATAAAATAGGTAGAAGTTTAACAAGTGGATTAACAGGAATAACTTATAGTCTTGGAAATGGTGTATGTTATGAAATTGTAGGTCTTGATTTAGGTCCAGAATTTGATTATGATTTAGATGATTTAAGGGATGTTTTAGATTGCAGTGATGTTGCTTGTTCTACGCCAACGCCAACTCCGACGTTAACACCATCTATACCCGAAAACGATTTCACATACGTTATTATACCAAATAACGATTTAACTTATACATTAATTCCAAATAATGATTTAGTGTATTTGTTAATTCCAAACGATGATTTAACTTATACATTAATACCAACTAATGATTTAACACATACATTAATTCCAAATAATGATTTATTATTCAGTTTAATTCCCGATGGTGATTTAACATATGTTTTATTACCTGACAATGATTTAAATCCAATTGAAATACCAAATAATGATATTAATTATACATTAATACCAAACACAGATTTATCATATACATTAATTCCAAATAACGATTTAGAATATAGTGTATTAAGACCACCAACAGTATTCTATGGTGAAATAAAATTAGGTGAGGATGATGTTGAAGGAACTTGTAATTGCCCTGAGAATTCGTGTCCAAGATTTTATGTGACTGGTGATGGACCAACGTTCTGTGAATCAAATATTTTTGTAACAAATGGAGATGGATTTGGTTTTAGTGGTTGGGGAACGATTGTTCATAATGGTTATTATAAAACCGTTAATATGGATGGTACTAATGTTGCAACATATAGGACTGATTGTGGGACTTGTCCATCAACCCCTACCCCGACTCCAACTCCGACATCAACAAGTACACCTACGCCTACGCCAACAACAATATTATATCCTCTGAGTTTATCTATTTTTGGTGGTGATTTAGCAATTATTTTTGATGGTACAACATATGAATCCACTACAACAATTTACGTTGACCCACTTCAAACATATAATATAACAGCAGTTGGTCAAAGTGGATATACGTGGAATGGATGGAGTGATAATCCACCATTTTTAGTGGTTACAGGCTGGGAAAATCAAGTTGCAACGGTACAAGTAAATGCTGAAAACCAAACTCTTTCGATGCTTTGGAGTCCGGACGCAACGCCAACACCTACACCAACATTGACGGAAACACCAACGCCAACACCTACATCAACGGCAACACCAACTCCAACGGCTACGTCTACACCGACACCAACACCTGAAGGTGCGGTATTGAATATTATAGTACCAGATGGAACGCCGGCAATTGTTTTTGATGGTGAAACATTCACATCAAACATTTCTTATGGGTTAGTTAAAAATCAACAATATACAATTAGTGTAAATAATAGTAGTGGTAATTTCTTATATTGGTCAGGAACTGGTATTAATTTACCCGCAGCATCAACACCTTTCACGGTAGTATATGTTACAGGTAGTACAGGAACATTACAAGCGGTGTTTGCTCAACCAACATCAACCCCTACTCCAACGTCAACAAGTACTCCAACGCCTACACCAACAAGTACACCTACCCCAACGCCTACACCAACAACACAACCACCAGGTCTTATAGTGACAATTTCAGAGGTTGGTTCTGACGTTATAATGTCAGGCTCAGGTTCGCTTAATCTTACGGGGTTAGTTGAAGGTTCGGTGCAAGCTGGCTGGGGTATTAATGGTACGTTAGGAACTTGGGCAATTGGACCATCTTCATCATTTTTTGGTAGAAAATATCAAGGTAATGCATTTAATACCTATCCAACTAGTTTCGGTTCAGGTTATACCGCACCAACATCATTTACGGGTGATGCATTTGGTATCCAAAATGGTTCACTAGGTAAAGATATTATTGTACCAATTGGTTACACTTCAGGTAGTCCATTAAGTGGTACTGTAACATTTGCAAACAAAACAATAACAAGTATGGGATTAACTCCTGGTACTTATACATATAGTTGGGGAAGTGATTCAATTAGATTAGTAATTGAGACACCAGCACCTACTTCTACACCTACACCTACATCAACGGCAACCCCTATCTCGACACCTACGAGTACACCAACTCCAACGGCTACAACAACACCTTCCGATCTTCAATTTTATTTACAAACTGCACCATCTTCAGGAGCAGTTTGGACTGACGCTAGTGGAAATGGTAAAAATGCAACAATTAACGGAAGTTACACATATGTTTCTAATAATGGTGGAGGTATAAAATTAAATAATACTGATTTTAGCGGTACCGGTTATATTAGTGTTCCATATAATATTAGTGGTGCAACTTCAACCATTGAAATAGTGGCGTCGTTTAATCCAACATCATATTGGTCCACCATTTGGGGAAATGAAGCATATAGTTTTAGTAAAGGTTATTTTGCTTATATGGGAACTTCTACAAGTTTAATTTGGGGTTCACCTACTACCAATACAACAACCGCAACCATAACCGCGAGTAATGCTATTAGACATTGGGTGTTTGTTATCGATGGTACGAGTAAGAGTTTATACTTAAATGGAACATTATTAGGTTCAACGGTAACACTAAATAATCCAGCTGGAGGTTACGCCACCGGTAATTTTTATTTCGGTGCAAGACATACTAACGTGGGAACCGGTGCAACGGATGTGTTAAATAATAGTACTTCATCAAATCAACCGGTATTTTATCAAATGAGAGTTTACAATAAGGCTTTAAGTTCATCGGAAGTTACCACCAACTTTAATGGAATAAAAACAACATATGGATTATAAACTAAAATAAAAAATAAAAAATAACAAATAATAAAAGATACAACAAAATAAAGTATTTATAATAGACAAAAATTAACAAACTATGGCAATAGGAGCAAGAATAACAAGTGAAAATCTAAGCGGTAAGACGGCAACAGTTACGTTTATACCATATACGGGGTCAACATCAGGTTCCACAGTAAACCTTGGAACCAAGACAATACCTTTCAATAACATTAACACACACCCGTATGGTGTTTATAACCTTTACTTTGCTGAGTACGATTATACATACACATTAACCGTAGATGAACCAGATTTAAGTATTCAATCATTTGTTTATGTTGCTAGAATGGTTGGGTCGGATGACTTTGGTGTCGGAATGTTAAATTTTAACGACTTTACCGCCGAAATCGTAGATTTGAATATTGATAGTACTCTTTATTATTGTAATGGTATAAACGAATTAACAAATTCGGGTTATATGTACGAATTTAGAGATGATGCAACTGAAGATGAAAGAATAGTAATATTTACAGACGCTAATAATATTGAAATAGGTAGATATACCGGAACCACCTCAAATAGAAGTAGGAATTCATTAGAAGGTAGATGGGTGACATATGAGGATGTAAACAATGGTGTGTTGAAATATTCAGATGGTGTATCGGTTTACACATACACTTGGGACCCCGATACACATTACATAGATATTGAATGGGATTATGATGCTATAACATCTGATGGTACATTTATCATCAAAAAAAGAGAGGTAGAACCTTTAAGTGGTTGGACGTATAATGGTAACGGCTCATCATATATCGTTAACCCGAACGATGGTACAACTTCATTATTTAAAACTTGGACCGATGGGACGTGGGTTAGACATCATATGGTACCATCAAACGACACTATTCACGTTTTAACCAGTACAAGCGGTGACACGTATACAAATTATCAAATATATGACTCTGCCGGAACTATTTTAGAAACCATTTCATTAACAGGTGCAACATATAATAGTTATGACGGTATTTTTCACGGAGCAAATAAACATACTATAGCTTTCTACAATAACAACGATGTAAACGTTGCATATAAAATTGTACACTATAATGGTGACACACAAACATTAATTGAAACATCACATAATAGAGGTACTGAATATGTCAATATCAATATGAACGGTGACCGTAATTTTTGGTCAACTAGTACAGATAGAAATAATGGCGCTATTGTAATTCAATTTTATAATAATGGTAATGGTACCAATTATGGTCAAGAAGTTGCGTTTTGTGATATTATGTATATGTTTAACAATCAAACATCATTTACCACATATACGTTTGCCAATGATGATTCAGGAAAAAGAATCTCCAGTTGGGGACAATTAAGTGATATATTTAGAGTTGCTTGTGTAAACGGTGATGGTGTTGCTTCTGTATTAACCATTATGTCCGGTAGTACACGAATAGAAAGTTTGAATATTAACGCCGTGGACGTTAATGGGTACAATGATTATTATTTAGGTAATAAATCAATACATCAAATTTGGACAAACGACGGAAATAACGTAACATACAAATACATAAACCAATTAGGTGTTGTTACGGATACATTGGACAACTATAGTTTAATTAGTGCATACGCATCAGGTGCTGATAGTCAGGGTCAAAACGCCTACATTAGTATTCAATCTGAGGGTAATATAGGATTCTATGTGTATAGCGGCACTACCGGTTTTACACAAACAGATTACTATGGTACCACCAGTACACCTTCGACATACGCTAGTGATACGTTCAAAGAAAATACCGAAATGGTATTATTTACAGATGGTGATTTAGGTTTTAGAATATTAAGTTCAACGGGTATAACACAAGAATTTTTCTTTCCTGAGTATACCGATTTTTCTATTAATGTTGGCAAAACTAAATTTATGTTTGTTTATCAAGATTATAACGATAATGACACGGTTAAAATTAGATTATACAACTTTGCAGGTACACTATTGAATAGTGCAACAACAACTTGGACAGGTTGGTCCGATACTTGGGGTGTTAATGAAAGATTTATTGTAAGAAATGGTAATGTCAATGGTATTGCCGAAATTTATTTGGTTAGTGAAGATAATATAACATCTTTAGAATTCCAAACTGGTGATGTTGATACCGAAATAAACGATTACATTTATAATTCTGACTAAAAAAAATATAAATTATGAAAATATTAGACGTTGATGTTAATATCATCAAGAACAAAGATAGATTAAAAAGATTTCAAAAGACATTTCAAACTAATGAACCGTTAACGGTTGAGCACGTTAAAAATGTTATTAAGGGCGAATTAAAATTACCATTTGAAATAGTAAAAGAAGAATTTTACTATATGTCAGATGAATTAAAGAATGAGGATGTGTTACCATTTTTATCTGGTAACGAATTTATTTTAAAAATTAAGTAATGGAATTTTTTATCAGACAAGGTGCATCTGACCCAATATTAAAAATGAGAATGATTGACGACGGTAAAAACGATAAGTCATCGTTTAATGATTTATTGGAAAACGCTGACATAACATTTGAAATGTCAGATGTGAAAACAGATGCACCTGTTATTTTAGATTCACCATGTTATATCACAACAAGAACCAAATTATATAATCAAACCACAGACGAATATTATATAACACATAGATTTACAGAAGAACATACTTTAAATTCAGGTAAATTCGAAGGTAAGATTACAATTCAATTTAAGGACACTAACGGAAACGACACAACCAAGCTTATTTTACCTGTTAAAGAAAGATTATTTATTAATATTTTTTAAATTACAACTTTTTGTTTATATTTGTAATGTTAAGACAAACTACCATTTAATGGTAAGCTAATACGTCACATTTAAAAAATATAAAACATGAAAGAAGTTATCTCTCAGGAAGTTATCGAAAACTTTCTAAATGGGGGTGACGATGAGAAATACATCGTAGGTGTCGAATATGACTACCCCTCCAACTCAATATCCAAAATTATTCAAGACCCAATAAAGGGTAAAATCGTTAAAACAGATTCGTTCGTACCATTTTTATGGGTTGGTGACTTATCTAACCTAAACTTTTATGGTAACTCCAAATCAACCCAAAAACAGATGATGGGTAAGTATGGGATTATCATTGAGAAGTTAGAAACACATGGTAATAAACGATTGGAGAATGGTATGAAATTCTTAGTTAAAAGTATTAAGAGTTATACCGATTTAATCAATTTTTTTAAGACAGGTGGACTTGACCCGTGGGGTGAAGACGTAAGGAAACATTTTACTATTTTATCTCCTGTTGAACAATATCTTGTTCAAACAAGAAAACGATTGTTTAAAGGAATTGAAGATTATGGCGATGTTTATCGATTTGTATTCGATATTGAGACCACGGGTCTAGATCCTGAAACTTGTAAAATCATTTTGATTGGAGTTAAGGATAATCGTGGTCTGCAGGAAACAATCCCCGCTTTTGGTGAGGATGGTGAAAAGAAATGTATTGAGAGATTTTTACAATATATTAAAGATTTAAAACCAACAATCGTTGCGGGATATAACTCAGCGTTCTTTGACTGGCCGTTTATTTTAAAACGAGCACAAATACTTGGGGTGGATGTTAATGGATTAACACAAATATTCACATCGACAGGAATTAAAGAAAAAAAGGGAATGTTAAAACTTGCCAATGAAATTGAGGATTATACTCAACATGTAATTTGGGGGTTTAATATTATTGATATTGCTCACTCCGTTCGTAGAGCTCAAGCAATTAACTCTGAGATTAAATCGTGGGGTTTGAAATATATCACAACATACTTGGAAAAGGAAAAACCAAATCGTGTGTATGTTGAAGGTAATCAAATATCTAAAATTTATTTAGATAATGAAAGTTATTATGTAAATCCTAAGACTGGTGGTTACAAAAAGATTGGTGAACCCGGCACCGAAAGATTGATGGATAGATTCCCTGGTAAGTTTGAGATATGGCCGGGTAGAAAAATTGTAGAACAATACCTTGATGATGACTTATACGAGACAATGGTCGTTGATGATTCATTCTCTCAATCAACATTCTTACTTTCTAAATTGGTACCTACCACATATGAAAGAATTGCAACAATGGGTACCGCAACATTGTGGAAGATTATCATGTTAGCGTGGTCATATGAACACAATTTAGCGATTCCAGAAAAAGATGATAAGAGACCATTTACGGGTGGTTTGTCTCGTTTATTAAATGTTGGTTACGCTAAGAACATTGTTAAGTTTGACTATTCATCACTCTATCCGTCTATTCAACTTGTATATGATGTGTTCCCTGATTGTGATGTTATGGGTGTACAAAAATCAATGTTAAAATATTTCCGTAACATTCGTATCAAATATAAACATCTCGCTGGTGAATTAAAGGATAGTGATCCTGTTGCTGCAGAAATGTATGACCGAAAACAATTACCAATTAAGATTTTTATTAACGCTTATTTTGGTTCATTATCTGCACCACACGTATTCCCTTGGGGTGAAATGGATTCGGGTGAAACTATCACATGTATCGGTCGTCAATGTTTACGTATGATGATTATGTTCTACATGCAAAAAGGTTATAAACCTCTTGTAATGGATACGGATGGTGTAAACTTTGAAACTCCCGATAGTGCAGCCGATGCTGTGTATGTAGGTAAGGGTCTTAATGAACTTGTTAAAGAAGGTAAAGAATATAAAGGTATCGAAGCTCACACTGCAGAGTTTAATGATATTTTCATGAGAAATGAAATGGGTCTTGATATTGATTATACGGCACCTGCATGTATTAACGTGTCACGTAAAAATTACATCATCAAGTTAATTAAGAAAGGTAAAGAAAAAATTAAATTAACAGGTAACACCATTAAGTCTAAAAAATTACAAACATATGTTGTTGAATTTTTAGATGAAGGTTTAAAGTATTTGTTAAATGGTGATGGACATTCTTTTGTGGAATTATATTACAATTATGTAGAGAAGATTTATAATAAAGAAATTCCTTTAGCTAAAATTGCAAACAAAGCTCGTGTGAAACAATCTGTTAGTGATTATAAAAAACACATTCAAAAGACTACGAAGGCGGGTTCATTAATGTCTAGACAGGCACATATGGAATTAATCTTACAGAATGATTATCCTGCAGGTTTAGGTGATACAATTTTCTATGTTAATAATGGAATTAAAAAATCATCGGGTGATGTACAGAAGGTAACAAAACCAACAAAAAAACAACAAGAAGAGTTTACCGCTAAAAATGGGTATCCGATGCCTGATGGTTATATTGAGGTGAATTGTTATATGATTCCTGAAAAAGAAATTACCGAGAATCCTGACTTATTGGGTGATTATAATGTGGCTCGTTATCTTAATAACTTTAATAAACGAGTAGAACCATTGTTAGTTGCATTTAAACCCGAAATTAGAGAAGATATTTTAATTGAGGACCCTAAAGATAGACAATACTTTACAAAGACTCAATGTGAATTGGTTAATGGTTATCCATTAAAAGAAAGTGGTCAAGATAAGTTTGATGAAGTTATGACATTATCTGATAGTGAAGTCGTGTTTTGGAATAAGGTCGGTCGTGACCCATTCTTTATGTATGTTGAAGATAGTCTCGAATTGGCTGACCAATATTGGGTTGACCATAACAGAAAAGTCTTACAATTACAAGCGGCGAGTACTGTAAGTAATGAAGACGAAATTATCGGTAACGATAATGGTGATTTAATTTTACACGTATCTGAAAGTTAAATGATATTGTATGGAGACTGCATTGGTCTGAACTTAAGTGCTTTATTTAAGTTCTCAGCTTCCGCACCTTTTCTCTCAAGAATTTTTTCAGGACGAAGTCTTTCTAATCTAGCCATTAATTCTTCAACCAATTTTAATCTTTCATCTTTACCTTCAGTAAGTAAAGAACTATAATCTAATTTTACTGAACTATCCGGAACTTGTAAGTCTCCTGAAAACTTACCCCATATTCTACCTAAACCTTCTTTAGAATAACCGATTAGATATTTTCTAACCCAATTCTGAGAAGGTTTATTTAGTTTATCCCATGTTAATTCTTCGGTCATAACGTCTGAAGGTAATTTGATGACATCTTTGTTTTTCTCTAAACATGTATCTCTATCCATGGTATCGTAATACCAATACCAAACTTGGTAGTTGTTTTTATAAACCGCACCAAAATCGAATCTACCGCCAGGAACATTATAAAGGTGAATATATTTTTTTCCCTCAGGACCTGCGGTGATTCTATATGTTAAATCCCCACCAATTAATCTATTTTTAAGACTTCTATCTTGCATTCTTAATAACAAGTCAAAAGCTGGCATCATAAAATATGAACCACCCGATGCTCCCATTTGTGCAAAACCACCAAATCCACCAAAACCCACACCACCCAATCCACCAAAACCCGCAGAAAATGGGTCAACAATTGTGTCGGTCATTTCCGATCTTGTAAACCATAATAGTTCATTTATTTCACGTCCTGCAGGTACTTCATACATCTGTGTACCACCTGTTAATGTTATGAAATCTTTTTTAAGTTCACTATTACCGCCCGCCTGTAAGCCTACAATTTTAGAATATGAGTGACTATATTGGGTTTCGTAATCTAAACTTCTAGTTGTAAAGGCGTTTGTTAAAGATTGTGTATCTACATCTAATCCTGCTAATGCGGACCATTGTGATTCAATTAACCAATCGGAGACATATTGTTCATATTCCGATAATGAAAGTTCAAGGAACGTGTCCATTTGTTCTTCAGTAAGTTCAATACCACGAACGGGCATACCTAATAGGTGAAACACCTGAGTGTATAATTTGTCCTTTTCGGATTGTGAAATAATAGTCGCCATATTTTGATTTATTCTTATAAATAGTTTATATTTAAGTTATGAACGATAAATTAAACGAACTATTTAGAATTTGTGGTATTAATGATTTTATATTCACATACCAAAAAGAAGGTGATAAAAATTATATTGACTATTCGGTAGAACCTGAAAAAAAGATTGTGGTCAACCTTCCTGACGTGGAAGATAAAGAACTTAATGAATTGTTAACCTCAAAAATTGAGGAGTTAAAGGAGTTGTTTAAGTAAATCTTTACTAAAGGATTCTGAATATTCACCATCACCCATAACTTGGTCGATTACTCCTTTTTTCTTTTGTAGAATATTGTAGATGATTTTTTCAACGGTATTCTCAAATACGGGATAATAAACGAGGACACTATTTTTTTGTCCATATCTATATGCTCGGTCCTCACCTTGTGAGTGGTCGGCGGGAACAAATGATAAATCGTTCATAATAACAACCTCAGCAGCGGTCAATGTGATACCAACACCCGCAGCTTTAATGTTACCAATGAATACCTTTATCTTATCTTCGTTTTGAAATCTGTCAACATTTTCTTGTCTTCTATCTTTTGCCATACGACCATCTAACGTTACAGAATTCTTTTTATATTTTTCATGTAACATATCAAGCGTCATTGTAAAATTTGTCAACACAATAACCTTCTTACCTTGTTCCAAACATCTATCAATAATCTCACACGTGTATGGAATTTTTTCGTAAGCAATAAGTTGTCTAATTCTCATCAAACGATTTAATGTAACGGTTATTGTTTCATCATCTTTTTTATCGTTACTAATACGTGTGAATTCTTCCAACTCCTCATCGTACATTTTACTACTTAACTCAACAAACACAGGAGTAACAATTTTTTCAGGTAAATCAAGAATATCTGTTTTCATTCTACGTAACACAATGTTCTTTGTTCTTTCACGAAGTTCATCTAAATTACTTGCTCCACTTGTATTCCACACTTTACGATTACCAACTCTAAATTGATATCCTGCACAATATCTGCGAACATATGATTGCCAATTTAATGTTAGAGGAGATTCAACAATCTTCAATAAATTAAAATAGTTAATTGGTCTCGATGTCATTGGTGTTCCGGTTAATAACCAAACCTTTGGAATCTGTTCAAGTACATCATTTAATAGACGGGTTCTGTTTGCTGTGGCATTTGAAATATAATGTGCTTCATCAACAATTGCCAAATCAAAACCTGCGTTAACTAATAATTTATAATCATCACTATCTTCCGATTTATCAGTTGAGTGATAGTTTTTTATAATATCGTAATTTATAATATAATAATCAAATGTAGAACCCCACTTACGTCCCTCAACAATTAATACTTTTCTATTAGAATAGTTTTTAATTTCCCTATCCCAATTTATTTTTAAAGATGCGGGACAAACAATAAGAACTTTTTTAGCTCCACTTTCCATGGACGCAATAACCGCTGACGTTGTTTTTCCGAGACCCATATCATCCGCAAGTATAAACTTATCATTCGCTAATAATTTCTCAATGGCAACCTTCTGGTGGTCCATAGGAGGTCTCGTATCGTACTTACTATAATCAATGACACGATTAAGTTTCTTCTCCTCTTGCATTACCGCTGCCTTAGGTAACCACATAGCACTTAATTGGTCATTATCCAAAACTTTACCCCAAACGTGAAACGCTTTATCCGAATCACACAATAGTTTTTCACACCATATTTTTTCGGGTGGTTTGGGTAATAATCTCTCCTCCATTATTTTTTCTCCAAAAGAACCAACAATGTTAATATATTTTCTTGCAACCTTTGGAGTTACTTGATAGTATTTTTGTACATACTCGGCCTGAGGTCTTGTTAATTTAAAATTCTTAACTTCTAAAAATTTTCTTTTCCAATCTAACAATTGATTGTTTGAACCTTCGTATGTCGATAAAATGTTTCTAGCCTCTATTTCGGGAATCTTAGTTTCCATATTAAAATATAAGTAAATAGAATGTAACATTAAACTATTTATTAGGATATGGAAAATAAGTTACCTATTACCAGATTATCTAAATTCTTATCACAAGATGATTTTGACCTCAATATTCAAATGGGTCAAGAATATCTTCACGGGGATTTAAATATGAAATTGGTTCTATATAGGGTAGATAGAGAAAAGACTCAAATTGATGATGTGTATGTGGAGGTTGGTATAGACCAAACTAAGTTCTTTCCTCCCGTTGAATTTAATGCGTTGGTTAAAATTGAGGAACCAAAAAATAGTTCATATAAAAATGGAACTTTGAGACACCTTGAGCCGGGAAACATGATTTTATCTGTTTATATTAAACATTTAGAAGAAATGAAAATAGATATAAGATATGGTGACTATATTGGTTATCCCGAATCCGAATCAAAAGTTAGATTTTATCAGGTGGTAAATGATGGTAAGGTAACTTCAGATAATAAACATAATATGTTTGGGTTTAAACCATATTATAAATCAATAACTTGTGCACCAGTACAAGATGGTCAATTTAGAGGAGTATAAAATGGGAATACCTAAAAGAAAAAACAACATATCTGTTTACACAGAAAAAGAACTGACTGAAAGAAGACAGGAATTGTTAGATAGAATTACCAAATCTGACACATATCTACCTGACTCCATATTGCACGACGATTTAGACAAAGGTTTTTTAGATTATGTAACTAAAAATTTTCAAATTGTTTCCGATGGTAATAAGATACCAATTATTGATAAAATTTTAACCGTTCAGAGATGGGGTGAATTCACACAAACGTGGACATTTACAAATGACGACGGAAATATTGAATTACCTTTTGTTGCAATTGTAAGAAAACCAGACGTTCAGCCAGGTACGAACCCGTCAGTTCAAAGAACGATACCTGATAGACATCAATTTTATTATGCTTCTGTACCAACTTGGAACGGAACGACTATGGGTGCTGATATCTATAAAATACCACAACCCGTACCTGTTGATATAACATACGACGTTACGATTGTTTGTAACAAGTTCAGAGATATTAACAAATTTAGTAAAATAGTTTTACAGAATTTCTCGTCGAGACAAGATTATACAACCGTTAAAGGACACTATATTCCACTTATATTAGATAAAATTGAAGACAATACCCCAATGGATACGTTGGAGGGTAGGAGATTTTATATTCAAAACTACACGTTTACTATGTTGGGTTTCCTTATTGATTCTGAAGAATTTGAAGTTAAACCTGCAATTAATCGTTTCTTTTTAATGAACGAATTTGCAAAAGAGGGTGTAGGTAGGAAAAAGTATGTTAGTAAAGTTATCGACATAACCGTAATGTCATTCACGGGAGATGGGATGCAAACTCAATTTAGTGTCGGTGAAAGTATTGGTACATTGTTTAGTGTCACAATAAATGGTCTATTACAAGAGAAAGATGTTGACTTTTACCATATATCATATACATCTAAAATAACATTCGTTCAACCACCTTTTGAAGGTAGTACAATCGTAATCTCATACTATAAGGGTCGAAACAACGTTATTATTGACAATTATGGTAAATTAATACAAGTGACTACAGAATATTTTCAATATGATGGTAGTACTTTAACATTTAACACATACAACCATATTAGTAGTATTGTTAGTTTAGATATAAATGGTCTACAAGAAGAGGAGGGTTCGGGATTCGATGTTTCGGGTTCACAACAGATTGTGTTATTAGGTGCTCCTGTTGTTGGGTCTAGAATTGGTGTAACTTATTTGTATTAATCATCACCATAAATATCCTTCTTTTTTGGTTTACAAAGGTCTTCAATGTATTTTTCTAAAACCTTATAAATTTTTAGTCCGTTTTTTTCACAATGGTTTTTTAACATCTCGTGGTGTTTTTCACTAATTTTTACGTTTTTCTGTTTGTTTTCCATTATGAAAGATAATTTAAGATAGAAAAGGATAATTTACTATCTTTTTAAACAAAAGTACGGAAATCTTTGGTAAAAACAAAGATATTTATAGAATAACTAATAAAAATAATTAACCAAACAACAATCGATGGCAAATTCAAACAGAGTATTCGTTTCTCCGGGTGTGTACACATCTGAGAAGGATCTAACATTCGTAGCACAAAGTGTTGGGGTAACAACTTTAGGTTTAGTGGGTGAGACTTTAAAAGGTCCCGCTTTTGAACCTATCTTAGTTGGGGACTTCGACGAATTTAAAACGTATTTTGGACCAACTTCACCTGAGAAAGACGGTGCAAACAATCCTAAATACGAATTAGCATATATGGCTAAATCATACTTACAAGAGTCTAATCAATTATTCGTAACAAGAATACTTGGTAAAACGGGGTATAAACCAGGAAAAACCTATAGTATTAAAACTTTAGGTGGGGTTAATCTTGGATCTTTAAGTGGTTCAACAACAGGAATAACATTATCAGCAACAACAGCAACTATCACAGGTTCAACAATTTATGGTGAACTTTCAGGTAAAACTGCAACTAATGGTTCAAAAGTAACTGATTATATCATTAATAAAATCGGCAAGAGTGGTGGTTCATACGCAAATAACGATTGGTTCGTTATTGGTAACGTACCAACTTCAGATACTGCAGGTTTAACAGGTACAAAACTTTTATCACCAATTGGTGAAAATGCTAACAAAAACTGGTATAATGCGTTCTTTACAAAGACGGGGTCAACCGATTCAACAATTGATGGTGTTTACTCTTATCTTTTTGTTTATTCTACAAGTTCATCTTCATTTACCGTAACAAGATACAAATACAATGCGTCTCTTAACACAGATTATAGTGATGTAGTTGTTGCGTCTTTAAGATCGAGAGGTGAATATAACGCATCACAATCTTTGGTGTTACAAGTAACAGGAACAACTGCAGTAACATTAACCGATGTTAGTGGTGTTACTATTAATCCGATGGCTGAATTCGCTTTAAACGTTACAGACATTACAGGAGGAACAAAAACATTCAATTGTTCATTAGACATCTCATCAACAAAATACATAAATAAAGTTTTAGGTACAGAAGTTTTTGATAAAGTAAAAGAAAATTATCCATTATTTGTTAATGAGGTATATTCTAACTTATTATTATCCGCATTTAGACATGGACACGTAAGAGGTTTAAGTTTAGACGTGGTATCAAATAATGAAAGTAATAATTTCGCTCAATCATGGGATACTCCATCATCACCAACAATTGTATCTGAAGTTCGTGGTGGTAATGTTGCTGATTTATTCTCAGTATTAACCATATCTGATGGAGATGCTGCAAATACTGAAGTTAAGGTTACAATTCAAAACATTAATTTAGATACCGCTGAATTTGACATCATAGTTCGTGATTTCAACGATACTGACGAAAATCAAGTTATATTGGAGAAATTTTCAAGATGTTCAATGAATCCTGACGTTCCAGGTTATGTTGCAAGAAAAGTTGGTACATCTGATGGTGAATATGAGTTACGTTCAAAATTCATTATGTTAAACATGGCAAGTAATGCACCAATGGACGCATTCCCTGCAGGTTTCAAAGGATTCACTTCCGATTTAACTTTAGGTAATAAATTGGGTAGTGTTCTTTATAAAACAGAATTTTTTGATGGTGGAGATGTGGTTTATTACGAATCAGATGGTTCACAAGTTCTATCTAATGGAGATAAAGTTAAGAAAGTTTCTTTAGGTTTATCATCTCAAAATGGTTTTAAATTTGATAGTGATTTGTTTAAGTATAAGGGAAATGCGGCGTCTAGTAGTACATTTGGTTTCCACTTGTCAACAAACGCTTCATCAATCACAGGAACAACATATCAAACAACATCGTATGATTTAGAAGGTCAATCTGGTAATGACAATAAATTAACTAACATAAACTTCCGTAAATTTACATTAGCGGTTTGTGGTGGTTTTGATGGTTGGGACATATACAGAGAGACAAGAACTCTTGGTGACCAATTTATTTATGGTAAAACAACATATAATTTAGGTAATACCGATAACAATGGTGTATTCAGTAAAGATTTAGGAAACTCTGATTACTATGCATATTTAGAAGGAATTCAAACATATGCAAATCCAGAGGCAATTGACATTAACGTATTTGCCACTGCAGGTATCAACTTCTACGATCACTCATCTTTAACAAGTCAAGCAATTGATATTATAGAAAACGAAAGAGCAGATTCACTTTACATCATATCAGCACCAAATGTTGATGATGCTGCAACCGTTACAGGTCACCTTGATGATTTGGGAATCGACTCTAACTATTCAGCAACATACTGGCCTTGGATTCAAGTAAGAGACACAGATAACGCAACTCAACTTTACATCCCACCAACAGGTGAGGTATTGAAGAACATTGCGTTAACTGATAATGTATCTTATCCTTGGTTCGCAGTTGCGGGTTATTCAAGAGGTTTGGTAAATGCAATTAAAGCTAAAAAGAAGTTAACTCTTGACGAGAGAGATGAACTTTACAAAAATAGAATTAACCCAATCGCAACATTCTCTGATACAGGTACAATTATTTGGGGTAACAAAACGTTACAGGTTAGAGAATCTGCACTTGATAGAATCAACGTAAGAAGATTGTTATTGAGAGCAAGAAAATTAATTTCTGCAGTTGCGGTAAGATTATTGTTCGAACAAAATGACGAACAAGTAAGACAAGAGTTCTTAAGATTGGTTAACCCAATTTTAGAATCAATTAAGAAAGAAAGAGGTCTTTATGAATTTAAAGTAAGTGTTTCAAGTGATGTCGAAGACATTGACGCAAACACTTTGAGAGGTAAAATTTACGTTAAACCTACTCGTTCTCTTGAATTTATTGATTTGGAATTCGTAATTACTCCAACAGGAGCTTCATTCGAGAATATCTAATCTAAAAGGAGGATATAAAAATAAAAAGGGAGGCCGAAAAGCTTCCCTTTTTTATTGTTCCACGTGGAAACAATTTTTATAAAATTTATATTGTTTTATTTTACCCAGTATAATCTGGAACTAGTAATACTAGTATTTATATGTTATATTATTAATCTAGAAATTTATTAATTATTTATACTGGGTCTAGAATACTGGAGGATTTGTAAAAAACTACGAAAAAAAATCCACAAAATCAAGATCGATCCTAAAAATAAATTTATTTCTAATTAACATATATTTATAAGAGTATAAAATAACAAAAAAACTTAACAAATACAACATGGCAGATTTACTAATGAAAATGCCGGTTCCTTACGAACCGAAAAGACAGAACCGATTTATTGTAAGATTCCCATCTTCTTTGGGTATCAATGAATGGTATGTAACATCAGCGGCTAGACCATCCGCAAAAATCAACGCGACTGAAATTCCTTTTTTAAATACTTCAACATATGTTGCGGGTAAATTTAGTTGGGATACCATGAGGGTAACTTTTAAAGACCCAATTGGACCATCAGCGTCACAAGCGTTAATGGAATGGTTCCGTTTACACGCTGAGTCAGTTACTGGTCGTATGGGATATGCTGCCGGTTATAAAAAAGACATCGAACTTGAAATGTTAGACCCAACAGGTGTTGTTGTTGAAAAATGGATTCTTCAAGGAACATTTATTCAAGACATTAACTTTGGTGAATTAGACTATTCAAGAGATGAAATTGCAACTATCCAATGTACTTTACGTATGGATAGATGTATACTTGTATTCTAATATTACATTTTTTCATATATTAAACCGATATGCCAGAAATGGGTATCGGTTTTTTTATGTTTAAAACTTTACTTTAAGATAGTTATTGATTAAATTGTACCATGGAAGAATTAAGAATTGACCCTAGAATCGCATATGATGTTGTGGAATTACCAAGTAGAGGTATCCACTATTCAAATGGTAAGAAATCAGTAAGAGTTGCTTACCTAACCGCCGCGGATGAAAATATATTAGCGTCCCCAAATTTAATACAAACAAATGCAATAGTTAATGAACTATTAAAAAGAAAGGTATTAGATAAGGATATCCAAACTGAAGATTTAGTTGAGGAGGATAAAGAGGCAATCTTAATATTTTTAAGAAATACCGCATTTGGTTCAGAATATAAAGTTACATTAACTGACCCAAAAACAAACGAAGACTTTGAAGTTGAAATTGATTTAAGTAGTTTAGATTTTAAACCATTTACATTAGTAGCAGATTCTAACGGAGAGTATTCGTATTTTATGAATAAATCCAAAGTAGATGTAACATTTAAGTTTTTAACACAAAAACAAGAAAACGACATAAAAGAAATTGCAAAGAGTTGGAATGGTAATGGAATTGCTCCAATTATCACAAAACAACTTGAAGGTATGATTAAATCCGTGGCTGGAGTTAATGACCCAATGAACACAAGAAATTTCATTGAGAACATGCCAATTAAGGATTCACAAGATTTTAGAAAATATGTATCCGATAATAAGCCAGGAATTGACCTAACACAAACAGCAAAAACCCCATCAGGAGAAGAAATCCAATTTAGAATTGGGTTTGGGGTTGACTTTTTTCGCCCTTTCTACGGAGTATAAGAAAAATCAATTATCGGAAATTCACTACCTAATCAGGAAAGGTTTCTCATATGGAGACATTTTAACTATGCCTGTCTATATTAGACGATACTATATTGGTTATATAATGGAGTTGGAAAACACACAATAATCTATTTATATGTATGGGACAAATAAGATATCAAACTTTAGCTAGTCAATCAAAAGACAGAGCCGCATACGAAAGAGCCGTAAAAGATTCTGCAAAAAGTTACAATGAACAAATTGATTTAACTGAATATGAAAGGGCTTGGAAAGAGAAAGAAAACTATAACTCAAACAAACCAACTACATCAGGTTCTAAAACATTTATTGAGGCAGCTACAGGTATTTTAAAAGGACAAGAAAGTGGGGGATATTACAAAGATATTAGTCAGTCCGTTAATTCAACAAGTGCCATGGCAATGGCAACAGGTGCTGATGGGAAATTATTAGGACCCGACCAAATAGCTCAAAATGTATTCAAGGCAGGTTTAAGTCAAATGACAGATGAATATAATAACCAAAGAAAGTTATTAGAAGACATCAATACTAAAACCGGTTTAACTGGTAAACTATCAAAAGATTTTAGAGAAGAGATTTCAAATGCAGGACCAAGATTAGCTCAATTAGGTGTCTCATTTGAAACATTAGCCGACGTTGCTCAGGGATTAGTTGATAAATCAGGAAGATTCAATTTAATTAATCAACAATCATTTGAAAAGGCGGCAGAAGTTGGAGAAGCTTATCTAGGTTCAATGGAGAGTCTTACGAACATGTTACCTGATTTTGAAAAAGTTGGTATAGGTGCTCAAGGTACATTTGACGCGGTAGAAAAGGCTGGAAAAAGTTCATTAACATTAGGTCTAAACTCACAAAGAGTTGCAAAAGATTTACAAACAAATATAGGTAAGTTAAACGAATACGGATTCCAAAAAGGAATTGAGGGTTTAACTAGAATGGTCCAAAAATCTATTGAATTTAGATTAAGTATGGACGCGGTTTCACAAGTGGCTGAAAAGGTATTCAGTCCAGAAAGTGCATTAGAATTATCTGCAAACTTACAAGTATTAGGTGGTGCTATTGGAGATTTCAATGACCCACTTAAATTAATGTACATGGCAACAAATAATATTGAGGGATTACAAGATTCAATTATTAATGCTGCAAGTAGTTTAGCAACATACAACCAAGAACAAGGAAGATTTGAAGTTACGGGTGTTAACCTAAGAAAAGTGAGAGAGATGGCTGCGTCTTTAGGTATGGACTATAAGGAACTTACAAAGACGGCAATTGCGGCACAAGAAAGATTAAGTGCAAAAGAAATGTTAACTGGTTTAAGAATTGAAGATGCCGATAAGGAATTCTTAACTAACATGTCTCAGATGAAAAATGGTAAAATGACCATTGAATTACAATCTGAAGAATTGAAAAAACGTTTTGGGGCAAATGAAGTTGCATTAGAGGATTTAGATAAGAACCAAGCTGAATTATTATTACAATATAGAGACGAATTTAAAAAATTAACATCTGATGAAATAGTTAGAAACCAAGCTAGTGACGTTGAAAATATTAGACGTGATGTATCCTTTTTAGTTAAATCAGTTGCATTAACTGGAACAAGAGAAGTTCAAGAGATGGCCAAAAAATTGGGTATTGATTTTAAAAATTTCGCAGATGTAACAAAAGAAACATTACCAAAAGCAGCAACTTTAATCAATAATGAAATAAAAGGTATAGTTACACCTGATAAAAAACAAACAGGTAAAGTTGAAACACCAAAAGCTGCGGTAACCCAAGAAGATGCTAAAAAAATGGCGGAAGAAGAAGCTAAAAAACAAAAAGAAGCGTCTACTCAAATGGATAAAAATGTCAAAGTAACAAACGAATATGTATTCAAAGGTGGAGACACTTTAGTTGATGGTTGGATGAGAGAAGTAGGTAAGAACGCAAGTATCTATAACGATTTCCATACCGTAGATACCCAATCGTATACTACACCATCAACCGCTAAAAGATAATCTAAATAAATCTATTTATAATATAAAAGAAAATAATGCCAAGCTACTTAAATTTTGACTCAACCAAACAATTTAGGGATTTTATCATAGCTAAAACGTTAAACAAACCAAATGGTCCACAAACGTTTACTAAAGATAACTATGACTATCAAAAATTAAGTAATCTATCGAATGTGGATCCGGGTTCAGTTGATAAAAATAGAAAAGATGATTTAATTAAAATTTCTAATTCAAACGTATACAAACCAACTAATTTTTTTATAAAAGAAAATATCGATACGTTACCAAGAACACGTAACCTATCATTATATTTTAATGGTGGTTCCCCATATTTTACAGCGGAAAAACATAATTTAATCAGTATCATGGCGACAAAAACGTATGATACCGAATCTGAATTATTTAAATTTGCAGCAAAATACATAAGAGAAGATAAAGGGGGACCTGTATTAACAAGGATAGCATATAATACAGATAGAGCGATTAATGGTAAGGTAAGATTGTTAGATGCGTTAAATGGTAACACGGCGACCGCATTAAACATATTAACAGGTAGAGAACCATTGGTTGAAATGAATAATAAGATTACTGTTGCAAGTACTCTTATTGGTAAAGGTATTGATTTTTTACAAACAGTTTCGGGAACACAATTACCATTTAGTGAAATACCGGGTGATTATTTATCAGACCCAAGAAACCCAATAAATTATAGACCCGAAGCAAAAACCGAATTAGGTAAAATTGCACAAGATGTTACGGGAGTGTTAGGTTCATTAATTGGAATTGAAAGAAGACCAAAATTATCAAGAAAACCTTCAGATTTATTAATACAATATATGGGACAAGGACCTAAACAGGCTTTGTTTGATTCATTAACATTTAATAGATATGCACCGAACTACACAACAAGTGCAAGGTCACAGCAATCATCAAAATTGTTTAGTTTTGTAGATAAAGCGGCTCAGGGTATAAAAAATATATTAGGGGTTGAAGCACCCGCAGGACAAGCCTACATTGGTGACGATAGAGCGAACGATGTAAGATTTGCTATGGGTGATTTTAATGACAATCAAGTAAGAAGTACTTATTATCTTTCATTGATGTTCGATGAAATTTCTGCTCAGTTATTTCATAAAAGTAAAAATGTAACTGAAGGTGGACAAATCAGCGGTAAACTAACTTGGTATAGTAAAAATTCTAAAAATAAATTAGGAGAACATAACAAGGAATATAGTGGTAGGGAACAAACTAACTTACAAGATAGTCTATCAACAAAATATGTTTTTAGAGAAGATTCAATTTTAGGAAAAACACAACAATTATTAAACACATTACCGACTAATGGTTCTGAAATGCGTTCTCATGTGGCAAACGTAATTGACCAAACAAGTAGAGTTTTTAAAGATGGTGAGGTAATGATGTCAAGAGGTTCCGCAGTAAAATACACAAACAAATTTTCTGGTGAAGAAAGTGGTGTTGAATATTGTAGAGTATGGACAAAAGATAGACCATACTTTAACTATACAGATACCATGAAAAAAACAAACATGGTAAGAAAGTTTGATGGAAGTGTAATGGGTGGAGGTAGTAGAGTGTGGAACTTAAACTATGCTCCAATGTCAAATGGTAGAAAATCATTTGAAAATTCAACAAATATAAAAGACGGACAAGCAAAAAAATATATGTTTTCAATTGAAAACTTGGCTTGGAAATCATCCACACAAAAAGGATTCACCGTACAAGATTTACCAATTTGTGAAAGAGGTTCAAATGGTGGTAGAGTGATGTGGTTCCCACCATATGATTTAAAAGTATCAGAACAAAATAGCGCTAAATGGGAAGAGAATAGCTTTTTAGGTAGACCCGAACCAATATACACTTATCAAAATACATCAAGAAGTGGTACAATATCATTTAAAGTTGTTGTTGACCACCCAAGTATTTTAAATCTATTAGTAAGAGAACATTTCAAAGGTATGTCAGATGAAGAGGCCGATAACTACATTAACGCATTCTTTGCTGGATGCGAGGAAATTGACTTTTATGATTTAGTAAGAAAATACACTAACTTAGATACTGATGATATAAAAAGAATTAATGAATATCTTAATGCGGGGAAAGAAATGTCCACCATTATGAAATACAAATATTCATCAGAAGAAGTTGAGGAAGTTGTACCAGAAACGGGAGAGACACCAACAAAAGCACCGGAACCTTTTTCATTAGCGTTATTTTTCCCAAATGATATTCCATCTAAAAATGGAAAGGACACAACAAAAGGAGAAATATATAGTACAATACAGCCTTCATATTATGCACAAAAAGCCTCTTTAAATGCAGACGCTTTAGCTGATTTTACAAGATTAAGTGGAGACACAAGTTCAGACGCAATCCAAGATATAAAGACAATTTTTAAATTAGAAAAATCAAAAATAACAGATTTCACCAAAGCTATTAATTTACAACTTGATAAGTTAAATACGGGATTTGAAAAATTAAATACAAACTATACAGAATTTACCACAAAAATTGATAACCTTAAAAAGGCGGTAAGTGGAAACACAATTGAACTTGCTGAATTTAAAATACTATCAAGTGCGTCCGAAGTTGCTAATGATGATTATAATTTCTTATTAGGAATGAGAAGAGCTCATTCTTTAGTATTAGATATTCTTACTAGATTAAAAGGTGATACGGATAAAATACCTGACTTTAACTGGCCATCAGAAGAGGAAGTTAAAAAGAATGCTAAAGATGGTTTAAATGACCAAAAGTTAACATTTAGTTTTGAAAAGTTAGGATATAAAAATAACGTAGGTAAATTAATTATAAATTTTTCTACAGAAGGTGAAAATGCAAAAGGATTAACAAATGTCGATCCTGATGGTAGATTAGATTGTAAGACCGTCATTAATACAAAATATGGTTTAAAGATAACAACACCAAACGCGTTTTATTGTAGACAAACAAGTGTTAAGTTTTCGGCTAAAACACTTAGTGTACAAAAACCACCATCAACACAAAAAATTAAAATACCAAAAATTACAAAGGAGCCAGGTGAACCGGAAAAAACATATACACCAAAGCCACCTATTGATGTAATGAAAAGAATCATTACCAAAACACTATCTGAATGTTACTACTTTAAAAAATTAGAAGAAGATTCACCATTAGCGTTTACATCATTAAAAGAGAAGTTAAAATATTTTCATCCGGCTTTCCACTCAACAACACCCGAAGGTTTGAACTCAAGATTAACGTTCTTACTACAATGTGTAAGACCTGGTAATACAATACCTATAAAAGGAATTGCGGATGTTAATGATTTAAATGCACGAAATACTTCTTTTGGACCACCACCAATATGTGTTATAAGAATTGGTGATTTTTATCATTCTAAAATTGTGATAAGAGACATCAACATAACGTATGACGACTCAACTTGGGATTTAAATCCTGAAGGTATTGGTGTACAACCAATGATTGCTAGTGTAACGTTACAAGTTAGTTTCATAGGTGGTCAAGGATTGGAAAGACCGGTTGAAAAATTACAAAATGCATTATCATCAAATTTCTTTGCAAATACTGAGATATACGATGAAAGAGCACAATCAACCGCAACATTAATTGATGGTAAACCTGCGGATAAATTTACTAAAGAATTTATTGCAGAATTACAAAAGAAACCAGAATTTCAGTTAGAAGGTGATAAAGATAATAGACCAAAAGTAACACAAGGAGTGTACATTGGTTCATTAAATGATACTAAAATTGAATATAACGCACTTATTGATGCAATTTTTAGTACTACCGATTCATACATTAACTTATACCAATCATCATATAACGAAGTTATAAAAAAATATGGGGATAAAATATCAAGTATATTCTTCCATAACAGATATAAAAGTGTAACAGGATTAACAATTAATACAAGTACAACAACAACTGACATAATACCTTTATTAGGTGCAACTAACAATGTTGCAGATATAAATTTTTATAGTGAAAAACTTAAAATAGATTTAGAAAGTTATATCAATAATAATGATGTTACCACGTTATTAGGTTTCAATAAAGCAATAACAAGTGAATCTATAGATTGGTCTAATGAAAATTTAAGAGAAACATTAAAATCAATCGTTAATGAAACAATAGGTGTGATACCTGAAAGTAGTTCATTAAAGAAATTAGAAGAGTCAAGAAACAAAGTAATAAGATTATTCGATAAAGTTAATTTTTTAGTTAAAAACGAATTTGATGGTAAAATTAATGGAACTGAATTCAGTTCAACAACATTGTCAGGATTTACAAGTACGGCGTTCTACAATCATTATTCAAGTATTGTTGATTATCTTAAAAATAAACATGGAGAATTTAATGAAGATTTAGATATTAGTTTTGATTTTGTTAACGACACATTAAACGACGATATTTTTGTAGAGATAATTTCAATATTATTACAAGGAAAGAAAGAGACTATAACTAAACTTTATGAGGAAATTTCGACAAAAGAAATATCCGATAAAATTGGTGAGATTGTGGACAAATTAATAGAGACCCCAAAAGAAAAGAAATTTAGAATGGGTAAATTCCCTATTAAAAAGGGTAATGGTAAAATAGAATATAATATTAATGTTACCGATTACATTGTTATTGATGAAATAAAACAAAGTTTAATGAACGTCTTCAATGAAGGGGAAGTTAAATATGGTACAGAAACCTTTAAATTAACATAAACATGAGTAGAGAATATTTTAATAGGTACCAATTTTATATAAATGATGGGGAATTTAGAGTTGTTCCGGGAATCGAAATACCAATAAAAGGAACGGACAAGTACCAACAATATAAAAAAGGTAAAGATAGATTAGATAAACTATCACAAGAATATTATAATTCACCACTATATGGTTGGTTGATTTTATTGGCAAACCCTGCTGCGGGTAGTATAGAATTTGAAATACCTAACAATTATTATATAAGGATACCATATCCTCTAATCGACTCTTTACAAGATTATAAAAGTGGTGTAGAATTGTATAACTTATATTATGGGGAATAACAAAATTAATCAGAGTGAAAATATTTTAGTAAAAGTTGATGTAAACAACTTAGTTTTTGTTGACCCAAATAGTGTTCAGAATGGTGACCAAGTTGAACCAAGAGGAATAAAACAAGAAAACTTAGTTATGTTTGTTAATCTTGAGGCTGATTTAGTTCCACGAAGTGTATTAACAGCATCTGGTGACAGCACATCAAAAGGGACATTATCATCTATTGCAAAAGGAACTTTAAGTTTTACACAAAATAAAGGTAAAAATGGTAAAGACTTTGATACCGCATGGACAGAAGAATTTGTAAACGTAAAAGAAGGAATAACCAATGATGGAACTAAATATAATTACCAAAATGACTCAACTGCACAATCTTTTGGTATCGATAGTATTAACATTAATATTAAGGGTGCAAGCTTTATACCACAAATTAACATTAACTTTATTGATGTTAGAGGTAAGACTCTCTTTGAATCACCCCAAAATTCACCATATGGTGCGTTCTTTCATTTACCTTGGCCGATCTTTTATTTAACAATAAAAGGATATTATGGTAAGGCAATTAGATACAGACTACATTTAACTAAATTTAGTTCAAAATATAATGAATCAAATGGTAATTTTGAAATTGCCACAACATTTGTTGGATCAACTTATGCGTTTTTAAATGATATACCACTTGATGGTATATTAAATGCACCATATATGTATATGGTTGAATCAGATGATTTACCCGCAAAATTCAACGAGAGAAAGGGAACAAAAGAAAAACAGATTAAAAAATCTTCAAAAGGTTACGTAATGTTAAAATCTGTTTATGATGAATATAAACAAAAAGGTTTAATCGATAAAAACTTCCCAACAAAAACGTTAAGAGAATTAATCGTTATTGCTCGAAGTTTAGATAAGATATTAGAAAAAGAAATATTCGGTGGATTGGTTGACATGAAACTATTCGTCGGTGTTAAAGATTTTGAAAAAAAACTAACAGAGTTTGAATCCGCGGTTCAAAATTGGAGTAAAAGAAACCTAAGTGCGGAAACAGTAGAAGTTGATGGTGCCATTTATAATAGAATGGCGGACAGAACTATCACAGATGTTAAAATAAAAGGAAGTAAAGTTAATGGTACATTAGAAAGTATTATAACAAATTATCCTTTAGATTTAAAAGAGACTAAAATATTCACCGAAACGTTTTTAAAACAATCGGCGAATGATTTTAAGAAAGAAACATTTAGTTATTCAAACAAAATAAAACCAATTGATTCTTATGTAAAACTAATTGCAAGTGGTTATGTGGTTTCTATTCAAGGTGTTTTAAAAGACATCTATGATATGCAACAATTATTCGTTCAACAAAGAAATAAATTACAAGACCTTGTTGAAAGAAAGATGAATGAAATTGTTAAAGATAAAGATAAGGGAATTGGGTTTGACCCAACAATACGTAATATATTTGCGGTTATTTTAGCAAATGCCGAGGTTTACATTAGATTACTAAAAGAAGTACATAGTAAATCATTTGAGGTTTCAACAATAAGGAGACAAATATTAAAAGGTTTTAGTGATGAGTCAAAAAATAATGATTCAATTTATCCTTGGCCTGAAGTAAAGAAACAAACCTCAAACAAACAAAAAGTAATCGCTTATCCTGGTGATCCTGATTTGCAACAAAAATTAAGGTCATACGATAAGTTTCTGTGGCCTGAAATTGACTTCTTAGAAAACTATCAAGCGGTAGGTACAAAAAGACAAGACTCATTAACAGGTAACGAAGGTTCCGCTAGTAAAATTGATTTTATATTTGATAATTCAAATACAGATGGTGATTTACACAAAATAGCCACATTATTTCAGTTAACAATCGGTACCCCATATATTAATAAATCGATATCCTCAATCATATATGAAATTTATGAGAGAGGTAGATATGCAACATTATCCGAGGATTTTTCATTAAATACAATTAATGAATTGGCTGATAGAGAATTTGATAATATACAAAAAATGTTTAGTGAAGACCCTGACGTTGTTGGATTGTTAAAAACAATGTCAAACATTACAACATTAACAGAAAATCTATTATCGTTTTCACCATTCGATAGATATCCATATTTTGAAGATAAGTTACCAACAACACCATACCTAAAAACAATCGAAAATAAATCATTTTCAATTGAAACAAGTTACAGCGGTAATAAGAATTTTGACAATAATGGTGTTTTTAATAAACTAAAAGAAAATTTAAAGAATTACACATACGATTCTGAAACTTATAGGTTAAACATTTATCCATTTAATTCAGACACTTATTTGAACTATTTGAATCAAACATCATTTAATTTAGCCGATTTAGAGTTAAAACAATTATTTGAAGTTAATACAAAAGAAGGACTAATATCTGCACCATCATCGCCAACATATTGGGTTCCACCGAGTAAGTATTCTAACTTATTTGATGAAAAAATAAAAATTGGAACGAATAGTTCAGCAAGCATTTTAAATACGCCATATTTTCACAAACAATTAGAATCCGATTTTGGTAATCAATCATACGGAAAGTATGCTGGTTCGGCGTATCTTTTATTAAACTCATTACCATTTATAGATTTACAAGATGAATTCTATGGTAAAACAAAATTATCTACAGTATTCAGAGAGGTAAGTGCATCACATTATGTACCTTATCATTTAATAATCAAATGGGGGTCAATTTATCATAGATATAAAAAGAAAATATTAGAAAATAAAGATATACTATCTGGATTTTTAAGTGGAACAACCACAACATCAATTAGTGGAAAAACATTTTTTGACGATGGTAATAATTTAACATTTAATGTTGGAGAGAACGTAAATTACACATTACAAAATGTAATCGGTCTACATCCATTATATGATTCCGTATTCCATCAAATTGTAAATGGGTACTCACATTTCCTATTTTCAACTGGTAGTACTGCGTCATTTAATAATGCATACACCGCTAAAACAATAAATGTAGTTAGAGAACCTGTTGGTGATAATGGTTTATATTTCACAAGTTTTGTAGACAACTCAAAAATAGTATCTTCAGACAAATATTTTACATTGTTACCTTCAGTAGGTGGGTCTAAGAATGGTTTTACTAACGGACTTACTGCTAGTGGTAATGAACAGAAAAATTTTAAAGTTTTATGGTGTTATGATAATGAATCAGTAACGGATTATTATGATGGTAAAAAATTCTTTGATTATGATGAATATAACAAATCATATGATTTTGGAACGTTATTTTTTGATATGGTCGATTATTCTGGTAGTTACTTTACCGACTTAAATAAAGACGAGGATGACAAATATTCATTAGTAACTTCTGAAAAAAGAAAGATATACGATTTAATTGCAACATTTAGTCCACAAATTTTAGATAAATTTGAAGAGTATTTTTTAGATTTTGCAACGGAAAAATTGGAAGAGGAAATACCATATAAAGTATTTCCGGATTATAACGTAACAGGAATTGTTAGTGGTGAAACAAAAACAATTGAAAGTCATTCTGTAAAATATGATAAATTCCAAGATTTATTAAAGGCGTTAGTTACCATAGATAAAGATGATAATAACGATAATACAGATGTAAATGCAATTGTAACAACACTAAAAGAAAAACAACTAAAAAAATTAGAATCAGTAACTCAACAAATATTAGGAACAGATAATTTATTAAAACTAACAATTGGTAATCCAAAAGAAATAGTACCAAATGTGTGGAATGGTTTTGCGGAAATAGATAACGTAAATAGATTTGAATACAATGAGTACAACTCATCACAATATAGTTCTAATAAAATGTATATTGATTTGTATGTAGGTAGGGAACCATCAACAGATTGTTATAAAAATTTCTTTGTAACTAATAACATTGAATTAAGTGAGGAAAATGTATTAACATTTAGACCATTGATTTTAATATTTGCAGGATGGGTTAAAAGTAAAGGTGGTTCATACACACCAACAAAAAGAGATTTTCAAGATTACATAAAAACAAAAATACTGAGAGGACCTGAATTAAGATTAGGACAATATTTCACACAACTATTACCTAAATTATCCACATTATCAGTTAAAGATAGTAAAAATGAGGTTACAATAGTAAATGGATATAATGACATTCCATTAAAATTAGAATTATATAATTACTTTAAATCATTTAACGATAAATGGGTAGCAGGTAATTCATTAGGACAAAGGACTTTAATGGAAGAATTTCTATTCTTAGATAAAGCAAATAAAGATATTGGAGACCAAGCGTATCTCTCACTTGAAAAATTATTACCATTAGAAGACGCAAAAAATAGTAAGGCGAATCTATATAGTGTAATATCAATGTTAATACAAGGTACGGGATTTGATATGAGGGGATTACCGGCATATGTTAATTTCTACGGAACAAACGAATCGACCAAATCTAGAATAACACCATCTAAGAAAATTGCTGAAAATTTATTTGGAACATTCTTAGATGTTGATTACCAAGATTCTTCACCTAAAATTCTTATTCAATACACAGGACCAACATCTAAACATTTAGAGTTGGCCGATATTAATGAAAAATATAAATTCAAAAACGATAGTGGTAACTTATTTAGTGGAGTAGGTAGTCCATTAGTTATAACAACACCACAGGTGTTTAATCAAGGAGATTATGCTAAATCTAATAAGGTAGTTGCGTTTGAGGTAAGTATTGGTGACCAAAATCAAGGTATTTTTAAGAGTGTACAACTCGACCAAACTTCCATAAGAAACACTACAGAATCGTTTAATGTTATTGAGAATTTGGGTCGTTCTGAAAGCGGTGCGGCCGCAAATCAAATAGACATAAGTTTATTTGACATATACAGACAAGCGTCATATACCTGTGATGTAACATGTATGGGTAATGTTATGATTCAACCAACAATGTATTTCTATTTAAAAAATGTACCTATGTTTAGAGGTTCATATTGGATAACCGAAGTTTCACATAGTATTAGAAATAATAACATAGTAACCACATTTAAAGGTACGAGAATTCCTTATGCGTCATTACCTGATCCTAAGGATTCGTTCCTATCGAGTTATAGAGTGTTATTCGACAAGATAACAAGAACTGCGATTGCTAAAACTAAAGAACAAGAAAATTCTACAACAACTGGATCAACAAAGAATGAACAAACATACACAACAAGTGATGGTAAAACATTCTTATCTGATATGGGAGATAGTAAACAGGCCATAAATGGTGAAAAAATATTATTAGAACAAGGAGTTACAGAATATGGGGTACCATATAATGGATACAACGAAGAGAAGTATATTCAAAAAGTTAGTTTCAACGGAAAAAATTATTTAAGAGCCCAAGTTATTACCATGGGTGGACCAAATTATGAGATAAAAGAAACAATATCCATGAATATCATTTCGAGACAAACTGAACATACGATTGAACCCAATCCAATTACTTGGAAAGATTTATCGGGGTCAACAAGATACTTCTATTCTACAAAATTTGATTTCGATGTTGCTAAACCAAATTTAATTATTAAAGGAACGACTAAGTTTTATAACCCAAAGGATATAAAAACTCCAATAATCGTACCACCAGTTGGTTCAGGACAAATTAACGTTAATAACATAACAGGACCAATTAATGCGGGACCAACAGGAGTTAAATCCGGATTGGCTCTATCTAAACAATTAATGAAAGATTTAAAAGTACAAGATGGTGATGTTGTATATTTTGAAATCATTTAAGAATATTAACAAATTTGGGATATTTATACATATAACAGAAAATTATGGAAAATAATAAATTAAATAACACAATGGATAACTTTTTAAATCCAAAACAAGTTAGAAAAGTTTCTAATGATGGTATGGAAAGAGAAGAGTGTGATATGGTAACAGGAGAATGTTACACAATTAGAGAAAAAGACGGAATTGTTGAAAGAATAAATAAAAAATACATTACCAACGACGGTAGACAATTATTACAAGATTAAGCCATGTTAGAGAAAAAACTACAAGAAGAATTAAATCGTTACAGAGCCATTAACAAATATGGTAAAACGATGATAATGGAACAAGATGCACCTCCAGCAGATCCAGCTTTGGACCCCGCTTTAGATCCTGCCGCCGCTCCTATGGATCCGGCCGCTGACCCAAATGCATTACCTACTGCTGATGGCGGAGCACCAATGGATGCTGCACCAATGGACGCCGCACCTGCACCTGAAATGGATAGTACGGAAGAAGTTGACATAACTGATTTGGTTAACATGGTTAAAAGTGTTAAAAAAGACCAAGAAGATAGTGCAGGTTCAAACAACGAAGTAATAACTAAGATGGACGATGTGTTCACTAAATTAACAGATTTAGAACAAAAATTGGCACAAATGGACCAAGTAATGTCTAAAATTGACCAATTAGGTGCAACAGTTGAGGCGAACAAACCAAAGACTGAAGTTGAAAAACTTGAAATGCGTTCTTTAGATTCATATCCATTTAATGAAAAACCACAAGAGTTCTTTGCACACAAACAAGGTGAAATGAGAGCAAGTGGTAAAAATGAGTATGTTTTAACGAAAGATGAGGTTGAAAATTATCCAGTTGAAAATATAAAAACATCATTTAACTCAAACGAAGAAGATGAATATAAGTTCTAATGTAAACTTTTTTTTAGGTTTACAAAATCAAATGAAAATATGTCATTGGCAAACAAAAGGTATTGCAAGACACGAGGCGTTTGGTAATTTCTACGACGATTTGACTCCATTAATTGACAAGTATATTGAACAGGCGATGGGTAAATATGGTAGATTTGTTTTGGATGAGGAAACTAAAACTATAGAATTATCAAATTTATCTGAGTTAGATGTTAAAGGTTTAGTTAATACGACTAGAGAGGCGTTAGTACAATTTACAGAACAACTTGACCCTTCAGATACGGATTTATTAAACTTAAGAGATGAATTTTTAGGATTGGTAAACAAATACGCGTATCTATTTACGATGGAATAACATAAATTAAAAAAAATATAAAATAAGATGATATCAGGTTCCGCTGCGTTAAGCGCTTCAAATACAACAACAGGTTCACTTTCTTACATTAGTGAGTTAGTTTCTGGGGCTACGGCACAAGGTTTATATAGAATAGTTGTTGGTGGACAACACATGAATGACACGATGGCAAATGATTTAATGGAAACATATGGATACAATGTTAACGTTAGAAATCCATTTATGGGTACTTTAAATGAGTACGTAATAAGTTGGGGTAGTATTAACCCTATAGTCCCAACAGTACCAGCTGAGGGTTCAGGTACAATTACATTTAATGGTAGTACACAATATGTAACAGCGTTAAATGCTGACGTGGTAAACTGGTTACCAGGAACAGGTGACTTCACAATTGAATGGTTCATGAAGAAAGGTGTTGGTGGAAGTAGCTTCCCAAGAGTGTTCTCTTTAGGATTCAACACAACCGCAACTATTGGATGTTCAATTGAAGGTGGAACATGTTATATTTGGCCATATGGTAATGCATTAAATGGTTCAATGCCAGCAGGATATAATAGTGGAGCCGATTGGACACACATTGCGATTTGTAGAAGTGGTACAACAACTAAATTATTTATTGATGGAACTTTAGCGGAAACTAAATTAAATGATAATAGAAATATTACTGATTCAGTAAACGCTGGATTTGACTTAAATATGGGTGTTGATGATCCAGAAGCAGGTTCTCCAAACTGGTGGTCAGGTTATTTAACTAACTTCCGTTGGGATAACTCAGCAATTTATACAGGTTCAACATTAACGGTTCCAACCGAACCATTAACCACAACAGCAACAACTAAATTGTTATTGTTGGGTGGTTCAGTTGCTAACCCTGTTTACGACGCTGCTGGATACAATGACTTAGAAAACAATGGTGCTGAATGGAGTGCTGACACACCTTTTGTATAACAAATAAAAAAATATTAAAAAACTTTAACCCAGATTTCCAAGTCTGGGTTTTTTTATGTATATTTTAGTATAACAATTTAAATAATTAAATTTTAACAACATGTCAACATTTGATGCAGTACTCGCTCAGTACGAGAAAAGCAAAAACGCCACAAGTGGCACCGCAAACAAAATGTCCTCAGAGGACAGATTAAAACGTTATTTCACTACAGTATTACCTAAGGGTTCTAAGGGAGAAGAAAGACGTATTCGTATTCTACCAACAAAAGATGGTTCATCACCATTTGTTGAAGTTTACTTCCACGAAGTTCAAGTCGATGGAAAATGGGTTAAATTATATGACCCAAAACAAGAGGGAAAACGTTCCCCATTACACGAAGTTTATGAGGGTTTGATGATGACTGGTGTTGATTCTGATAAGGAATTGGCTCGTAATTATCGTTCTCGTAAGTTCTACATTGTTAAAGTTATTGATCGTGATAACGAACAAGACGGACCTAAATTTTGGAGATTCAAACACAATCACAAAGGTGATGGTATTTTAGATAAAATCTTCCCAATTTTCCGTAACAAAGGTGATATCACCAATCTTGAAAATGGTCGTGATTTAATCTTGTCTTTAGCTTTGACTAAAGCGGGTACAGGTAAAGAGTACACCACTATTAATTCAGTTATTCCTGAAGACGCAGGTCCGTTACACACAGACGCAAACGTCGCAAAAACATGGGTAGACAATGAATTAACTTGGTCAGATGTTTATTCTAAAAAACCTGAGGATTATTTAGAAATGGTTGCTAAGGGTGAAGTTCCACGTTGGGATTCTAACAGCAGCAAATGGGTTTCTAATTTAACAACTGAAGAAGTAATTTCAGCACCAAAGACACCATCTACACCTGTGGTTGACCCACAAGAAGATGACGACGTAGATTCAGAATTACCATTCTAATTATTTCACGGGGTGGTGAAACATCCACCCCATTTTTAAACACAAAACAATGGCAGGAATTAAAAAAACAGATTTTTCGGCAATCAAGAAGAAATTCTCAAAAGAAGCCGAATACAAAGCTGACCGTTTCTTCGATTTAGGAGACGCCTTCTTGGAAGCCACAGGTATTCCAGGTCCTGCAATGGGTCACATTAATATGTTATTAGGACATAGTGATACAGGTAAAACGACGGCTTTAGTAAAAACAGCAGTAGACGCACAAAAGAAAGGAATCCTTCCTGTGTTCATTATTACAGAACAAAAATGGAGTTGGGACCACGCAACATTAATGGGGTTTGATAAAGATGGTGAATATCTTTTCAATAGTGATTTCGAATATATTGAACAAATCACAGACTACATTAACGAATTAATGGACGCTCAAGAAAAGGGAGACATTCCTTACGATATGTTATTCCTTTGGGATTCAGTTGGTTCAGTTCCTTGTAAGATGACTTACGATGGTAAAGGTGGTAAACAACACAATGCATCTGTTTTAGCAGATAAAATTGGAATGGGTATCAATCAACGTATTTCAGGTTCAAGAAGAACAGATAAACCTTACACAAACAGTTTGGTTATCGTTAACCAACCTTGGGTAGAATTACCTGACAATCCTTTTGGACAACCAAAAATTAAAGCTAAAGGTGGTGAAGCCATTTGGTTAAACTCATCATTAGTGTTCTTATTTGGTAACCAAAAAGGTGCGGGAACTACCAAAATCTCTATCACTAAAGATAAGAGAAAAATCAGAATCGCAACACGTACCAAAATCTCAATCAGTAAGAACCACATCAATGGTGGTGGATATGAGGATGGTCGTATCTTGGTAACTCCACAAGGATTTATGCATGGTAAAGACGATACTGAAGAAAAACGTTCTATCGAAGAGTACAAACGTGATAACGGAGAGTACATCGGTAAACAATTAGGTGTTAATGTTACAGACATCTTGGACACACAAGTTGTAACAGAGGAAAGTGATTTATAATAAATTTATTTAATGTCTGTTTTATTAGTAGATGGTGACAATTTACTTACGATTGGTTTCTATGGCGTTAAAAACGCCTTTCATAAGGGAGAACATATTGGAGGAATATATCATTTTCTTAATACTCTTAGAAGAACATTTGAGACGTACAATTTAGACAAGATAGTAGTATTTTGGGATGGATTGGAAGGTTCTCAAACTCGTAAAAAAATTTACGCACCTTACAAAGAAAACAGAAAATCACGACTCCGTTCTGAAGAAGAGATTAGTTCTTACTCTTACCAAAGAGATAGAGTGAAACAATATCTTGAGGAATTATTTGTAAGACAAGGAGAATATGAGTATTGTGAGACAGATGACAACATCGCTTACTATACTCAAAATTCCCCTAAAGAAAACAAAATAGTTTATTCTTCAGACGGAGACCTTACACAACTCGTTTCAAAAAATACACAAATTTACAATCCGTCACACGGAAAACTTTACAAACAAAACGATACAATTGTTTATAACCACGAGGAAATCTTAATCGAAAATGTTAAATTGGTTAAGATGATGTGTGGTGACTCTTCAGACAACATTGCTGGCATAAGAGGAATGGGAGTAAAAAGATTCTTATCTGTTTTCCCTGAACTAAAAACAGAACAAATTTCTGTTGAACAAGTTAAGAACAAATGTGAGGAAATCTTTCAACAAGACAAACACAACAAACTTATTGCAAATTTACTAACAGGTGTTACCAAATATGGTGTATTAGGTGAGGAGTTTTTTGATATAAACAATCGTATCGTAAGTTTGGAAGAACCATTTTTAACCGATGAGGCTAAAGAAAACATAGATTTACTAATAAATGAAAATTTGGACCAAGAAGGTAGGTCTTACAAAAATGCTATGAGAATGATGAGGGACGACGGAATTTTTAGTCTATTACCAAAATCAGACGATGGATTCGTTAATTTCTTAAACCCATTCCTTCGATTAACAACAAAAGAAAAAAATAAAAAAAAAATAATTAAAATCAAAAGTTATGAGTAACTACCAACAACAACAAGACATCACAAAATTTGAATTCCTATTAACATTAGAGGGAAACATCATTTGTCAACGATTCTTTAACGTTAAGGATCATGTGGAAGACGCGAGACGTTCTATGGATCTTCATTATTACGTAAAAAATATTTGTGAGGATATTTCTGAAGATTTAAAAATAAAAAGTTCCGATTATTTGTGTGAAAATCAAAATTATTTCCTATCTTCGGACTATGTGGAAGATGCCCCCCGAGAAGGACAGAGAACATTTTTTATTGGAAATTAAGTTGAATGAAGATGTATTTATTCAAAGAATATTTCCAGCATATTACTACCATCCAAAGGTTAGGTATACTGTTGATATTCGTCCAAAATTGAAGCGTATTTTGTCAGACTTAACTGACATCTTGTCTTCGGAAGAATTGGAAACCACATACTTGAATTATCAATTGTAATTTAAACACACATTATAAAATAAACACATGGAAGAGAGAAATTTTGGGCATTTAGGATTTTCGTTTCAACAATCTTTATTGAAGGCAATCATTGAAGATAAAAAATATGGAGAAACAATCATCGACGTATTAGAGAGTAAGTTTTTTGACAATAACTCATTTAAATTCATTATGGAAAATATGAAGGAGTTATATAAAAACTATAATAAAATACCCGATTACAATACAATTGCACAGAAAATTATGGCGGAAGGTGGTAATAACACCTCATCTAAATCACACGCGGATACATTAGATGCAATTAAAAACAACGAACAACAAGTTGACTATGTTAAGGACACGGCTCTTAACTTTTGTAAACAACAAAACTTAAAAAAGGAATTAAAAGGAGTACAAAGTATTATCGATAATGGAGATTTTGAATCTTATAATAAGATTGAACAAATCATCCAAAGAGCACTTCAAGTAGGTATTTCAAATGATGATGCAACCGACGTATTCCATGGTATTGACGAAGCGTTAGAAAAAGACTTTAGACACCCATTACCGACAGGTATTGTTGGAATTGACAACTTACTTAAAGGTGGATTGGGAATCGGAGAATTAGGTATTGTATTAGCACCAACAGGTACTGGTAAGACTACCTTACTTACTAAGTTTGCGAATACAGCTTATAACTTAGGTTACAACGTTGTTCAGATTTTCTTTGAAGATAATCCGGGTAACATTAAAAGAAAACACTATACGATTTGGACAGGTATTGCACCTGATTCACAACCAGATAATGTTGAGGAAGTTAAGGCTAAAATTGAGGAAGCTCAACAACGTTCAAAAGGTAGTATTAAATTATTAAAATTGGCAAGTGATAATGTTACCGTTTCTGAAATTAAAAATAAAATCAGAAAAATGAATTCAGAAGGTACTAAAATTGATTTGTTAGTTTTAGATTACGTGGATTGTATCTCATCAGACAAATCAACCAATGGTGATGAATGGAAAGGAGAAGGTTCGGTAATGAGAAGTTTAGAATCAATGACTGGTGAATTTGATATGGCTATTTGGACAGCCACACAAGGTAATAGAGAATCGATAGCTAGTGAGGTAGTTACAGGAGACCAAATGGGAGGTTCAATTAAGAAAGCTCAAATTGCTCACGTTATCTTATCTATTGGTAAAACATTAGAACAAAAAGAACATAATTTAGCAACCTTAACATTACTTAAATCTCGTATTGGTAAAGATGGTGTAGTATTCCAAAATTGCAAGTTTAACAACGAGTATTTGGAAATTGATACCGAATCACAAAATACCTTATTAGGTCACGAGGAACAAAAAACACAAATCAACGCTAACCGAGCGGCAGAAGCATTTAAAAGAAGACAAGAATTAGCAAATAAATAAAATAAAAAAAATGACAGAAAAAATATTACAAGACAACCCAGGAAGGTTTGTCCTTTTCCCTATCGAACATCATGACTTATGGAAGTTCTATAAACAATCAGAAGCCTCATTCTGGACCGCAGAAGAAATTGACTTAGGTCAAGACGTATCAGATTGGGAGAATAAATTAAATGCGGATGAACAACATTTCGTTAAACACGTATTGGCATTTTTCGCGGCTTCAGATGGTATTGTTAATGAGAATTTAGCAATGAATTTTGTAAACGAAGTTCAATATACTGAAGCTAAGTTTTTCTATGGTTTCCAAATTATGATGGAAAATATTCATAGTGAAACATATTCTTTATTGATTGATACATTGATTAAAGATAAGGAAGAACAGGCACATTTGTTTAACGCAATTGAAACCGTACCCGCAATTAAGAAAAAGGCGGAGTGGGCTCTTAAGTGGATTAATTCTGAATCGTTTGTTGATAGATTATTAGCATTTGCCGCAGTTGAGGGTATTTTCTTTTCAGGTTCATTCTGTTCAATTTTTTGGTTGAAGAAAAGAGGTTTATTACCGGGATTAACATTTTCAAATGAATTAATCTCAAGAGACGAGGGTATGCATTGTGATTTTGCTTGTCATTTATATAACAATCATATTGAAAATAAAATCCCACAAGAGAGAATTAAAGAAATTATTTGTGGAGCTTTAGAGATTGAAAAAGAATTTATTCTTGAGGCATTACCTGTACGTTTAATTGGTATGAATTCGGATTTGATGTCACAATACCTTGAATTTGTTACCGACAGACTATTAGTCGCGTTAGGTGTACCTAAGGTTTATAATTCAGAAAATCCGTTTGACTTTATGCAGAATATTGCATTACAAGGTAAAACAAATTTCTTTGAAAAAAGAGTCGCTGAATATCAAAAGGCGGGAGTTAATAATGTATCAGAAGATTTAGATTCTGCGTTTGGTGATGTAGATTTTTAATTTAAAAAAGGCTTAACAAAATGAAAGTAAAAAAAAGAAACGGTGAATTAGAAGAGATGAGATATGACAAAATCACTAAACGTATTAGTGTTCTTTGTCACGATTTAAATATGGAATACATCGACCCAACGTTTGTTACTCTAAAAGTAACTTCGGGGATTTACGATGGGATTTCAACAACTGAATTAGATGTCTTAGCGGCAGAAACTGCAGCCGCTATGGTAACAACACATCCAGATTATGCGAAGTTGGCGGGTAGATTAGCTGTTTCCAATTTACATAAAACAACACCTAAAAAGTTTTCACAATCAATGAAAGAATTACACTCCTTCATTGAACCGAAAACAGGTAAAGAATCTTCATTAATTGATGATAATGTATACCAATTTGTTTTAGCAAATAAAGAAATTTTAGATGGAGCTATCGATCAAGATCGTGATTTAGATTTTGATTATTTTGGAATTAAAACTTTAGAACGTTCTTACCTATTAAAAATTGGTAGTCGTATTGTTGAGAGACCACAATATCTTTATATGAGAGTTGCGGTTGGTATTTGTAAAGGTGATGTCGAAATGGCATTGAGAATCTATGATGATTTGTCACAACATTTTTATACACATGCAACACCCACATTATTTAATGCGGGAACTAAAAGAGCACAAATGTCATCTTGTTTCTTAATTGGAAATAAGGGGGATGACATTGACGGGTTGTTCGATACAATTGCTGACGTTGCAAAGATTTCTAAGTGGGCTGGTGGTATCGGATTACACGTACACGATGTTCGCGCTAAAGGTTCATATATTAAAGGAACAGGTGGAGAATCTGATGGTCTATTACCAATGATGAAAACATATAATGAGGTTGCTCGTTGGATTAACCAAGGTGGTAAACGTAAAGGTTCATTTGCAATTTATCTTGAACCATGGCACGCTGATGTTTATGAGTTTATTGATTTAAGAAAGAATCATGGTAAGGAAGAAATGAGAGCGAGAGATTTATTCTTAGCAATGTGGACACCTGACTTATTCATGAAACGTGTTGAGGAAGATGGTGATTGGACATTGTTCTCACCCGATGAAGCACCGGGTTTATCTGACGCATATGATACACCTGAAGAAAAGACATTTACTATGTTGTACGAATCTTACGAACAACAAGGGTTAGGTAGAAAAGTGGTTAAGGCGAGAAAATTAATGGATGCAATTTTAACTGCACAAATCGAAACGGGAACACCTTATATGTTATATAAAGATCCTGCTAACTATAAATCAAATCAAAAGAATTTAGGTACAATTAAATCATCAAATTTATGTACCGAAATAATCGAATACTCATCACCAACAGAACAAGCTGTTTGTAATTTGGCTTCAATCGCATTGCCTAAGTATATCGTAAATGGTGAATTTAATCACGATATGTTATACGAATATACCTACCAAGTTGTAAAAAACTTGAACAACGTAATCGATTTAAATTTTTATCCAACCGAAGAAACAAAACGTTCAAATTTCAGACATCGTCCTGTTGGTTTGGGTGTTCAAGGATTGGCAGATGTGTTATGTATGTTACATTTACCATTTGAATCTGATGATGCGGATAAACTACAAACCGATATTTTTGAAACAATATATTTTGCGGCGATGACGTCATCAAAAGATTTGGCTAAAGAATTCGGAGCTTACGAAACAATCGTCGGTTCACCGATTGAAAAAGGAATCTTCCAATATCAAATGTGGAATAAAGTTGATTCTGATTTATCTGGTCGTTGGGATTGGAAATCATTAAGAAAAGATGTTATCAAATTTGGAGTTAGAAACTCATTATTGGTAGCACCTATGCCAACAGCTTCTACCGCACAGATTTTAGGTAACAACGAAGCATTTGAACCATTTACAACTAATCTATATTCTCGTCGTACATTAAGTGGTGAGTTTGTTATGATTAATAAACATTTGGTAAAAGATTTATTAAATCTTGGAATGTGGAATGAAGGAATTAAAAACAAACTAATCATGGAAAATGGTTCGGTTCAAAATATTCCAGAATTACCAACAGAATTAAAAGAGGTTTATAAGACCGTTTGGGAAATGTCACAAAAGAGAATTTTACAAATGGCGGCGAATAGGAGTGTATTTATTGACCAATCACAATCATTAAATTTATTTATTGATAACGCAACTAAACCTAAGTTATTAGCGGCACATTTATTTGGATGGAAGTTAGGATTAAAAACGGGTATGTACTACTTAAGAACGAGAGCTGCGGTTGATGCGTTAAAGGGATTAGGAGTTGATACATCTACACCAAAATCGGTAGAACAATCGACAGGACAACAACCCGCAGTGTATCCAACCACACCAACAAATAATCCAATTATTAGTGAGAATACACCCGAATTACAAATGACAATTGAAAGACCAACAGACTCACCATTCGAATGTGAAGGATGTGGTTCATAAAATGACCTTTTAATGTCAAAACAATATTAAATCCAACTTAGGTTGGATTTTTTATTTATTACCATTTTGGATTAGTTTATATTTATATTCATGGCGACAACATATGGAATTGATTTCCCATTTAGAGATAGTTTAAAGGGTGATTATGTTAAATTAACAACAACACCTGAAAGAGAAGTACGAGCGAATCTTATACATCTTTTATTGACAAAAAGAGGTAGTCGTTACTTTTTACCCGATTTTGGTTCAAGATTATACCAATATATCTTTGACCAAAACGATACCGTTACGTTTGATTTAATTGAGGATGAAATAAGAGAATCGGTTAAAAAATACATTCCAAATTTAGATATAACAAATTTAGATGTTATGTCTGCAGAAGATGACCCTGATACTGTTAGAACATTTAATCAAGATGAAGATGAGAGATTATTTAGGGTTTCCGACAACACAACTAAACCACACACCGCAGTAGTGAAAATTGAATATACAGTTAATAACGGAGCATTTTCATCTTCGGACTTTATAATACTAAACATTTAAAATGGCTAAGAAAATATCATACGCAACTAGAGATTTTGCAGGACTAAGACAAGAATTAGTAAATCTAACAAGAGAATATTATCCTGATTTGGTTAAAAACACCAATGATGCATCCATATTCTCAGTTTTATTAGATTTAAATGCTGCAGTTGCAGATAACTTACACTTTCACATTGATAGGGTTTGGCAAGAAACAATGTTGGACTTTGCACAACAAAGACAATCTCTTTTTCACATTGCAAAAACATATGGTATAAAAATTCCTGGAACAAGACCATCAGTTGCGTTGTGTGATTTCTCAATAAACGTACCTGTTCGTGGTGATAAAGAAGATGAAAGATATTTGGGAATACTAAGAATCGGTGCACAAGTTTCAGGTGGAGGACAAATATTTGAAACAATTAACGATATTGATTTTTCAAGTCCGTTTAATGATAAGGGAGAACCAAACAGATTAAAGATACCTAACTTTGATGGTAATAATACGTTAGTTTCTTACACAATTACAAAGAGAGAACCCGTAGTTAACGGAGTAACAAGAATATATAGAAGAGTAATAAGTGAGTTAGACCAAAAACCTTTCTTAAAACTTTTCCTACCTGAACAAAATGTTTTAGGTGTAGTAGGGGTTATACACAAAGAAGGAACATCTTTCGGAACCAATCCAACATCTTCTGAATTTAATGCGTCTACAAATAAATGGTATGAAGTTAAATCACTAATACAAGACAAAGTATTCATAGAAGACCCGACTGCAGTATCTGATAAAGATAATTTTAAGGCGGGTACCTACCTACCAGTTAATAATAAATTCTACACAGAATATACCCCTGAAAGTTATTTTTCATTAACCTTTGGTAGTGGATCGGTTGACCCATTAGAGAATTTAGACAATTACATGACAGGTCAATTGAAAGTTAATTTGGCTAGTTATTTAAACAACATGTCATTGGGGTCAATACCTAAAGCAAACACGACATTGTTTGTGAAATATCGTATTGGTGGGGGTAAAGATTCGAATTTAGGGGTTAATATCATTACGAGTATAGATAATATTGAATTTAACATAAATGGTCCTAATAACGCAATTAACTCACAAGTTGAATTATCTTTAAGGGTTAACAACGTAACCGCAGCTGTGGGAGGAGCAGACCAACCTACAATCGAAGAAATTAGAAACATGATTTCTTATAATTTCGCGGCACAAAATAGAGCGGTAACATTAAATGATTATAAGTCATTAATTGAGACAATGCCATCTACATACGGAGCACCAGCTAAAGTTAACGTAATGGAGGAAGATAATAAGGTTAGAGTAAAATTATTATCATATGATGACCAAGGTAATCTAACCGATGTAATATCTAACACATTAAAAAACAACATATTAAGTTATCTTTCGGAATATAGAATGATTAACGACTATATTGAAATTGCAAATGGTCAAGTTATTGATTTAGGATTGGATGTTGACCTAATGATTGATAAAAACGAAAACCCAACTGATGTAATCAAGCAAGTAATCCAAACATCTACATTATTTTTCGCAATCGATAAACGTAAAATGGGTGACCCATTGTTTATAGGTGACCTAATGAGAGAAATCGGAGCAATCGCGGGTGTAGTTAACGTCGTGGAAATAAAAGTATTCAATAAAATAGGGGGTAATTATTCATCATCTGAAGTATCACAATCATATAAAGATAGCACAACTAAAGAGATACAACAAATTGATATGACGGTATTCATGCAGTCAAATCAAATATTCCAAATTAGATTCCCAAATAGTGATATAAGGGTAAGAACTAAACCTATAGGAACGACTACATACTAAAATGTTTTTTCGTTATAATAGTAGAAAATCACATGCTTTCTATTTATTAAGAGAATGATGCAAAAACATAGAATTTCAACAAATATCGGTAAAGAACAGAAGGTTACAGTCGAATTAAAACAAGACTATGACCAACTAGAAATTTTATCCTTAAAATTCTCACAAACCGATGTTTATACATCACTTTGTGCGGATTATGGGGTTGTTTGTGGTAGAATTACTGCAAATGACGGATTTGGTATACCTAATGTTAGAGTATCCATATTCGTACCCCAAACCGAAACAGATTCAACCGACCCTGTAATTTCTGCATTATATCCTTACACCGAAGTTTCAGATAAAAATGATGACAATTATAGATATAATCTATTACCTGCAAGAAAACAACATGGTGGACACAAACCAACAGGAACCTTTCCCGACCAATCAGATATTTTAACAAGAGAGGAAGTATTAGAAGTATACGAAAATTATTATAGATATACCGTTAAGACTAACGAATCGGGTGATTTCATGATTTGGGGTGTACCGGTTGGTAAACAAATATTACATGTCGATTTAGATTTATCTGATATTGGTTGTTTCTCATTAAGACCATATGACTTTATTAAAAGAGGTGAAGGTATTGAGAAGTTTGAAAGATATTATGAGTTTAAATCAAGTTCAGATATTGACGGATTACCACAAATTATCAAATACGATAGGACTATCGAAGTTTTCCCGTTTTGGGGTAATCTTGACTTATGTGAAATTGGTATAACAAGAGCGGATTATGATATATCACAAAGTGGTATTAGGATTGAACCAATATCATTAATTCTAACGTCAACAATTACAGATGATAATGGGGACGCAGTAAAAAGAAACGGAGTCATCAGAAGAAATACTGGTTACAAGTGTAATTTACAAACAACCGAAGGTAAAATTTCAGCGGTTAGATACACAGGTAAAAAAGTTTATGGTTCAGATGGAACAACATTATACCCCCAATTAGAATATTTTAATCCATCAGAAACTATTGATGAAGATGGTTCTGCGATGGTAGTACTACCAATGAATTTGGAATACGTTTTTACAAACGAATTTGGTGAACAAGAAATTACCAACGACACAAACAAAGGTATACCAACAACCACAATTGCAAGATTTAAATTTTCACTTGATGGTAACAATGAAAAAACAGGAACCGCAAATTATTTAGTACCACAAATTAGAGAATATAATTCAAACATATATGGTCAGGCCGATTTGGGTGAGTATCGTGAAGATTTATTAACAACATATCAATTTTCAGATGTATTTGAAGATTATTTAAATATTGTTCCACCATCTGGTGTTACATTATCACAAATGTCAACAACATATCAAAATGACAAAAAATCATTTATGTTGGGTACGTGTACTGGTTGTGATTTAGGTGTACCACAAGATGTTTTTTATAAATTTATTTTTGGTAAGGTTTATACTGTTTCATCCTTCCAAGGTTCACATTACGAAGTATCTGCGGGAGAATCGTTTTTAGGACTTTCAAGAAGAGATGCGTTTTTAGGTTTAAAAGAAATTAGACCAAATACAGAAGATGATTGTACAAGTAAGGCAAATTATTTCCCAACCAATTTTGCTTTTAGAAATAGAATAAAATTTGGATTAGTATTATCTGAAGTTTTACTATTTGTACAATATATTTTTACAATTGTACAAATATTTGTTTTTGAAACCATAGGTAGAGTTATGTGGAGTGTGGGTGGTGCTGCAATGAGATTTAATTTTTTAGGTGGTCATTATTTAATGAATATTGGTGTCGGACTAAGGGAGTTTGCAATGAGAGTAATGGAGGGTGGTCAAACAATTTTACCATTAACAACTTATCCGGATTGTGAAGAATGTACAACCGATGTTGATAGTGCAACACAAACCGCCGGTTTAAGTGATCTTAATTTATATTATAGAAGTGCTGAAATTAAAACTAAAGTTGTACCATACGATGGTTTTATTTATTTAGTATATCTTTCTGGACAAACACCGAATTATTTAAATACAAGTACAACAACGGGTACGACATTTTTACCCGATGTGTTTAGTGGAGAATCGGCAAAAGAAACATCCGCAACTGGAATAACTGAAAGTCAAATTACATTATTACACACATACACTAATCCAAATGCGACATCGGAAAGAAGATTTATTGGGGGTATATATCCATTAGTTGGTACGGACCCGGCAACAGATATATTTAATGAGATGCGTGTGGAGTTTAATTCCTCATTTGTTGATACACAATTAAATGCATATTTCCAATTAGTAACAGTAACAACACCAACAAATACTGGTAATTCAATAAAAATAACAGTTATACCAAATCAAAGTGTTTATGCTGAATATGTTGATTTGGCGGGAGGACCAATAAATGCAACTGAAAATATAGATGTTGAACTTTTAATTAGAAATCCATGTAACTATACGTTTAGAACACAAACGATAACAATACCAAGTGGTTCAACCACTAGTGGATATGCAACATTACAATTAATAGATTGTGGTGGTGGATTTACTCAAGTGGAGGTATATGAAAGAGTTGCGTCATTTACACCAAGCACATATAGAGAATATAATACAGGTGGTGCAACAACATACACAAATGTTCCAGCAATTAAAATGTCATATTCATATTGGTCAACATATGCGGGAGTTGATTATTCTAATGGAGGTATCGATAGAATAAAGGACTTATATGCCGTTGTTAGACTTTACGATAAGGGAAGTGTAAAAACAACCGGAACATTAGGTCAATTAGTAATTGAACAAGGGTGTGCAAAATATGATAAATTTTATGATGAAACAAATGTGTTGACATATCTATGGTCATCATCTGGAAGTTATGGTACCGCAACAGATGTATCAAATGCCGGTAATCCAAATGGCCCAAGATGGTATCAAGCATCAAAACGAACATCATATGATTATGGTGGAACAACTAACTCATTTCACTTATTAGGTAAACCATATTATACGGGTACAGCATATGTCGAATCATCAACAAGTCCCGGTGCGAATTATACATTAGTTGCTACAATTGCGGGAACAACATCCACAAGAAGGTTACCAAAAATTGCAGATTTGGAAGGTGGAGATAACTCATATTCTAAAAAAACAAAATCAGGTTTAACTGAAATTAGAGATGGTGTTGTTACTATTGTTCCTGTTATTGATGGAACATCTAAAAATCAATCAGTAATAAAAGAATGGTATCGAAGAAAAAGAGTTGGTGTTTTCTTTTGTGGTGGAGTAACAAACTATTCATTCATTGATAACTGGTTAAACGGAGTACTATACTTTTTTAAATTTGATAAGAGAATAAAATGGGACGACGTAAATGTTTTAGACTTAAATCAAAGAGGTTCAAAATATCCAAGAGAGCTGGTTTTTTATAATATACTCGACCAACAATTTTATTATAGAGCAACACCATACAACCCAACAAGTGGATTTATTGGACAAAGACCAAATTTAAATAAACCATCACATAGAGAAATCCTACACCCAACAACTTTTTATGATGTTGGAGTAAGAGATGAATTTTTATATGAGATTTGTCAAGACCCAAGAATTGATCCGACGTGTTCTGTAATTAGAGATGTTAATACAACTTCATATCAAGATCCGGCAAATATTGTGGAATATGCAATAAACTATAGATTGGATATAAATGGAGGTAAATTCGATGTTGGTGATTTCTTTAGTGGAAATGGATTGGGTAATAATGTTGGCGCATTTGATGGTGACATCATACAATTAATGTCGATAAATTGTGAGGCAGGTATTGAAGGGTTTGATTTAGATAGTCCACATTATTTTATCTATAATGGTGAATTAATGGATCCGGAAGACCCTTACTTTTCTACCTATTTTAAAAGTGGAAGTAATTTTGGACCGACACCAATTGACTTAAAATTAGACGCTAATGGTTCCTTTATTAGACAATGTTTAAATTTTAGATTAGGAGATTATTCACAAAAAGTACCATTTTTTTTGTGGGATAAAAAAGGAACTGGATTTGGTGGTTATAGTGGTGGAGTTGAAGATGACCAACAATGGGATAGGTCATCAATCGCATCTATGAAATTACAGAGATTATTTTCAATAAGTGGTACTACTGCAACCGCAACAAATTATTTGATGGGAGATGGTGAAGAAGAGTATCTATTAAAACCAATGACAATAACTCACCCACAATATTCATTTACGGGTAACACAACAGATATGTTGGAAAGATTTGAAAATATTAGTTTATCTGCACCACCAACAGGAACAACATCGGCGGTTGGATTTGTTGAAGGAGATATTTGGTTACATGTACAATCAGGATTTACAAGTAACACATCGTTATGGGTTAAAGACCCTGCTAGTGGTACAACATATGTTGTTGTAAATCAGGCGTGGGTTGAACAACCGGATAAGTACGTTAAAGATTATAGAGAAAGTTTTCTATTCCAAACACAAACAAATTATGGTGGAAATAAACAAGTACTATCAACACCATTCTTGTTTTACTTTGGATTAAGACCCGATAAGACATCATTAGATGCATTAATAAAATATTATGGGCCAAAAGGAGCCTTCCCATCAGCTGAATAATGGAAGAGAATAAAAAAATACTCTTACCAAGTAAGAGATTCAAAAAGGCGGATACAGAAGAATTAGATTTAAGATTAAATCTTGAAACAACGGAATCATTAATGAGAATCGGTGATAGAGATATAATTTTAGATATTGATAAATTATACGATAAGGAAAGAAACGAAAGTAACAAATATAAAATTTTTGGTAAAATGAAAATGGTTTTCCGTAACATGTATAGTGGTAATACGGAATATCCTTATTTAAAGGACAGATTATACTTGGTTGGTAATGGAACGACAACTGACTATACAGGATTTTTACCTTATGATGAATTTGCATTATTAAGAAGAGATGTTGTTAGAGAATATAATGAACCACAAACAGGTACAACATTAAGTGGGTACACACAAGCACCTTTAAAATTAATAGGACCAACGGGACATACAATTATAACACCAATTACCGCACCATACCAAAATTGGAATGTATATTTAAGTTATGTTTATGGTAGTGATTCTGGTTACACGATGACATATACATTATCGGGCGCAACAAAAACAGAAGGAACAAATATTGTTCATTTTAAAGCGGGTGATGGAATTCCATTTAGGGTTTCATATAGTGGGGGCACAATGTATGAATTGACAAGTCCTGTTGAACACGGAATGAAAGCGGGTGAATATGTTACACTATCAGGAACCACTTTAACGGGTACGGTGACAGGTAGAACATTTTATATTAATACCGTAGGAAATGAATTTCATAATTCACAAAATTATGTAATTAATATTTTAAAAAATCAATTAAAATCAGGTACCACTTTTTCAAATGTTATGGTGGGAAAAAGAGTATTAGACAGAAATAACATAAATGGTTCAACATCAACATATTACGTACATAAACATAAAACACTAACAGATGCCAATTCATATATTTTAGATAAGGTTGGATTTGAAACACCAATATGGGAAGATGAAAAGAAATTAATTTTTGAAAATTTTTCAGGAGAAAACGATGTTTTGGTTGAGAGAAATAGGATGGAATCCGTTTTATTTGATTTCAAAGAACCTTTTATATTAACAGGTTTAACAAATAATTTAGGATACACACCAACAGAAGTTTATGTAACCACAATTTATAGAAATGGACAAGGATATTTTAATTACCCACCAAAAGTAGGTCATAAATTTAATTTCCATGATAGTTGGATAGATGAACATTTTAGTGGAACAACATCAGTAGAAACTAAAATACCAACAGGAACAACATTTACTAGTAGGTCCGGAGTTTCTGGATTCACACCAGGAGATGTTATACCTATCGGTACAACAGGTCTTACAGGTGCGTTTGTTGAATATAATTCAGTTGAATTTAAAGAAAGAATAATTAGTGAGTCGTATCATAAATTCACAACACCAATAACACGATTTAATCACAACCAAGATAATAGTAACCCAAACGGACCATTATACTCAGGGGCAACGGCAAACAATCCAATCGGTTTGTATTATCAGCCATTCCACAGAGTTAAGTTAAGACAATTGTCACCTTATTTAGAAAGTGCGGCAACAAACGATATCTATAATTTACCTGAAAATGTTACGTTTGATACGAATGAAAAAGTTTGGAGATGGAGAGATTTATATGACCATGGATACGTAGATGTGGATGGTAATGGAACTAAGTTTCCATTTACAAATGGTACACATTATGTTAGAACCGACATCAACTTGTATTTAAGAAATGAGAGACAATATAACAATAAACCTCTTGGATTGACACCACCTAATTTTGATTGCTAATGGAAATATTAAGAAAAGATGAAAACCAAAACCTTATTATAAATAAGGAACAGGATTTTCTAAATGATTTAGGTTGGCAAGAAAATATGATTCAGTTCGAGGATGAAGTGTTAAGTACAATTATTAATCCTATCGAGAATTATGAAACGGTTAGATACATTCACAAACCATATAACACAACGGTTAGTGGATTAACATTTAGTCAAACAGATATATGGTATAATTTTTATTTTGTTAGTGGAACATCTTATACACAAGACTATAATGTTATGGGTATAGATACCCATGAAAATGCTAAAATGTTAAAAGAAGCTACTCAAAGTTTCTTTAGGTTAGAGTTTTATAAAACACCACATATTTCAGGAACAACGTATGAACCACCAACAAGGGTAAATAGAAAATTATCATTTGCAAAAAATTTATCTTTACCTTTAGGTGAAAAATATTTCTACACAGGTAATAATATAAATGAAGATATTTTCTTCCCTGTTTTTATGGGTTCAAACTATAGAAACAAAGAAAACATGTACCTATTTTGGTTTCAGGATGAGAGTGTTTTGTCTGAAACGGTTTTAAGTGGTGACACATTTTGGATGACCGCTAAATTTTTTAATGCAAATGATGGTACAATAATAGATTTTGTTAATAGACCAATTTTTAGTAATGTCGAAATAAATGAGGCGAATGACATGTATTATAAACTTGTTATTGATAGAACTGATTATTCGTACCAATACTTTAGATATACGGGAACAACGGGGGATAGGGTCGGCGAGAGTATCGATTCAATAAAATTCTATGAAAGAAAGGGTATACCTTTACCAACATCAACCCCAACATCAACCCCAACCCCTACACCGACATCAACATCAACCCCTACACCTACACCAACAAGTACACCAACCCCTACACCGACCCCTACTGCGGGTCAGTCGGCACCGGTGTCAGTAACGATTACTGGAAAATATCACGGAACAACAGCACCAAGTGATAATTTAGCATGTAATACCGGTACAGATATTCAAATTGTAATGAACAGTACAGATTTTTGTACTGCCACAACATATAATAGTAGTTACTTCACATCATTGGGTACGGGAACCTTTTGGATATCATATAACGGAAAATATAGACAAATATATCACGAATCATCATCACAAAGTGCAACACAATCCGGAAATTGTAATGATTGTGTAGGGGTCACACCTACATATTATTATTACGCGTTAGGTGATTGTACTCAAATAAAATATGCATACACTGGTGTAACGTCAGTTGGATTTGGTGTCGGTTACATTAAAGTAACGGGTTGTAATATATTTAGTGAACCAGAATTTAACCCGTTAACTTCATATTATTATGATTTTAATGACCCATGTGGATTTACTACTGGATATACGATTGGATATGTGAGAAGTAACGTTCAGTTAACGGAAGGAGATGTGTACAATTATAATAATGGATGTTACTCAATTGTACAGTTATCGGAAGGATTTGTACCGACATCATTTATCGAATCGTCAGCGTTAGGTACAAAAGTAACTGGATCAAATGCCTGCCGTAGTTGTCAACCACCATATACAGGATTTAGTCAATTCTATGCATTTACTGGTGTTGTTTGTGGAACTTCACCAGCACAACAAACATATGTATTCTCAATAGCACCTTACGTTTCGGGTAACACATTTAGTTTACAATTAAACACAACATATGCTGTTATAGAATATGACAATTTAGGTAATTTAACAAGTGATGGTTATTGTGTAACAGTAACAGGATACTCAGGAGCATATTCAGGTAAAACAGTTCAAGTCCCAATGATTGGAACATACCCAGTAACTTATGAAACTAAACCTGTTGGACCATTCGCAATTGGTGGTGGGGATATTACAGGTTGTACCGATTGTCAATTGTACTATAACTTGACGACAGTAAGATGTGATGGCGATTTGACCGATTTAGTTGGTTATCCAATATGGTCACAACAAAAATTAAATGTCGGTGACGTGGTAACAACAAGTTTAAACGATAACGTTTGTAGGAAAGTGACTGAGGTATGGGGACATAAATTTAAACCATATAAAGGATTTTTCCAATCCGCACCGGTTTATGTTAGTGGTGTATTCAGCGGTGGAACCGCAACTGTAAATTGTCAATCGTGTACAACCGCTGGTGGTTCAGGAGGTAACGTTGGTTCAACAGGTAATGTTACAGGTACAACCACAACTATGGGAAACACCACATCTTTAAATGAATATTGTCAAAACGATGTTCCATATAATGCATATTCGGTTGATGTCACATTTACATTCAATGGATCGGGTGGGCCTGTGACACCAGACACGACTGTAGAATATAGTGTTAATGGTTCAACATATACAACATGGACACCAAGAGCGAGTACATTTACTTATACGATGTATGAAAGAGACCGAAGAGATTGTATTGACGGAACACTAGAGAGGGATAATATTAGAATTAAAGTGAATAATATTCTTTTAATAAATTATACACTTGGTTTGTAATTAAATAAAAAAATAACATATTTATATAAAAACAACAAACGATGAGATTAACATTCACATTACAATCGGCATATACAGGAGCAACATATGTTGCTGGCCCGTTTAACATTTCGGGAACAACGAGTGCAGGAACAACCTATTGGTTAGCTACAGGGGTCACTAAAACACAATTATCCACCGGACACTCAATAAACACAACTTACGAAACTTTAACAGGTGGTACAATTGCTAGTACAGGAACATGTACAACAACGAGAAGTTGGACTATAGCACCACCAGTTCCAACAACGGCAACATTAAGTTATATGTTTGAGGCCGGTTATTACTATTTTGCATTAAGTGAAGAATTGGTTGATGATATAACAATAACCATAGCAAATGTTGATGGTCATACAACTGTGGGTTGTGGTCAGGTGGCGGAAGACACTGCAACAATACAAAGTCCGGTTTTAATCGAGGCTGGTATCACTAACGTAAATCACAACGCAGAAGTTCAAGGATGGGGAGGTATCACTTACATTAATCCGGCCAATCAAATTACATTATTAACATATGGTACTATATTAAATGGTGGTACATTTACAACTTCATCAGGAACCGTAGTTACAGTCACCTATAATGATGGTTGTCAGACATACGCTCAATAATAAATTATAAAAAACATATACAATTAAACCCCTTTATTATGAGGGGTTTTTTGTTTATTTTGGTTTATTAACTATTTTAAAATTTTAAAATCATATATAATGATGAAAAGTTAATTTACGTTATTTATAGTAGGTGAAAAGAATAAAACATACCATACAAAGGGAGAGTATACTGCAAGTAAAATTGGTCTCATTAACGGACCAAGCATGGTATGACTATGAAGGTAATATTATTTATTGGAATACATTATCAAATACAACAATACCTACAGGCACAACGATTTATAATATAACGGGAAGTACGGTTACTTCTGGGTATTATAAATGGGGTACACCCACACCAAATACATGGAATGTTGTGGACCCAACTAAAGTCTATGGTGATTATCAATTACCACTTTATTTAAATGCAAAGGTTGATGAATATGGACCAATGGTTGAATTTGATGGTAACATCAATGATGATAAGTTTAGTGCTAATTTCTCATATAGCGGTACCTGTAACCCAAGTACATTTGATTTAATTGTATATAATACAACAAATGTTGGTAAGTTAAAACCGATGGCAACCGCAGTATTTACGGTTTATTGGGGAGATGGTACATCTTCAAATTTACCGGTTAACGGACAAGCCACAAAACAATATACAAGTAATGGAGATAAAACGGTAATTGTAAAATTAGTGTCACCATGGACAAATGAACAAATAACTAAAGTTATAACGGTTAATTGTCCTGCATTTGTAACACCAACACCAACTCCAACAAGGACCCCTACACCTACACCAACACCAACAGCTTCAAGTACGCCAACGCCTACACCTACCGCCACACCTACACCTACAACTAGCCCAACCCCAACACCAAGTCCAACTCAAAGTTCGACTCCAACACCTACACCTACCGCAACGCCAACCCCTACACCAAGTAGTACACCTACCCCTACACCAACAAGGACGCCAACTCCAACTCCAACCCCTACACCGGAATGTGCATTTGATGTGGACTTGAATGTAGTTACCGCAACTCCAACCCCTACACCTACTCCTACTCCTGATTGTAATTTTGGAGTAGATTTGAATGTGGTTACTGCAACACCAACCCCTACACCAACACCAACGATTGATTGTAGATTTGATGTAGATTTAAACGTAGTTACAGCTACACCGACACCAACTCCTACTCCAACAATAGACTGTCGATTTGATATAGACTTGAATGTCGTAACCGCAACACCAACCCCTACACCAACACCAACGATTGATTGTAGATTTGATGTAGATTTAAACGTAGTTACCGCCACCCCTACACCAACCCCTACACCAACAATTGATTGTAGATTCGAAGTTGACTTGAATGTAGTCACTGCGACACCAACACCAACCCCTACACCAACAATTGATTGTAGATTCGAAGTCGACTTGAATGTTGTTACCGCAACTCCTACACCTACTCCTACACCAACAATTGATTGTGGATTTGAGGTGGATTTCAATGTAGTTACAGCTACACCAACCCCAACCCCAACTCAAACAGGTAGTTGTGAATTTGAGGTGGATACGAATGTTGTAACCGCAACACCAACACCAACAGCTTCAAGTACCCCAACACCTACACCTACTAGTACATCAACACCAACCCCTACACCTACTAGTACACCTACACCAACCCCAACACCTACCGAAGTTGAGTGTGTAAATTCATTCACAATAACTGAGGTAAACGATCCATTTAACAATATTGTTACATATGAAATACATAAAATTAATTCAACCGCAACAGGATATGTTACCGATGGAACAACAAGCTCTCAAAGCTTAACTAAACAAGTATTAATTAATGGGTCCACAACAATATCTGCAGTAACAACAAATGATACTACATTTATTGGATGGAGTAATGTTAAAGGTGAGGGTAGTTTAATTCAAACCAACCCAGTATTAACACATGTACCTATTGGTAGAACAACATACTATGCGATAATTAAAAAGGCGGCACCAATTAGTAAAGACTTCTGCTATTACGCACCAAGTAGTGATTTAAATGATATTTGTTTAAGTTGTACATCAATAAGAAAAGTATACTTTAACCCAACAGATTATCAAAATAGTGGATTTGAATCAATCACATGGTATCAAGATGAAAATCTAACAATACCTGTGGACAATGGATTCTATAAAGAATCCGATAGTAATATAATTACACCAATAATTTACGAATTAACATCAGGAACACCAACTAAATATGGTTTATGTGGACCTGCTGGATTCATATATTGTGAATCATAAAAAATGAAAATAATATTTATAATAGATGCCATATAGTAATACAGTAACAACAAACTTTACTGCGACAGATTTCACATCGAACAAACCATCGTTTTCCGAAACAGGAACTTATGCAAAAAATTTAAAGTTTGCTAACAAAACAAAATCTTTACAATTAGGAAACAAAAATCATGGTTATTTAGAATTTGAGGTTAGCTATAGTGGGTCGGTAGATTACATATCAATAAATTTCGAAGACCCAAACAAAGCATATATTTCAGTATCGTTAGATTTAAATTCATTATATAAGATATCTACAAATGAAATAAAATTAGAAAATATTATATTAAACGATAAAACAAGTGGAACAAAAAAATTCTACGTTATTGTTAATGGTGACCAAACTAATAAAGGTTCAGTATTAAATATTAATATAGCGGTGGGTAAATTTAATACACCACCAAGTTCTGCAAGTGTAACACTAGCATATAATTGTACAACACAAATTTATAGTTACGAAACAGGACTACATGTTTATTCACCATATGATGCGATTGCGTCAACATCAAAATTAAAAACAAAATTATATTCGTTGACACCAATTGAAAATTGGTCAGTTAATACAAAAGTATGGTCTGGGTCTTATTTTGAAAATCCCGCATTACCATATTATTATGGTTATGGAACTAAAGTATATAAAGTTGGTGGTGAATTTGATAGAGCTTATGGCACACAAAAACAAACAACGGTAAGAAAAAAATTATTTGGTAAAGCTAAGACAACCAAAGAAACAATAGGTCCTAAATCTTTTTTTTATCCAAATGACCAAACATCGGATGCGTGTACCATCCCATTTATGGATGAGGTGGGTAAAATAAGTCAAATTTTAGAAACTTCTGCATTATCCCAACCACAACAATATAGATATTACATGGGGTATGATGCCACAAATAAAACCATGTCAAATGATAGTGTTTTTACTAGTTATAGTTTTCTAACAAAAAGTGCAAATCCTATTGTTGGGTCAACACATGCGATGTCAAAAATGTTGGAGGGTGTGGTTCATGGATATGAAAGTGAATGGGAATTCAATGAATGGGCAGCCGCAAGTACTATTTTTGGACTTGGTATGTTAATTCCATATGGTGCAGCCGCTGGTACGTATCAAACTCTTAGCCAAGTGGCAGGACAATTTGTTTTTGATTATCTTGTTGGACCATTTGTTAGAAAGGTGTTATTAATTGAATTAACCAAATCATTAATTGCAAGTATAAATCTTGTTGCTGGAGGTATTTTTGCGGCATTTTTACTCTATAGCATTTTAAAATTAATTTTCACAACCAGAACAATTGTATTTAGAGAACCTTGTAAATTATTTTTACATCATTTCACAAACAAACCATATATTGAAATTAGTACTTCAGGTAACGATACCATTCTATATAGGGATTTACAATTAACTACGATTAATAATGGATATTATTGTGATGGGGTTTACTATTATCAACAAGTTGGTGGAAAAATAACATCAAAAGAGTTGTCATTTACAAACGCTGTCGTTGAGGAAGACCCGTTAACATTTGAATTTCAATATTCAATTAAAGTAGACGACCCGACGTTAGTTACACATTTTAATAAACTAACAGTTTTACCATATACTAGTGGTAAACCAATACCATATTGTGGGACAGGAACAATTTATTATAACGATACAACATTAACACAAACAATTAATAATAGTTGTTGTGATTTAGAAATTGGACAGTCAACAACATTAACTGTACAATCTGGAACTGAATTTAGTTGTATAAGTCAAAATGACGCCAACGCAAAGGCCACAAAGAAACTTAATTCATTAGTTGCGTATGCACAAAATACTGGAAAATATTGTACACCACTAAGTGAATACCAAATCGGTGTTTTAGATTCATATTTTACACATGAATTAAAAGTAGAAACAAATCCAACAAGAGTTAGTGTGTTTTATGATTCCAGAACAAGTGGAGCAATTATTGGTAAAAAACTATATTATGATGATTTTGGATGTCAAAAAGTATTAAATGGTTATTACGCCGTTTCAGGGTCAACACCATATAGAACATTTTACCACACAACAAATGGAACGATTGATGGAATATATGTTATGTCTAATTCAAACAGCACAACAACCACAACAAATGAACCAATTGTAACAACAAATACAGATTATTCAAGTAATTGGTATATGTCAGGAACTGATAAAAATTCAATACTTACATTTACTAACTCAATTGAAGCACAAAAAGGATTTGACCCAAATAGTCTATACACAAATACGTCACTTAAAAAAGGATTTATAAAAACACCAACAACATTTGATGATTTTCAATTATATACAGGATTCACTACAACATCATATAGTGAGGCTGCAACAGGTTGGTATCGACCATTAATTGATTGGATAGACAATGATGCATTTTACTATCATAAAACTGAAACAATATCAATTAATCTTAGTGAATTTTGTGGTTACCAAACTTCAAGTGCTACAAGAGGTTTTTATATTATTGGTAAGTCTGGTGGTAATGATAGTGCACTACATAATCCTGTAAGTATGGTTGTGAAAGCATATACCACAGGTAATGTATTAACGGGAACATTTAATGTTACATCATCCGCATCTGAAACAAAAACATTTATACCTTTTGGTAGTCAGGTTAATTTTAATGAACCAATTACAAGTTTAGTTTTAGATTCTATAACATCTGAAAATCCAAAAAATAAAATAACATATACTATCGGAACAGGTTCAACATGTACGGTCACACAAACATGTAATTTAACATTGGCGTTCACGTCAACGAACCCAACAAGTGGTAATAATGGAACCGCAACGGTTACTGTTGCAAATGGTACCGCACCATACACATACGTTTGGTCAACCACTCAGACACCTGAGGTGTCTCGTACGCAAGCTGTGTCATCACCAACAAACACAATTACGGGATTATCGGCTAATACTGTTTATACAGTAACGGTAACTGATGCAAATAATTGTACTAAAACAGGCACGGTTACAACAGGTCAAAATACATTTACATTTGATGCTGATTATATAGTATTAACTTATCAATTTACGAATGGTCGAGATTTGGATACAAAATCTAGAGTTGCGTTACCTAATATTGGACAAACAACCACACAATCGTATGTTGGTTTTGGTAGATCAAGTCAATGGCCAACGTCAGGAACACCAATTATCAGATGGGGTGGTGATAATCAAGGAACTGGTTATGAATCCGTTTTAGTTAATTTAGTTAAATTTAGACAAGACTATCCAAATGAAACTAGTGTTGTAATAGATTTAAGGGCGTATTGGTATGGTACAGTTGGAACTAATCCTGTAAATGTAGCGGCAACATTGTATAAGGGTGGAACAATAACTGGACCATCTAACTTTGTATTCACAAACACAACTTTCACTTCTAAATACAATATTACTTCAGTATCTAAAGTAATAACAAGCACTAATAGAAATGATAGTGCAGAAAGAGTTGCAACTTTAACCTATAATTTAACAACAAATACGGGTACATTTAATAATAGCGATACAACAACACCTTCAATATAATATGGAAATAAAAGAAATGACTAATATATTATATAACACAATTGATGTGGCAAATAATATTGAAATACAAAATATCAATAATAAAGAGTATAGTATTTTTAAAGCGGCAGAATCCGAGGACTACATGGTTTGTTTATTTGATGATGAAAATAGTTATAATAGTGATGTTTTTCACACAATAAACGAGTGTTATGATTGGATAAAACAAAATTCCTAATAGGTATAGTAAATGAGATATTTTTATGTAAGAATTGATGTGGGATTTTCGAATAGTATATATAGTATCTACTATACGTTACCGCCTGCAGGAAATCTTGCATTATTATTTAATCCACAAGGTAGTACATTAGTTGCAACAGGATTAACATATACTCAATTAGTAACAGGAAATGGAGTTTTAGTTGAAATACCAAATACGGCGGAGAGAATTTATCTATATGACGCCGCTGGTAAGTTTTGTTCTGTGGGTATTGAAAATGACATTAGAATTAAATCAGAAGCAGTTCCAGAACCAACCGCGACACCAACAAGCACACCAACCCCTACACCTACACCAACGGCGAATTGTGATTTCGATATTGAATTAATTTTCATTACCGCAACTCCTACACCAACACCAACACCTACAGCGGATTGTAATTTCGATGTGGACTTGAATGTGGTTACTGCAACACCTACACCTACACCAACTCCTACAAATGATTGTAATTTTGATGTTGATTTGGACATTGTAACTGCAACCCCTACACCGACACCAACCCCTACAAATGATTGTAGATTCGACATTGATTTGGATATTGTAACCGCAACTCCGACCCCTACCCCTACACCTACTCCAGATTGTAACTTTGGTGTGGATTTAGATGTTGTAACCGCAACTCCTACACCTACACCAACACCTACTGGTGATTGTAATTTTGAGATAGATACTAATATTGTAACAGCAACACCAACCCCAACAGCAAGTAGTACACCGACACCAACTCCTACTCCGAGTCCTACGCCAAGTCCTACCCCTACACCAAGTCCAACCCCAACTCCGAGTCCTACTCCGAGTCCTACTCCGAGCCCAACCCCTACACCTACTAATGATTGTAGATTCGATATTGATTTGGATATTGTAACTGCAACACCAACACCAACGCCAACACCTACAGGAGATTGTAGTTTCGATATTGATTTAAGTATTGTAACCGCAACCCCTACACCAACTCCTACTCCGAGTCCTACAACTAATTTTGCACCAACAGATATCTTATTAAGTAATAATTCGATAAATGAAAATACTGCAACGGGTACAACAATAGGTACATTTAGTGCAGTTACGCTTGACGAAAGTGATACACACACATTTAGTTTGGTAAGTGGGTCAGGTGATACCGATAATGCGAGCTTTACTTTAACAAGTGGGGGTGCATTAAAAAATGCGGTAATACCTAATTATGAGTCGAAAACTTCATATTCAATTAGAGTTAGAACTACCGATAGTGCGGGTCAAACATTTACAAAAATTTTTACAATCAATGTTAATAATGTAAATGAAACACCATACGCATTATCATTGAGCTCTACATCAATTGCTGAAAATTCATCAATTAACACAACTATTGGTACGTTCAGTACATCCGATGTTGACTCTGGTGATACATTCACATACACATTAGTTTCAGGTTCTGGTGATACGGATAATGCATCATTTAACATTAGCGGTTCATCATTAAGAAGTTCGTCGGTATTCAATTACGAAGCTAAATCATCTTATTCAATTAGAGTTAGAACAACAGATGCTGGAGGTTCAACTTACGAAACTACGTTTACAATAAATGTAACAAACGTAAACGAAGCACCAACAGATATTGCCTTAAGTTCAGTATCAATATCTGAGAATGTTCCGACAGGAACAACAATTGGTACATTCTCAGCCACAGACCAAGAAGGTGGTGCAATGACATTTACATTACATGATAGTGCAACTTATACAGATAATAATAATTTCACAATCACATCTGGCGTATTAAAAAGTGCAGTTGTGTTTAACTACGAAACTAAGTCATCATATTCAATTAGGGTACGAGTAACTGATGGTTCAAGTTTAACATTTGACAAAACTATAACAATTAGCATTACCAACGTGACAATATCAGTAACGGCATCTGCAACTACAAATGTTACATGTCATGGAGGAAGTAACGGAGCAATAACTGTTTCAAGTGTGGTTGGCGGAACGGCAAATTACACATATTCTAAAGATGGAACAAACTATCAAGTTAGTAACATATTTGGTAGTTTAACAGCAGGGTCATATACAATATATGCTAAAGACTCATACGGCGAAGTGGGAAGTACCCCTGTAACTGTCACCGAACCTACTATTATTTCATTTACAGCAACAGGAACAAACCCAACTTGTTATGGTGGGTCAGACGGTTCGATAACATTATCGAGTGTTACTGGAGGAGTTTCACCTTATACATATTCAATTGATGGTACAAACTATCAAGCGGGAACAACATTTAGTAATTTATCAAGTGGAATATACACCACATATACAAAAGATTCAAGTGGTTGTGTTAGAACAAACACTACAGGATTAAATAGAACTCAAGTAGGTGCAACATACACACAAACAAATGTTACATGTAATGGTGGTGATAATGGTAATATAGTTGTTAGTTCACCTTCAGGTGGTCAAGGTGGACCATATTCTACAAAAATAAATGCAGGTGGTACATACCAAGTTTTAACAACATCTAGAACTTATTCAAGTTTAACTGCCGGAACATATACATTATATGTAAAAGATAGTGCCGGTTGTGAAAGAACATATTCTATCGCAATAAGTCAACCAGCTGTAGTTACAATTTCATTATCTTCATCATCGGCACCAACTTGTTGGAATGGTGGTGATGGTAGTATTACCGTAACAGCTGGAGGTGGTAATGGAGATTACCAATTTAGAATAAATGGAGGTACTTGGCAATCAAGTGGTACATTTAGTGACTTATCCTCAACAACATATAGTTTACAATCAAGAGATACAAATGGTTGTGAATCTTCAACAATAAACGTTAATATTACTAAATCAGCACCTACTGCAAGTGTATCATATGATAATGTAAGTTGTTATGGTGGATCTAACGGTTCAATTACCGTATCAAATCCATCAGGTGGAAGTGGTTCAGGATATACATATTCAAGAGACGGGGTAAATTACCAATCAAGTGGTACGTTCAGTAGTTTAACTATCGGAACATATTCAATATACGTTCAAGACGGTGTGGGTTGTGTAAATGTTGTTACAACAATAGTAATTACCCAACCAACTGAACAAACTGCAACTATTACGGTTAACACATTAGCAACTTGTAATGGTGGTGCGGACGGAGCGATTACATTGTCATCATCTGGTGGAGTATTCCCTAAAACATATAGATTATACGCTGACACGTCAGCACCTTATAATACTTGTGGAGGAACTTTAGTTGGAACATACACAAATGTAACTTCAGGATCACCATCTGTTTCTGTTAGTAATATTGATGAATATGGATACTGTCTTGAAGTTACCGACGCTAATGGTTGTGTAACAAATAGCGGAGTGGCTAGCACTACAGCTTGTTTAGGTACTTGTTACGATATTTTCATTCCAACAAGTATGTTAACAAACAATGGTCAAGAATTATATATTGAATATAGAAAAACTAACAATGCATACGTTAGTCGACCTTATAGCGATTTCCCACAATCTATTGGTCCATCTGGAGGTATATTAATTAATATTTGTAGTACTATAGCGGTAGCGTTTAGATATGGTGTTTCTGGATTCCAATTCGTTGAAGATGTTGGAATGGTAATCGGAATCGGTGGTAAATGTGATAACAGTGAATGGTGTGGAGGTGGAGACCCTTACGAAGCACCAGCTGGCGGTGGCGGAGGTGGTGGTACCACTACTTATTTGTGTAAAGATTCTCCAGGTGGACCTTGTAGTGAAGTCAACTCACCGTGTGCATCGTTAGGTATGATGAACTGTAGTGATTTGGAAGAAATTAACTAATTTTAGTTGGGTTGTTTAACCTTTATTTGTGATATTTTATTAGTTATATTTTAGTAAAAAATATCTAAAGATATTTACTAGTGTATGGCAACCTACTTTGGAACTTTAACTGGATTCACTTTACCTTATACGAATATTTCGTCTGATACCTTACCGGGTGGAGGACAATCGTATTTGAATGATTTGGAATACGTATCGGGGGTTAAAGCACGACCATCAGGTTCCACACCATCTTTATCATTTATTGCAATAGGTTCGAGTAGATTATCCGAATTAAAAAAATATGGTACCACAGGATATACCCAAACTTTACAATACGGAACAATTAGTGGGGTAACATATACGGGTTACACGATAGATGGACTTTCATATAGAGACATGGCTAATGGATTTACACAAATCACGGGTCAAACTGCAAACTATTACTCAACAATACCTTCGGGATATACAACGGGAGACGCAACCAATTTTGCAACGGAGTATGTGATTAATAAAGTTTTAACAAGAAACGAACATTTTCTTGGATTTATTGAACAACCAAGGGTGTATTCTGACGTTTTTGTTGAGAGGGGTAAACAGGGAGTAATGGAGATGAACTTTAGATTAGGTGAAATTGATAACATGGGTGAGTTAAGTGTCTATGGAAATGGATTTTTTAACGTTAAAAAACAATAAGATTTATATTTATTAATAAAATAATATGGCAGTTGGAAGTTATGGTATAGTTAGACCGGCAGACGTTTCTCCTTCAGATGTGGATATTTTCTATCATTTCACATCGGGTAGGACAGCAACCGCACCGGTCGAATTAAAAAAATTAGTATCTGAAAAGGTTTTAACACCGGTTTTTCATAACGCAAATACTACAAATGATTCAAGTGCACCTAATAACGAAATATTAGGTGGTTTGTATAATTTAAAACTTGAGGCAAGTGACTTCTCAAAATTGGGAATTTACACTCTACACATTAGACCAAAACAAATTAGAACAACGATTGCCGATTGTGGTGTGTTAGCTTCATTACCATCTGTAAGAGGATTAGTTATTAATACTTCAAATGTTCCTACTGCAGATAGAGGTAAATTTACACCACAAGGATTAGTTGGTTATAGAGTTGAATATATAAATGCATCTGACAATAGAACAAAAATACCTAACTTTTATAGAATGGTAACATCTTCGTTTTATTGTACACCTGTAACATCAAATTTAACAAATTCATCTGATAAGGCGGTTAGATATCAATATACGGACCAAGCCACTGCATTTTTATTTGTAACATTAACACCATCATCGGCACCATCAAGTAGACCGAACGTTATTCCATTTATCGGTGACCCAGGACAAAAAATTATATTAACAAATACATTTTTTAACCCAACAACAGTTGAGGTTGAAATGGTAGAACATGATGCATCCACATTGGCACACGCACTTTATGGTGACCAAACTAAGGCTATTACTCCGGGTATTTACACAATCTACGATAACAATAAAAATATCTATAAACAATACAACCTATACGAAGTTAAGGACGAATTTAATGAAACATTATATGAGGTTCGTGAGGAAAGAGAAAGTATTGACGAAACGTTAAATTTAGATAATATTACAGAATAATGGCAGTAACAAAATACAAAGTTCCGAGTCAAGCTGCGTCAGGTGCGGAAACGTTTAGTGACAGTTTAGTTGGTAGACAAATTACCGATGGTAGTAGTCAACTGACTAATACGAACTTTGCCGTCGATAAAGTCATTCCCGAAAAGGATAGTAAAGATTTTAAAACGACACCATTTTCTGAATACATCACTTTAGATACATTAAAAGAGGAAAAGGATGCACCAACAACACAAAGTGGTAATTCAAAGAAAGAGAAGATAAAATTTAAAGCGAATCTAGACGATTCAAGTAAATCACTATTTGGTTCTTTAAAACATAGATTGTCAGTATCGGTTTCTAAAATTATAAATAAATTCCCTGCAGCAATATTGGCTGACGAAAATTCATTATATAATATTACTGATTATACTGCATATCAAGCAACTTATAATCCAATTACAAATACCACACAATTTTACACACCATCTTCTATATTTTTTAATCCATTTGATATATTAATAGAAAAACCAAAAAGTAATACCACACCTTCAACGGATAATATTATTAGAAGTTTTTATTCATCTTATAGAAAATATGTAATTGATTTTAGTGGTAACACATATAATATTGTTGGTTACACGGAAACAAATTCAGACGGTAATGTAAGGATTGGAGTTGAGGGGAATATTTTTAGTGGTACAACGGGAACCACAACAAGTTTTCTAATTAGACCAAACGATGCAATTACTGAAGAATTCTATACTAACTTAGATGAGTTAGAGGATACATTAGTTAATAGAGAAACTACACCAAAGTACACTGCAACATTTAAAGTACCAAGAGATAGTTTTGACCAAACATCTACAAATATTGTAAATGTAGATATTAGTTGGCCGGTTTCAAAAGACAATTGGAACATACAAATAGTTGGTGTAAACTTTAATGATTACATTGAAAAGTTAAGTGGTTTAGGTGAAGAAATAGATGGGTACAAATCAAATTTAATTGTAAGGTTTTTAACTGCACCACAATTATTTGAATTTGATAGTGAAGATAAAAAAGCTGAGTCAATATTTCAATTGTATGGTCAAAATTTTGATAAGGTAAAAAAATATATTGATAACATTGCTTACATGAGAAATGTAAGTTATGATAGTATAAACAACGTACCTGATTTATTATTAAAGAATTTATCACAAACACTAGGATTATCAACGGTTAATTTATTTGATGAGAAATCATTACAAGACACGTTATATTCAAGACAACAAGCGGAATACCTTGGTTTATCTTTGGGTAAAACTTTGGTTGAAGCTGAATATGAATTTTATAGAAGAATCTTAACAAACTTAGCTCATTTATATAAATCAAAAGGAACACGTTCTGCAATACAATTCTTTTTGAAATTCTTAGGTGCACCTGAACCATTAATTAAAATTGATGAATATGTTTATGACGTAACTGGTTTACCACAACAAGATTTTGAAGATGACATTGATGAGGTAATTAGAGGAACTAAAACAAATATTGTAATTACAGGATACACAGGTGGTGCATATCTTACGGGAATAACGACTGGCACAACGACATTAAGTCGAGAAGAATACCCAATAGATTCAAATGGACTACCAAGAAAAGTAACAAACTTAGACTCTGACATATATTTCCAAAAAGGAGCGGGTTGGTATGATTTAACATTAGACCATAGGTCTTCAAATATTATCGATACTGAATTATCCGTTTTAAATGGAAGAACAAAAATAATTAAAACCAAACCAAAAGATTACACTTATGGTGAAGATTATTTTGATAGTTTTAGAACATTAGATGGTTTGGATTATGGTTTCGAATTAGAACATAGAATTGATAACTTAAAAGGAAGTGTAGTTTCAAATGAGGATGAATCAAAATTAACATTAAATAGAAAAAATATAAATGTTTATTTATCTCCATCACGAGGTATTGAATTTGATGTTTATAGACAATCAAGAGACTTGTCATTAACTTTTGGTGGACAACTACAACCACAAACGGAATTAACATTTGCGGAATATTTGGATGACGTATTAAATCAATTAATTACCGAATCGCATATATCAAAATATAGTAAATCCTATTTTCCATTAGAAAAAGTTTTTAATGATTATATAACAAATACAAATTTTATACCATACAATTTTGCTTCAGTTAATGAATTTATCAATAAGATGAGTCCATATTGGATACAAGTTATTGAACAATTTATACCTGCAACAACTTTATGGACAGGGGGTAATTTAGTAGGTAATAATGTTTTTAATCGTTCGAAATACGCTTACTTGAATCCAAGATATGGTGTAAAAATATCGGAACCATATAGTAGTGATTTATATAATTGTGTTCCAATTGAACCAACCCCAACTTCAACCGCAACCCCGACCCCAACTCCAACTGCAACCCCGACACCTACACCAAGTAGTACGCCAACTCCTACACCAACGGCAAGTAGTACTCCAACACCGACGCCTACACCAACACCAAGTAGTACCTCAACTCCTATACCAACTAGTACACCTACACCAACAGAGAGTAGTACGCCAACACCTACACCTACACCAAGTAGTACGCCAACACCTACACCAACATCGACTGATGTGGTTGAAGCCACCTCAACTCCTTTACCAACTAGTACACCTACACCAACAGCAACAACAGTACCGCCTACTGCAACACCTATACCAACAGCAACAACAGTACCACCTACTGCAACACCTATACCAACAGCAACAACAGTACCACCTACTGCAACACCTATACCAACAGCAACAACAGTACCACCTACTGCAACGCCTCCCCCTACAAGTAGTCCGACTCCGACCCCAACTAATCCTTTATCAGAATGTTATATATTACAATCTGCACCTTATGGTGGGTGTACCTTTGTATTCAAAAATCAAAATGGAACAACCATAACAACAAATATACCATCAGAAGATGTTGGATTATGTTTTACTGAGTGTGTTACTGAGGTGATAAGTGATGATTGTGGGTTCGTATCTCAAGGTGTTGGTTGTCTAGATCCACAATGTGATTGTAGTCCTCCCGTTGTAACGATTCAAATTGCAACAAATAACTCATTAGATATATCCGTATCATTATCTGCAATTACTGTAAATAATGTTGCGGTAACCAATGTTTCAGGTATTGACCCTAACACAAGTGGAAATGGTGCAACAGTTGACACTAATCAAATAGGTACATATGATGTAACCATTTATTACTATGCGGGAATTGCCGGACAAAAAATAACATTTACCGATAGTAATAATGTCACATATTGTCAAAATACAACCACAGGACCTAATAACATGACATTTACTAGTGTAGTTATTAATCAATCCTCACCACCAATAATAAGTGCTGAAGATGGTACATGTACTTAAAATTAAATTAAAAAATATTTATAAAATATGAGCTTCTTAAATACAACATATTCGGCAACAGTAGCTGCAAGATTAACACAGAAAGGTAGAGACGCAATTTCAAAAGGTAATTTTGTAATAAGTTACTTTGCGGTAGGTGATTCGGAATACAATTATAGTGGAGTAACAACTCAAAGTGTATTTGCACCATTTGACAAGGATGTTAATGTAAAATATCCACTATGGTACACAAATAGTGGGTCAACATTATATGGTGTTCCGGTACAATCGTCATTCTTACAATCATGTAGAAATGTAATGGATCCAGATAGTGGGTGGACGGTAAATGTTGTATGGGATCAAAAACCAATCGGATTACCAACAAATTCAAGAGCGTTAACGGGGTATGTTAGTAATGTACACACGGGAACTAAAGAGTTCTTAGGTTATAATTCTTCATTAGGTCAAACACAAAATACAGGAACAACTATTGTTAATACAATGAACGAAATTGTGACAATCACTCCTGAAGAACAAAAATGTATTGCACTATTACACTATACACAAAGTGGTATAACCTCAGACCCATATAGATTTTTTAAATATGATGACTACATAAGTACACATACAGGAAATACCTCACCAAATTTGGTTTCAGACAAAGATTATTTTAAGGTAACAATACCAACATTAATGTATCATAGAAATCATTCATCAAGTGCAGGCGCAACATTCTATATGAGTGGAACAACTAAACAGATGGTTTCAAATTACCATTCAAGATTTACAATTGATTATAGAGATTTAGTTGATGGTACAGGAACAACTGCAAATAGAGTTGGTAAAATATTCTTTAACCAAAAAACAATAGTTTTTGATGACGAAGAAATTGTAGCAGCATTAGACGTTAACTCAAAAAGAAGTTACACATTAACTGCACCCAAAGTAAGTGCGATTGTCACTAACAGTCCGTTAACGGATTTGACAACGGGTAAAACAATATGGGTGACATACATGGTATCAAATGGAACTGGAAACAGTTCAAATGGTTTACCATGTAATTACTTCATGAAAGTTACAGGACAAACGACTCCACATAGTATTGCGGTTAAATTTAATAGTAACGATTTTACAAATTTAAATAACGGATATACTGCAAATAAATTTCACATTTTAGCACAAATAGTAAATAATGGTAGTAAACCAAATCCAGAATCTTGGAAATTAATGGACTTTACTACTGCTGCGGGTGGGTCATCGTTAAGTAATTTAACAGGTGGATACACTTTCACAATAGACCAATCAAGTTACGCGGCGGCAAGTACATTCTTATTATCAGATTATGTTACAGGTACCGATTACACATCGAATAGTGTTACACCATATTTTGGTAATCAAAGAACGTTCCCTGGTAATGTAAGTGTGGTAAGATCAACAGACATAGCTGAAATGGTATTCAACGCCAATTTACCAACAGGTAAGTTTACCACATCACAAAACCCAACTAAAACAGGTAACCCAAGAATTACTGAAGTTGCTTTATTAAATTCTAATAAAGAAGCGTTGGTTTTCGGTAAATTGGTGACACCATTAGAAAGAACGGGTACACAAGTTATTTCGGTTAAAATAGATTTCTAAGCTTTACATTTTGTCGTTTTTAAATTAACTTTTAATATGAGTATAGATGTAAAATTTAAAAACAAACCTAAAATTCTTGGTTTAGATATTTCAACTAAAACCATTGGGTTTGCGTTGTTCGATATATCGGGTTCTAAGTTATTGGAGTTAACACACTTTTCACCAAAAATTAAACCACAACCAGAAGATAAGATTGAGGAATTAATCAAAAAAGCGGATACTTTCAAAAAACATTTGGAAGGGTATAAAAATATGGGGATTACCCGTGTTATTATTGAGGAACCATTATTACAATCAAATAACATTTACACAATTGGAACTTTGTTACGATACAATACTTTAATTTTAAAGAATTGTTACGACGTGTTGGGAATATTACCGACATTTATTTCAACATATAATTCAAGAAAATATGCATTCCCTGATTTAGTGGGACCAAACGATAAAGGTCGTAATGTTTTATTTGGTGGATACCCAAAAGACATTGATAAGAAACATGTGATTTGGGAACACGTTAATACGGTGTGTCCTGACATTAACTGGTTGTATGGTAAAAATGGTGCACTTAAAAAAGAAAATTATGATATGGCCGATGCGGCATGTTGTGTGATTGGTTATGTTAATATGAACAAATTAGAAAAATCCGGCAACTAAAATTTTTATTTACGGATAGTTTAGGTTATATTTATAAAGATAGACGGGGAGTGTAGAAATACACTTTTGGTTGGTTTCCCTCGGAGGTGGTGTTCCGGGGGATTTTTTTTTATCAGTTATTTTACTTATATTTGTGAGTATGACCGAAAATGAAGTAGATTATTCCGCTGTTGTTGAAATCCTCGAAGATATTTTAGGGGATTACAAATCACATAGTGACTATAAAGGTCAAATATCATTTGACTGCCCAACTTGTTCTCATGATATTAAAGGATTAGAACATGGGGATGGTAAAGGTAATTTAGAAGTTAACTACAAATATGGTGTTTATAAGTGTTGGGTATGTGCGGAAACACATGAAACACACGGATCGATATACAAGTTAATTAAAAAATGGGGTAATAAGAAACAATTAAAAAATTATCTTTTATTAAAACCCGAAGATGATGAGGATAATAAAAGAGTATATAAGCCTGTAAAATTACCTAAAGAATTTGTGGCATTTAAAGATGCTAGTAATGGTCTTAAAATGACACCACAATATAAACAAGCATTTCAATACATTAAAAAAAGAAACATTACTGATGTGATGTTACAAATGTATAGTATTGGATTTTGTTATAGTGGTGAATATGAAAATAGAATCGTTATACCATCATATGATTTAAATCATAACATAAATTATTTTGTCGCACGTTCATACTTGTACAAACCCAAAATGAAATATAAAAATCCCGAAGCACAAAAAGAAATACTCATCTTTAATGAATACTTAGTTAATTGGGATGAAACAATTTATTTGGTCGAGGGTGCATTCGATAGTATATTCATACCAAACTCAATACCTATGTTAGGTAAGTTTATGAGTGAATATTTGTTTAGCGTTTTATACGAGAAAGCAAAAAAAATAGTAATAGTGTTGGACCCCGATGCGTGGGAGGATGCTGAAAAGTTATACCACAAACTTAATTGTGGTAAATTAATGGGAAAGGTTTGGATTGTGAAATTAGAAGGAGATAAAGACATTGCCGATTTACAGGGGGACCTAACCAATTATAAATTAAAACAACTTGATTAATATGAATTTAAACGATATCTCATTAGAGATTAAGGATTTATTAGAACAAAGAAGAAAAGAAATTGAATTAACTTTTATTGAGGAAGAACACATCTATTTTATGAAAGATGTGGATGGAGTGGTGAAGAAAAATTTCCCGTCAGTATCTAAGATTATTAAGAAATTTCATAAACCATTTGATGCCGAAGGTATGGCATTAAAAATGTCTAAGGGTGATCCTGAGGGGCAAGCAGAATTGCTTGCGGAATGGAAACGAGCTGGTGACCTATCAACTAATATGGGTAGTAGGGTACACTTTGAATTAGAGAGTGATTTAATTAATCGATTTGACAATTACAAAGAAGTAAGAAAACCAATATTCGAAATTAATGATGAACAACAACGTAAAAGTGATAACATGATTATGGCGGGAAAACAATTCCTTGATTTAATGTTAGAACGTGGTGCGGTTTTGTTGGATACAGAAATTGTATTGGGTGATCCTGAAGAACAATATACTGGTCAACCAGATAAAGTGTGGTTAATGATGAATAAAGAAAAAGATGGTTTTGGATTCGTTTCAACAGATTGGAAAACTAACCAACCAAAGAACTTCGAAGTTCAACATTATACGGGTAAATTATATCCACCATTTAACAATTACCACGATAACGCATTGGGTCATTATTACTTACAACTTCCATTATATGGTAGGTTATTATTGAAAATGTTAAAGGGAACTAAGTTTGAAGATACAAAATTATTGGGAAATGTTATTGTTTTATTAAAAGAAGATGGTACTTTTAACGAATATAAAGTTCCACCACAAATCAATAATACAATTTTATCAATGGACTTATCAAAATATATTAAAAGATGGTAAAAAAAATTATACATATTGCTGACTTACATATTCGTACAATTCAAATGCATGATTTGTATAAAGAACAATTTCAAAAATTGTTAGATGAATTAAGTGTTAAATTTTTAGAATGGGCAGATGAGAATATATCGCACAACGAAATTAGAATTGTTATTGCGGGCGATATCGCACATCAAAAAATTAATATCTCAAATGAACAATTATTATTAACAAGTTGGCTTTTAAAAGAGTTAACTCGTTTTGGTAAGGTTGTAATCATACCGGGTAATCACGATTTCTTAGAGAATAACACACAACGTATGGATAGTATCACACCAGTTGTTGAATTGTTAGACAACCCAAATATAACGTATCTAAAAGATAGTGGAGATTATCTTGATACCGATGGTAACATCCAATGGGTTGTTTATTCATTATACCAACACAATGTGAGACCTGAATTTACAAAACAAGAAGGATTATTAACTGTTGGTTTATTCCACGGACCTATTATGGGATTGTCAACTGATTTGGGATTTGAATTTGAAGATGCGTACGATAGATTAAACTTTAACGATTTAGATTTATTGTTATGTGGAGACATACACAAAAGACAACAATTCACATTACCAAATGGAGGTAAGGCAATTATGGTTGGTAGTCTAATTCAACAGAACTTTGGTGAAACGGTTAAACATCATGGGTACGGAATTTATGATGTACAAACTGATGAATATACATTTCATGATTTACCAAATGAACAACCATTTCTTCATTTCTCAATAAACGATATTAAAGACATTGAAGATGGAAAAGAGACACACCTTAACCTTGGATAAAGAATTTGTTCTTTATTGTGAATTAAACAACATAAAAGACATTACTAAAACTGCTCAGGAAACCTTCGATAGAGGGTTTTCTTTGTTGAAGTATGGTGAAACACCTTTAGGTATTTCGACAATTGTGGAGGTTATAAAAGAAGTTCCGGTAGATAGAGAAGTGATTGTGGATAGGGAAATAAGAGTACCTTATGAAGTAATAAAAGAAGTACCGGTCGAAACTATACGAGAAGTAATTAAAGAGGTGAGAGTTGAGGTTCCTGTTGAAATTGTTAAAGAAGTTCACTTACAAGGTGAGACTATTGTTAATGAAGTTATTAAGGAAATACCGATTATAAAAGAAGTCATTAAAGAAATTGAAGTTGAAAAAATTGTTGAGGTCATTAATACACAAGAAGTTGATAGATTGACTATTGAAAACAACAAACTAAAAGAAGAACTCAATAGAATAACAATATCACTAGAAAGTTTAAATCAAAATAGACAAATTAAGAATACCGAAAATAAATCATTATATGACGAATAATTTTGTTTTATCAATTTATTTTGTTATATTTTTTCTATAAATAAAATATTATGGCATTATTAGTTTTTTGGGCATTGGCAGCATACGGAATGACATCAATTCTTGTATGGGGTAAAATTTTCGACAATCAAAGAGATTGGATAAAGAAACATTCTAAATTTTTCGGTGACTTAATTAGTTGTACACTTTGTACATCAACATGGGTTGGATTTTTTATGTCACTTGTTTTTGGTGGTTTAACAAATCATTATTTTGAAGGTCCGTGGATTTCTTATCTATTTTTTGATGGGATGTTTACGGCAGGAGTAGTTTGGGCAATTAATGCCATAATCGAGTTTTTTGAAGAAAGTAGAATTAAATAATATGGCACTATACGGAAATATGAAAGATGGGTCAAAGGTGACTCCTAAAGATGAAGCACATAGAAAAAAAGTAATTGCGGCGTTAAAGAAAATTAAACCGGATTGGGACGTAATATCAAATCCATATGAATTTATGATTGATTTACAAATTTTAAATCACCCAAAATATGCTGCAATTGAAATTGAAAATGGTCAATGTGAGGGAGATTATATACAAGATTATAGGTTCAGTAACTTCTTAAGAGATGGGGACCCACAAATTAAAGTTAAAACACTTAATAGACCACCAAGAAAGCATCACTATTGGATAAATGGTGACCATTATTACTTTAGAGGAAAATATGCCGGTGAATTTTGGTATACTGAAACTGACGCGGATAAAAATATATTTCTTAGGACAAATGAAGATGTCACACAAATAATGATTGCTTATCCTGAAGTTATGAATGATAGAAAAAAAGTCCTATACTCAAACAAGCAGTCGAGAAAAATTACAACCGGAGAAGTGGAATTATGGGCAGCAATACCGTTAGAATATGTCGAGATTTGGAATTTAAACCCCATAACAAAAGAATGGGAGTTGTACATTTATAAACCACAAAATTTAATCCCAATTACCGATGAATTGAGATTAAAATTAAGAGCAAACGTAGTATAATTAATGAGTTATAACAACCCTTTTATAAAGGTTACGTGGGAAGACGTACCAGAGAATTTCACCCCTGAGAAAATCAGAAGGGTGAAATCTTATTTTCAGGAGAAATACAAATCAAAAAATATTTCAGTAATCACTAAGAATTTAACTAACGTAAATAAAACACGTTTAGAATCTTTGGAGGTTAGTGATAATATACTTGACCACCAACATCAAAAAAATCTAATGAAAGATTTCATTAAGGATAATAAGATTGATGTTAAATGGGAATTAGTGGATAGACTTGACAATAAAGTAAATTCACAAATTGACAAGTTAAATGAGAATAAAGTTCGTTACAATAAATGGTATATTAAAAAAGTTGAGTTCTCCAACTTCTTATCGTTTGGTGATAATAACGTAATCGATTTTACAAATCTTGATGGTATTACTGTTATTGAATCAACACCTAAAAACTTTGGGGGTAAGTCAACATCTACGGTTGACCTCTTAATGTTCTTATTCTTCAATGCCACAACAAAGACAAAAACAAATGCCGAAATCTTTAATAGGTTTACAGACAAAAATGACGTCACTGTTCGTGGTGAAATTAGTATTGATGGTGATGATTATGTGATTGAAAGAAAGACTTCTCGTAAAATGAGTAAGTCGGGAGAGTATACTGTTAAAAACGAATTAGAATTCTATAAGAAAAAAGAAGATGGGACAATTGAAAACTTATCTGGCGAACAACGTAGAGAAACTGAAGCATTCATTTCTTCGGCTATTGGTACGGAGGAGGATTTTCTATCTACGATTCTAACAACTGGTTATAACCTCGAGGAGTTAATCGAATCCAAACCAACAGCTCGTGGACAAATTTTAACAAAGTTTATGGGATTAGAAAGTCTCAAACTTAAGGAAGAATTTGCCAAAGAGATTTTTAATGATTGGAGTAAAAAATTAGTTTCTAACACTTACAATATCACACAATTAGAAATTGATAATGAAACATATCAGGAAAGTATTAAAAATTCTGAAGAACAAATCGTAGAGTTAGAAAAAAGTTTAGTTGGATTTGAAAAAACACTTAAACGTTTAGAAGGAGAGAGAGACGACGCACTATCTTCAAGAAACAATGATGTTGACAGAGAACTAATTAATACTAACCCAACATTATTACAAAGAGAAATTAACGATTTAACCAACCAAAGAAATGCTAGTCAAACTAATGCCGATACTATTAATGTTGTGGAACCTTCAAAATACTATCATGAGGAAGAACACAAAGAACTCAGAGGTCAAATGGCGGACCTACAAGGGATTGAAGTTGCGGGTAAATATGAAAAAGCTGACAAAGAAAAGTTAATCAAAAAATTTGAGGAGGGGTCAGTTTGTCCAACGTGTAATCGTGCATTAGATGAAGTTGATCATACAGATGAAATCGAAAAGATTAAAAAAGAAATTGAAGATATTGTTAAAGACTTGGAATTAAATCAAATTGAGTTTGACAAGTTAAAAGAACAATCAGAAGCGTTTGACAAATTAAAGACTGAGTTTGAAACATACGAAAGAAACAAACTTCGTAAAGAAAGATATGAATTAGAGGTTGAACAAAAACAAGTTGAGATAGACGCTAAACAATTACGTTTGGATAGATACGACGATAACAAAAAGAAGTTAGAAGATAATCAAAAAATCGATTCTTTAGTTACCGGATTAAGAACTCAAATTGAAACCGCTAATGCCGATATTCGTGTTACAGGTATAAACATTGAAAAACACAAAAATAACATCACTAACACGAAAGAAAAGATTGGTATTAATAATGATTTGATTAGTAAGATTAAATCGGAACAGGATTTACTTGCCGTATTTAAAATTTACTTAACAATCTATGGTAAAAATGGTATATCTAAAGTAATCATGAAAAATATGATTCCATTGATTAACCAAGAATTGTATAGGTTACTTGTGGATAGTTGTCATTTCATTTTAGAGTTGAATGTAAACGATAAGAATGAGGTTGAATTTATTATGATAGATACTGAGACCCGAGTGGTTAAACCCCTTAATTCGGGTTCTGGTTACGAAAGAACGATATCCTCATTAGCGTTACGTAGTGTATTAACTAAAATATCCTCGTTACCAAAACCTAACATCGTTGTAATGGATGAGGTCTTTGGTAAAATTGCAGATGAAAACCTTGAAATGGTGGGAGAATTTTTTAAGAAAATTAAAAACTATTTTGACCATATATTAGTAATATCACATAATTCTTTAATCCGTAACTGGTCGGATAATATTGTTATGATAAAAAAGGAGGATAATGTATCCTCCATAGATTTTATTACAACTAAAATATCTTAACGAATGTGGCTTGAAACAACTTTCAGGCCACGTTCAATTACATTTAATGTGTTTTCACAATCAACTAATGCATCGTGAGACTTACCTAACAACGCAGCTTTCTCCGCTGGGTCTGAAAAAAATCCACTAATAAGACTACCCATTGCACTTGATTTTTTCCCTGTTCTTGCACTCGACGCAAACTTATCATTTATTGATCTAAAATGTTCATTTTCGGTTGATAGTGATTCTAATGCTGGAAAGAATACTTTATTGAAGAAACTGATGGTATCAAATACTTCCCTGTCTTTAGTTTTAAAAATTTCATGAACTTGAATCATACTCAAATCAAATGGTGCGTTATGTGCCATTAAAACTACGTTACTATGTTTGTCTAAAAATGAATCGAATCTCTCTAAGGATTCTCTTTCATCCGCAAACTCATCAGAGTTAGCAAGGTCATAATGATTAAATTTCAAAACCGCCTTGACGTTATCACCATGTAGTTGTGATTTAAACTCAGGACTATCCTTATCATCAGGAACATCTCCAGACTTATCAACAATATCTTTAATATAATCATTAAGTTTAATTTTTTCATGAAATCTATCAACTTCAACAAATTTCAATTGTCTTAAATCGAATTTGGCTGCAATTGCAGCTAATTGAGTTATTTGGTCAGTTCTACTTTTACTTAACCCTGTGGTTTCAGTATCGAACATAACAAACGTAGAATCTTTACGTTTTAAGAACCATCTAAGTAGGTTCGTGCTAGGTATTTCTAAATTACCCTCTTTGATAAGACTTGTCATTTTAATCATGTTAATAAATATCTTTAATCTTTTGTTTTTTATTTTAAACATTTTTACATATATTTGTACCATAACAAAATATATTACATATGACACCGAATGATTACAAAGGTTTCGGTCTTTACGCTAAAGACCACGGGGTAAGTTCATTGGACTTACATCGTTACAATCAACGAGTTGAAAACAGCTTAACTCCATATATTTTGGAAGAAAGACAAATGAACGTAACTATTATGGACGTGTTCTCACGTTTGATGATGGAACGTATTATTTGGGTTGCAGGTGAGGTTAATGACCACATGTCAACGATTGTACAAGCTCAATTGATGTTCTTGGATAGTTTGGATAACTTGGATATTACCATGCACATTGATAGTCCAGGTGGTTCTGTTAAGTCGGGATTATCTATGGTAGACGTTATGGATTACATCAACTCGGACATTCGTACCATTAATACGGGTATGGCGGCGTCTATGGGTTCGGTCCTACTTGGGGCGGGTACTAAGGGTAAACGTGGTTCCTTGAGGTTCTCACGTACCATGTTACACCAATCTTCAGGAGGTGCGGGTGGAAATATCCAAGATGCTCGTATCACATTCCAAGAGTGGGAAAAGGTTAACGACACCTTATTTGAGTTATTGGGTGGTTATTGTGGAAAGTCCGCAGAACAGGTCAAATCTGACGCATCCCGAGACTTATGGTTAGGGGCGGATGAAGCACTATCCTACGGAATTATCGATGAAATCGTGAAGAAGAAGAAATAACACTAAAAGGAGACGAAAGTCTCCTTTCTTCATATTTATAATAAAAAGTAATATGAAGATTAATAAACAAACTATCTTACTTGTCATCATCGCAATCCTTGCTGGTTATACCATTTTCCAAAATCAAGGTATTAAAACGGATGTTGCTGGGTATAATGCAAAAATCGAATCTATTCAAAAAGAGATAGATTCAGTTCAGGTTGAAAACGAAAAAATCTCTGAACAAATCGTTACAATTGATAAAGAAATCGACGTAGTTGACCACAATATCAATAACGTAACAAAAAACATAACTATAATTAAAAACCAAACACATGAAAAAATTGATTCTGTTAACAATTATAACTTTAGTGACCTTGAAAAGTTTTTCTCAGACCGTTACAAAGACTAACGTAGATACATTAGTTGCTTTAAAGGTACCTGTTGCTAAGTTGGTTATAAAAGATTTAATCAAAGGAGATGGTGCACAAGTTGAAATTACTGAATTAAATAAAGTAATCACATTAAAAGATGAACAAATCGGTTTATTTAAACAAAAAGATTCATTGAAAGACCAAAAAATTGGTAACTTAGAATTAATCATATCCAAAAAAGACGAACAATTTGGTTTAGAAAGACAAAAGTCTGAAAGCCTTTTAAAAGAATTAAAAGGACAAAGAAGAAAAACTTTTTTATATAAAATTGGTTCATTTGTTGGTGTGATAGCAACATCGATACTTTTATTACAATAGATGAAAAAACTAATCAATATACCTAATGCAATAATTCTATTACTGATAGTGATATCGGTAGTAGAATTTATTAACCCAAAGGGTATTATGCCGAACAGAACTACACTAAAGGTGGATTCAATACCTTACGCTGTTCACGATACCATTTCGGTTGATTCGTTAGTAGAAGTTGAGGTGGAAATTGAAGTACCTGTCGAAGTCGAGGTTGAAAAAAGAGTTGAGGTTCCTGTTTATCAAACGATAGACACTATGGAAATACTAAAAGTACATTTTGCTAAGGTACAACACAAAGAAGTTTTAACATTACCAAACAATCAAGGAACTGTTACACTTATAGATACCATATCAAAGAATAGTATCGTTAATAGACAATTTATTGCTGATGTAAAACGTATGATTGTGAAAGATACAATATACACTAAAGAACCTAAGAAGAATCAATTATTTTTTGGGTTTGATGGTGGATTAAATAAAGAGAACGTAGTGTCACATATTGGGACAGGTATTCTCTTTAAAACAAAAGATGATAAGATATTTCATGTTGGAGTAGGTGTGGCAAATAGAGTGTTAGATGGAACAAGTGGTACATTTACACCATATGTAGATGGAGGGGTTTATTGGAAACTTAAATTAAAAAAATAATCAATATATTAGTTTATTCAATATGAAAACATACATTCTTTTTGTTTTTGGTATGTTCGACGATCATGAAGATGTTGAATATTTTTGTGCGGATGTTTTGGGTGATAATCCAATCATCAATAGTGTTAGATACGTTATTGAAAATTCACAAAATATTATTGTTATATTTGACTCAGATAGTGACTATAAGACTATATCAACCGAGTTATTTTCAATTTTAACCATAGACCAAGTCAAATTTTATTTTATATTTGATAGAGATAGTTTAGTTACTGCTCACTTACCAAAAGAAGTGAAAGAATTTATTTTTAAACCCATGGACAAAGAGGGTGGAATTATGACAATTAATTACGATCGTAAGAGAAATGAGACTCCATCAATGGATCTGGACGACTTACTTGAAAAAATAGAACAAATGGGAATCGATAGTTTAACCCCCGAAGAAAAAAATTTCTTAGATAATTTTGAGAAATAGAATATTTTACTTATCTTTAACATACAAATCACCATTTAAAACCAATAAGTATGAAGAAGTCTATCATTCTAAATCCCGATGAAATCCAAAGCTACATAAAGGACATCCGTAAGATTCCTGTTATGACACACGAAAGACAAGATGAAATCTTTGAGTTATTAAAGAATAAAAAAATTACTAAGGAGGAGAAAACAAAATTATATAACGAACTTGTTGTTAGTAATTTAAGATTTGTTATTTCGTCAGCAAAGATGTTCCAAAATCAAGGTATGGATTTACTTGATTTAATTTCGGAAGGTAATATTGGTTTAATTAAAGCCGCTGAACGATTTGACCCAACGAGTGGGTTGAGATTTATATCGTATGCGGTGTGGTGGATTAGACAATCCATCATGGCATCTCTTAATGAGAATTCAAGAACAATTCGTATTCCATCTAATTTAATCCAAGAGGCACAAAAAGCAAGAAAGGAAGAAGGAATTAAAAATGAAGATAAGTTTTTCATTTCTACAGGAGACGAACCAATTTCTAACTTACCTTATTGTGTTGGTTTATATAAACAAATTAATGACGAAGGTGACCAACTAATTGATGTAATCCCAAACAAAGACGCTTTGAATCCGGAAGAATTAATGAACACACCGGAAGAGATTAAGAAAAAGGTTGCAGCAATGTTAAGTGTGTTAGATGATAGAGAGAAAGTAATCATTGAAAGATATTATGGGCTAACAGGAATTGAATCTAATTTGGAAGATTTGGGTGAAGAGTTTGGTTGTACTAAAGAACGTATTAGACAACTACGTGACAAGGCAATTAAAAAATTAAGAAATGAGAGCTTTAGTCTCTTAAATTATTTATAATATTATGGAAAAAAATTGGTTAAAATACTTAGTGGCATTATCGGCAATTTTAATTGCGGGTAGTGCTGCATATTTTTCAGTAACTGGATTGGGAGTACTATTTAGTGGTGCTGCGGTTGCGGTTATGGTCATGGCAAGTTCTTTAGAATTGGCTAAACTTGTTTCTGCGACTTATTTGAAACAAAGATGGAATGAGATAAAAGGATTCAATAAATGGTATCTATCATTTGCTGTGGGAATTTTAATGTTAATCACATCAGCAGGCATTTTTGGATACCTATCAAATGCGTTTCAACAACAAAATCTTGCATTACAACAAGTCGATAGAGAAGTATTGATTCACACAACAAAGATTCAACAGAACGAAGCTCAAATAAAACAATTATCGACACAAATTACCGAGTTCAATTCTAACCAAGGTAAAATTATCGATGGTGGTAAAGTTAACTCACGTTTACTTCGTTCTATAGATAATAGAGATAAGCAAATTGCAAAACTTAACGACAAGATATCTTTATTACAAGAAGAAAACGCAAAAGAAAATGACGAGATAAATAAAATTAAGACCGATAACTTGGGACTTGAAAAGGAAGTTGGGGGTTTTAGATTTGTAGCAGAGGCGTTTGGTGTTGAATTAAACACTGTCGTTAAATTTTTTATCATTCTAATTGTAATTGTATTTGACCCATTGGCTATCGCTTTGATTATCGCCTTCAACCAATTAGTAATGAAAGGTAAAGATGATGAATCAACACCCGAAGATTTAAAAAACTTTGTTGATGAAACTACAAGAGTACATTTATCGGAAAATGATTTAAAAATATTAGAAGAAGCGTTATTAAAACAAACCGAACCAAACGAAAAATTAAAATCTGCAGCAGAAGAATATAAAAAACGAGGAGAGTTGTTAGCCGAAATTATGAAGAATGACCAAGAGTTAGGACTATATGATGAACCATTCGATAACGAATTAATTAAAGAGGCTGAAGATGCATTTAAGAAAGAAATGGAATCAGTTGCACCATTCGGTGAGAGATACGATTTAGATGATGAGGTCTCCGATTGGGATGGAACATTAATGGATGGATTAGAAGACGAACCACCATTCTTTACTGAGGAGGAGATGCAGAAAATTTTCCAAGAAGAACCAACAATTGAAGAAGAAAATGAAAATTTTTCCACTATAACCCCTGAAACGGAAAAAATTCTCCAAGATGAGAATTATTTAACGGAAGCCATTTTGGAATTTAATCAACAATCAATGGAAGACGATGGTTGGGATGAGGAAATGGAAAAACGATATTGGGAAGAACAAGTACCTAAACCATTTGCGACACCCGAAGAGTTAACTGACGAACCTGTTTATCAATCAGAAATTAAAGAGATTGACGAAATGTTAAAAGTAGTTAACGAAGCGATTGACCAAAATTCATCAAATGATGATGAAAAAAAAAAGTAGAAACAGAACCCCAAACACAGGAATTAAATTCAACCCAATTATCGAGTAACCTCAGGTTTTCAAATATAGGTACACATATTCCTTATTATTATGGACACGGACCAAATAAAGGAAAAAAATCTAAACAATACGACGAAGAGTTATATTTGGAAAAGGATGAGATAAACCCAAATCAAGTAATTTATGATTTGGAAAATAATAAAGTTATTATACCAAATTCAGATGATGAGGTAAACAATAACACTAATTAAATGTGGAACAATGTCAATATATGAAATTGAAACTATTGATAATAAAAATTTAAATGTCAGTCGAAGAAAATCTAAGAAAACACAGATATTACTATACGATACACAAAGAAGAGTTGACGATTTTATTAACATGATAAAATATCGTAAAAATGGGATGTATGAAGATATACCCCATTTTGTTGTTTCTAAGCTAGGAGATGTTTATCAACTATTCGACACCAACCAATCATCCAAAACTTTTGGGAACCCAAAGATTGACAATAAGATGATTAAAATAGCAATCGAGAACTTGGGTTGGCTTTCTAAAAATACCATCACTGGTATCCTTAATAATTGGATTGGTGACCCATATAGGTCCGAACCATATATTCGTAATTGGAGAAACTACTATTTTTGGGATAGATACGGAGAAGACCAGATGAAATCTGTTGCAAAATTATGTGAAAAATTATGTGACGAACATGGAATATTCAAACAAACAGTACCATCACAAGGATACTTGGAAAATATATCAAATTTCAAGGGAATTATATGTAAATCCAACTTTTCAAGTATTTATACAGATATAAACCCTTCATTTAATTTTAGGGTCTTTTTTAACAATACACACGAAAATGAGAAATGATTACGATTTTACCAAGAAGATGTTAAACACTCTTAGAAATATTAGTGAAGCTAAGACATCAAGTAGAACTCTAAGAGAGCAGGCAGAACCACAAACACCCGAACAAGAACGTGAAATTAATAATGACGTTATCGTAATCAACGATGTTGACGTTAAAATGTTATCAACTGACGAGTCTGATATGGGATTACAGGATGAACAAAAGACTGCAATATCCGGTTTAATTGATAATTTTAGACAACAAGTTTCTCAAATCGTTGAATTCGAGCCGGGGATGACAATAAGTGAAAGACAAATTAGATTGGATGGTAAACTAACTGACGAAGATGTGAGTTTTGTGTTTATTGCGGGTGAAGAGAGTGGTGTTTATGTAAACGCCGAAATGTTAAAAATCGAAGCTGAGACTTTGGTCGTTATGGAAAAATTAGTAAAGTTTGAAGAAACTTACAAAACTACCATGGAACCAATGATAACACAAAGAGATAATAATATATAATGGCACTTAGTGAACAAGATAAGAAACAGATAGAAAAAATCACCCAAAAGGAGATTAGAGATTTCATGAATAGTACTCAAGTTCACAAAATGGTAGTAAAAACTATTCAAGATGAGTTAGGTACAAAAAAGATTGATGATAAAATAATTGACCTTTCTACTAAAGTTGTTGTTGAATTATTTAAAACATTGTGGCAAAGAAAGTCATTTTGGGAAACATCATTAAAGAACGTTAGATAATGGAAAAAATTTTTAAGCCGGATATTGAGGGTGAAATAGAGGAGTTTCAAAGAACATCGCAAGATTTAAGAAGAAAGGAGAAAATAGACATTTCCGTGGAGGAACTCGTGCGCTCTTTTGATGGATTGAAGGAACAAACACTTATAGAAGATGTTTGGCTTAAATTGGAAAACACAGAGTCTAATACAATTGAAAAGGATGATTGGGTTTCAGTAATGAAGATTGCGAAAAAATATAAAAAAAGAAACCCTAAAGAATTAAAAAAAGATATTGAAAATAATGAATATGAAAGACCCCTAATTTTAAAAATGGGCGATAGATATATTCTTATTGCGGGAAACACAAGATTATGTACCGCAGCGGCGATGGGTGTTAACCCCAAAGTTTTTATAGGTGAGATTGGTGAGGATATGAACGAATCTGAATTATTAAAGGGAGGTAATGCCGATAATAAATCTTTGATTCAAATAGCAAAGAAACACGACGCAAAGAACTATTATCATATAGATAATATGGTCCAATCCTTAAAGAAAGAGTTGGAAATGGGTATTAAAATTGAAATGGAACATACTGACGATAAAGATAAAGCAAAAGAGATAGCTATGGACCATTTATGGGAAAACCCAAGTTATTATACAAAATTGAAAAAATCCAATATTGAGGAAGAAGTTATTAATAATATAAAAACCGACCTTAATGAAAAGTGTTGGAAGGGTTACACACAAAAGGGAATGAAAACAATGTTTGGTAAAAGATATCCAAATTGTGTGAAGAAGACAAAAACAAACGAAGCTTCAAGTCCCGCTCAACAAGCGGCTATAGCAATCAATATGAAGAAAAAAGGTATTGAACCGAAAAAGGAAACGAAAGAGCAAACGGACGCATCGTCATCTGGTTCATATGAAGGAAATGCTTTCGGTCCAATGATTAAGAGAGAAATACATAAAATTAATAATGCTAAATTAACTGAAGAACAGGAGATTGAATTTAAAGAGGCTACCGACGCAAGTTCATCTGGATCATATGATGTACCGGCTTTTGGTAAAACAACCAAGGGTGGACGTAAAAACCCATTAAAAATTGATGGTCCCGATAGTATCTACAAGGGTAGAGCGGTAAAAGATAAAAATTTCCCTAAGTGGGGAGGTCCCGATAGTGTATTTGTAAAGGTTAAAGATAAGTGTAAAAAGTTCCCATATTGTAATCAAGGGAACACCGGAGCATTGGATTTCATCAAAGAAGACCAAGAAATAAAGGATGCAATTACCGAAACATCAAAAAAATTCGGTATTCCATATAAGGAAATGGAAAAAATTGTATTAAATGAGATAACTAAGATATTTATTTAGTATGAGAATAAGCGAACTAACACAAATTATTGAAAGTGTGGTTTCCCAAGAGGTAAGAAAAACCATCATTAAGGAATCATTAGGAGGTAAAAAAGAGGTTTATCACGTAACACACGAAGGAGAACCTGTTGATACTTTTAATACACAGGAAGAGGCTGAAAGATATATACAAGATAATAAGCATTCAAAAAAAGAATTATTAATCGATAAAAAAGTATACGAATCTCATGCGGACATGATTGAAAAATTAGACCAAATGGGACAAGAATTAGAAGAAAAAGAAAATACAAATATGGAAAATCAAGAACCAATGGAAGGTAACGCATTCGTTAAAGCAATGTTGGACGCCAAAGAAAAAGGTGAAAAATCATTCACTGTTGACGGAAAAGAACATGACGTTGAGGAATGTTGGAATCAAATGGAAGAAGAAGAATTAAGAGAAGAAGAACAATGTGATGAATGTGGTGGACCAACTATGGAAGATGTTAACGAAGGAACATGCGAAGAATGTGGTAAAGAGATATGTGAATGTGGTGGTGGAATGTATGAATCTAAAAAGAAAACATTACGTTTAACTGAATCTGAATTAATCAACTTAATCACTAAGATGGTTAACGAATCGGTTCCAGGTTTAGATGCAGCTAAAAAATCACATAAAGAAAGTGGAGTAGAAAATAACTCATATTTATCAGGTGTCGATAAGAAAATGAAAGATTACTTATCAATTCCAGGTAATAATAACAACAAATTCCCTGAACAAAACAAAGAAGGTGATAGTGTTAAGGTAAACAACACAGAAGAAGAAGACGAATTTGTTGCAGACCAAAGAGGACGTGGATTAGAGAATTTAGAATATGACAATGAACCATCTGAACAATTTAAGAAAAGATTGAAAATGGCGATTGATGGTGATAGATTAATGGGTAATGGTAGTGATGATGTTGCAAATGTCGTTAAAACAGATTTACCAAAAAAATTAGAAAAGGAAGTTAAAAGAAAATCTGAAGATAAAAAATCAGAGCCGTTGTATAAAAAAGAACCATTACCAATTAAATCGGTTAATGAGTCTAAAGTAAGTACCAATTCAGTTCTTTTAGAAGAAATGGAAAAAATTAAAAAACTTACAAATTATAACGAAAAAACTCAATAATATCTTCGTTTTATTTTCTTTTATCCTTATATTTTAATAAGTTAGGATTATGGAGAATAGAGAGGGTTATTTAGAGTTTGTCTCATCCGAGAGTTATAAACATCAAATAGATATTTGGCATCGAGCCTACAATATAAGTCGTGAGAAAACAGAACTTTTTCACGACTTTCTTGTATCTTTATATGTGTTAGTTGACCAAACATTCATGGGAGCTGACGTTACCGAATTAGAAGAAGACCAAAGAAACCACTTTACTTGGTGTTGGGATAGAACAATAGATAACTTCAATAAGGAGAAAATATACTTCAAAGAGAGGGGTAATTATTATGAATATTTCTGGAATTTCTTCCTCGAAGCATATTATTTTAATAAATTAGATGACCACCCCATTAGAATTTACGAGTATTTTGATAAGTTATTCAACTTCAAATATAGGAAGACCAGATCTGAATTAGATATGTTAACCGAAATTTATAAATTATTTGAACAAAACTTGAAAAAGTAGATTTTTTCCCGTATATTGATATTAAAAACTGAAATTATTATGCAGACTTTAACTAAAATTAAAGATCTAGTTGAGAAAATGTCAGTCGATACTCAAAAAGTATACGATAAAGGAAATCGAAGTGCATCAATTAGAGCGAGAAAATATGCACAAGAAATAAAACTCCTTATTGCGGTGTATCGTAAGGACATACTAGATGAAATGAAAAAACATGATGGAGCAAATTAAATTATTTTTATTTGTGTTGAGTATACTTTACTCGTTAAGAGTAATTTTAGAGTTTGTGATGAAACTTACTCAAGACAATCCGCAACCTATGACGTTAGGTAAGGTGGAAAATATTTCACTATTACTATCGATATCATATATCATAACCTATATATTAATTTAACAACGTGTTTGAAAATATAAAATCATTAAGACCTCATTTTCATTCTTTAAGAGAGATCGAAGGGAATGTGAGTTTGGATATAAAATTACCATTGACTTGGAGATATGAAGATATTGTAAAACCATATCGGTCCATTAAAATTAAAATACAAGATAAGAATGAAAAGTTTACATTATTATCTTTGATATCAAACGGAACGCAAGATGGTTACGATGTTGTATTTGCATGTGCATTGGAGATTTTGCAAATCAATAGAGACGAAGAGGAAAAACAAAAGTTATTCCAACAGAAAGTAAAAGAACTACAAGAATTATTTAAGAAAGAATCGTTAGACAAACTTAAAGACATAAATCTATTAAACGACTATGGACAAGAGATTACAACAGGCATCGGATTGGTTGAAGAAGGAGATAGAGAAGGACAAGAAGGAGATAGAGATACAGAAGATTCAGATGATTGAAGAAATTAAAAAATTAAATAAAACGGACTTATTTAAACCGGAAAAGAAAGTATCTATAATAGATAAAATATTAAAGATATTAGGTTATGGAAAGAAAAGGTGACATATTAAATCAATTGGCAATAATAAGTGACTTATTAGAAAAAATTAATGCCGATACAAAGTCAACAACAATCGTATTAGAACTATCAAATCAAGAATTTCTAAAGGCGTTCGATACAATACAGAAAAAATATGGAATGAAAATGGAAAAACCAAAAGACTCATTTAATATAACAATCGGTTTGGTAGATATTATTTTTAATACGAATAATGTCTAAAAAGTTCAGTTCTTTTAAACCCCTTACTCTCAAGTAAATTATATAATAGAGTTCTTTGATGAGTATTAATATCCTTAACAAAAATAAAATTTCCACGTTTTCTTTTTAGTAAGTCTTCTCTTACGATATCAAACAATCTTTCGGAATCAAATTTATTTTTATTACCAAACATTCTCACATCATTCTCAATTTGTACGAACAAGTTCTTATTTAACGTAAAAATTTGTGCAATGTCTTTAACCGATGTGATGTATTCCATCATTTCGTGATACCTTATTCTTTTCTTGGTCTGAAAATCATAAATCAACTCTTCTTGCCAATATGGGACAATTTCTTTAATACGAAATTTATTATCCTCAATAATTGCTGGTTCATTCCTACCTAAACTATCTTTGACCCATACTTGAGTTACCCATCTATTATTTGGAAATATTAAAGCCAATTCAAATATAACATCCTGATTTCTCTTACCCCCTTGAACCTTAACGAATGGTGGTTTTCTTTGGGTTTTAAATTCCCTCCAATACTCATATACTGTGGTTTTTTGCATACACTTATAGAGTATTTTAATTTTCTTTTTGTTTGAAAAAAGTACTATAAAATATTTCCCATTTTTCATAAAAATTTGGTGATTAACGAATAAAAACCATAAATTGCCAATCCGGACCAAATAATTGCAAACCAAATAACCCAGTTATCAACCAATTTGGTGGAATCGTACATTTCTTTCTTAAAGTCGTCCTTATTCTTACAATTTTTACATGCCATACTAAAATATATAC